CTGTAAGAGTAGCGGATATAGCGTTCCGCTCAAAGCTAGAATCACGCGTATACACAATACTCAAGGGATTGAAGCTCAATCCTCATTATGAGCCTACAACATTTACAATAATGGATGGATTTACATGGGATAATAAGAAATATATGCCTATAACGTATACTCCAGACATTATTGTAATTAAAAACAATATCAATTACATTATTGAATGCAAAGGCTATGCAACAGAGGTGTTCATGATTAAGAAGAAGCTATTCATGAACTATCTATGTATAAATGGCATGACAAACTATAAGTATATAATTATTAAAAACGAAAAAGATTTAGTTAATATGTTAAACATTATTGAAGAAGGTAATCATGTGGATAAAGAGAGACCTATACGAAACCGATTACTTCGCAGTAACAGAACACGTAAATAACTCGCTGTTGGGCTTGTGGCAAGAAGACCCAATAAAGTTCTGGGATGTGTGGTATAACGGCATAAGCGAGGAAACAAATAGCTATATGGAATGGGGTAAAGCAGTACATATGTATGTGCTACAGCCTAAGAGGTTTAAGAATAACTACATGATAGCTAATAAGAGTAAGCCCAAGAGCAAGAATGCTGAGGACTTTATAAGAAACATTGCTGATGAAGATACATCAATAGATTTTAAGCAAGACCTAATGGATACATACAAGAGATGCTATACATGCACAGGTCTAGATAAGAAAGAGATACTCAATAGAGCACGTGCACTATATGAAGAAATGAAGGGTTATAAAGCCATTATCAAGCATGTAGAAGCAGGTGGAGGAGTTATATCAGAGAAAGAGAATGATGTGCTTAAAGGCATTGTCAGAGCCATGGAAGAGCACAAAGAGATTGATAAGCTCATATACAGGTCAGATGGGTTAAATGAGTGGGAATATAGATGGGAGCAAGAAGGGATAAAATGTAAATGTATGGCTGATGCAGTGAGAGAAGATAAGGATGGTAACATACATATACTAGACCTAAAGACCAGTAGCAAGAGCCCAAAAGAGTTTATTAAGAATGTACAACAACGTAATAACTGGTATATACAACAGCTTGCATTCTATAGCATGGGCTTATATGCTCATATAGAAGCACATAAGGAGAAGAATAAGGTATATCCAAGTGAATACAGGTTGTTTCATGATATAATATATATCAGCAGTGATAGGAACACAACCAATCCATCAGTGTATTTGATACAGCTGAACATGGCTATTGGGTATGAATGTCAGATGATAAGAGATAAGCTAGAAGAGATAAAAAGCTGCTTGAAAGAGAGGAACATAGGGAGAGGCAAGGGCTATTATGACAATAATGGCTTGGATTTTACAGTTAATATAGATTATCTTTGAGCATACTTAAATGACAATAAACAATATGAAGAAATTGAATGGTACTGCCATTAATAAATGTGGTGGTGGTGGCCGTCGATAAACACATGACAAATATAGGAAAGGCAACTTTCCTATATTTTTTTTCTTATCCTGTAACCAGTGCGGGGCCGTGTCGTGAGCTTTTCGCAGTTTCACGTTCGTTCATAATATCAACTCAATTCTATTCTGAATAGGCCCCCAACAAGCAAGGAGTTTCCCCTTTCTCCTTGCTTTCTTTTTTTTATCCTTGATTATCAATGGTAGTATTTTACCTAAATGCAAATAAATGCTATTTCATATTCTGTTGATTTATAACTATCTTTGTCTGACGACAGTAGAAATTGATTTAAAACATGCATAAAAAGAAAGATTTTTTTCTTATGTTTGCGCTAAACAATTTAAACAATGATAAAATTAATCAAGGTACATAAGGACGCCAAAGAGGTAATATCTGACGGTCTAGGCTTGAGATTCAAGTTTATATCCGGCCGTATGCTTAATAAGCATGATTTACAGCCTGCTATAGTATATTTTACAGGCTACAAGTTAGTTTTTGAGGATGACGAGTTCGGACTCATATATGACACTCCTACAGCTAACTTCTTATCTCTTCACAGATCACAGCAATCAATGACGGTTGATAACACATTTCAGTACCCAACCGAAAGTCAGCTAGCGAACTGGGGCTTCTATATACAGTATGAAGTTAGATCAAACGTCGTGGAGCCGCCTGAGACTGCACCTCATCTGTTTGGGATTATTCCTCTCAAAAAGTCAGCTATGCCAACCTTCAATATTGAGGAACGCATTGTCCCTGATGCACCTGAGAAACCTATTCAACAAGGAGGTCAGAACAAGCCGCAAGCCACACCAAGTAGTAATCAACAAGGACAACAACGGCCACAAGGACAAGGAGGTCCAATCAGACCGCCGCAACCTCGTCAAGCCCAACCGCAAGCCCGTCCTCAAGGTCAAACCCAGAACCAAGGTCAAACCCAAGGTTACAACCAAGGTCAAGGACAAGCATATCGACAGGGACAACAACAAGGTCAGGCACAGCGTTATCCGCAAAATAATCAAACAAATGGGTAGATACTTAGAAAGTCTAAAGAACAGTAATAATCCAATGTCTCTAAGGGCTACAAAAGATAAATGGCAGGGGGAAACAGGCACAACAGAAGGATTCTGTATGTTTGATACCCTAACCAATGGTACACGTGCAGGGTGTCTTAACATGGTTCATCAAGCTAAGAGCCATAATACAATAACTAAGCTCATAACAGCTTATGCACCACCAAGTGAGAATGATACCGAGGCGTACATACGCTTTGTGACTAAGTTCACTGGGTACACAGCATCAGAGAATATCTATGTACTAAGCAAACTAAAAGATATTGCTCTAGCTATAGTACACTTTGAAGGAAACTATGCTGATAAGGTGGATAAGAACCTAATAGCATCTGTATTCAAAAAATGGATACCTGAGCTGTCATGAAGAGAATATTTGTACAAGATGATGCAAAGGATTTAATAAAGAAAAATGGTATATATACCGTGTATACAGATAGAAAACTAGCTGCTGTACTATTAGTACATGCCGCATCAGGTAGTGCTGACCCTCCTCAGATTATACAGTACCTCATTGATGAGTCTGTTAATCCAGTAACAGCAAAGAGGAGATACGTAGACCAGAATGGTAATTGGACAGAGTGGACAAACTATTCATTTGCAGTAGTACCACCACCTCCTCCACCACCACCAGGAAAGAAAGAGACTAAACGAATACCAATAAGCAATGGACATAAAGGAGATAAAGTCAAGGGTAAACCAGTACAATGAGATATTTCAACGTTTATTACATATACCAACGAATGATTTTTTGGTATACCCAATACCTATACCCGAACCTGAACCTCCTACACCTCCTACGCCTCCTGATCCGCCTAGTCCAACAAGATATAGACCAGTGGGACCAGCTCCAATAGAGATACCTAGAGTTCCTCAACCACCTAGCCCACCTAAGCCATTCCCTTTACCATATTCAAAAGAATGGATATTAGCTAAAGCTAAGAACCTAAAGGTTGGTGATAGTATTGGTGGTGATGCACCTAATGCATCATGGACACGTAGAGGATGGATAATAGGATTACCTGAGTACCTACGTATGAACAGAGATATAGATGAGATGCCTGAGTACTGCTTAGGTATGGAAGTGATATATGATGTGACTATGGCAGATAAGTGGCCATGGGTTATACCTGACTTACAAGATAAGGAAGCAGCTGTTGAAGCTGATAAGAGTAGCCCTAACCCACCTAACCCACCTGGTCCAAACCCTAACCCAGGGTATCATTCAACACATGCCCATCAGGCTGAGGTAGAGAAAGCAAGAAAAGCATTTGAGAAACTGATAAAAGAGCAGGAAGAAGCTGAACAGAAGGCGCAGATAGAGAGAGAGAAAATGCAGACACAACACACAAGTGCGCCTAAAGAACAGAAAGCACCTGAGCTACATATAGTACGCCCAGGTGGTATACTTGCTCGTGAGATGGATGTGTTCGGACTGATGTATGCTATACAAGGCCCTGAAGAGTATATGCGATTCATGGGTAGCTATATGGCTATGGATGTGTGGATACGTATGGCTGATGATGATACACCAGATAGACCATGGGGTATAGAGGTTCAAGACCCTACTCCACCAGACCCAAGTAAATATAAGAGATGAAAAGAACATTTTTAAAAGACCCCAGGGCTGAAGCCGACCAGATAAAAGCTACCGGCGTATATAGTGTGTACAGAGAGAATGCACTGACACATGTACTAGCTGTGACTAATGATACAAAGAACAGCAAGGAAGTGATACAATTCATGATTGATGAGTCAGGTGACTCACCTGTAGTACAACGTAGACGGAGCAAGGAAGATGGTACATGGACAGCATGGCAAACATTACCGCTATCATGATAATAACAGATATAAAAGCCCTTGGTGCTTGCCTGAAGGAACGTAGAACACGTGAGGGTAAGAGCATACACAATATAGTGTTGAGAGGGCGTACAAAACATGCTGGATGGAACAGCGTGCTTATTAGAAACATCGAAGAGTCGGGTAAGACAACAACACATACACTGTTTAAGCTGTTGGACCTACTAGGCTTGGAAATAGAAATAAGGGATAAAAGATGATTATTAATGCATATAGCACCACTGGATGTATGCCTCAAGCGCAGACACCAGGAGCAGCAGGAATGGACCTAGTACCTATACTGCCAGGAAACAAAGATTCAATACGTATACGTCCATTAGATAAGTGGACATTTAAGACAGGCTTATACCTTGCTATACCAGATGGCTATGTGGGTTTCATAGTTCCCCGCAGCTCACTGGCATGCAAGCAAGGTGTTATAATACCTAATAGCCCGGGTGTGATAGACTCAGACTATAGAGGAGAAGTTATGGTTACCCTGTTCAATACGAGCAGGAAGGATGAACTAGAAATAAAATCAGGCTATCGTATAGCCCAACTAATAATAGTGAAATATGAAACAGTCGAATGGAACCAAACAGGTGAACTCACGGAAACAGAGAGAGGAAAAGGAGGATACGGATCAACTGGACATTAAAGATGCTAATGACGTCCAATGGACAAATGAGCGTATACACGCATTAGAGAAGATATTCAGAGCGCCATCATACTCTCTTAATAACTACTTCTCTGCATGTAGAGAGATAATAACAAAAGAGACCCAGAAGCACCTACGTGAATGGGGCACATTCTGCAAATGGCACCGGGTAGCTAGTAGGGAGATGTTATCATACCTCCTACAAGGCCATCCAATAATGCTACCTGAGACAATAGGTGTGATAGGTTGTGTACGTTATAGACGCAGCCTGGGAGATATGATGCCGTACTATAAGAAACGTATAGACTGGATAGAAACAAAGAAGACCGGTAAGATGGTGTATAGGGAAGAACCAGCTGGTAAGATGTTCTATCTACGTATACACAGTGAGATAGGCATTAAGCATAGCATGTACCGTATGTTACTTAAGTCACCACATGGGATAAAGATGATGTTCGGTTTGCAACAGGAAGCAATGGTGAAGGATGAGGTGTATAACCTGTATCCGGATATATCTGACTATAAGATAGAAGAGATCAATGACCTGCTCATGCCTCCATCAAATAGGCTCTTACGTAGCCGTACAGGATGGATGAGCTTCCTCAGTGAGTACCCATGGGTTATGAAGGCTGCAGATGCCATTGACGCGCCATATAAGACATCAGCTGAGTGGGTATATGTAATTGTTAAACATTTCAGTGAGTACATCCACAATCAACGTGAGAAGCCACATTTGCCATTGTCATACCCATTCTTTTGCTTTAACATCAAACCATCACGGTTGCGTATGTTCAGACAGAGGAAGAAGCTGAAGAAGCTATTTGAGGATGCGACAGAGGTGAAGTACGATAGTGTGCCACACTACTGCCCCCTAATGAAGAAAGCATCATTGTTCCCCCACCCATTGAATGCGATAAGAGCTGTATATAACAGGTTTAGCATGTATGCACAGCATCATAACAAGGATGTGGAGGATATGCTGAAGGTGTATGAGGTGGATGAGGAGATAATAAAGAAACTAAAAAAGCATAAGCATGAGCTGCTTGATATAAAGACATTTACAGAGTTCATGGCTAAAGACGATAACAAGATAGCCATGGCGAAGGCACTATTTAAATACAGGTATGACTTGGATGTGCCCCAAGTGTTATTAACTTATACATTAACAAAATTTAGAAGACGTAAACCATTATGATGAACAAATTCGAACAATTGTGGAGAGTAGAAGTGATTGCTGGTATAGTGCTGGTGGTGCTGTTATTCATAGCATTCAAATGCTTTAAGAACCATCAAAAAGACTGTAATAAAGAATGCAATGACACATGTAAGCCTAAGGAAGATACACTATCAAATGAACGCGCTGAAGAGATAAGAAAGAAACACTGTGACCGTGTGAAGGAAGCAATGAAGAAGTTCAATGATGCAGCACAGAGGAAAGATAAGCCAATGACAGTAAAAGAATGTGCTGAAGAAGTGCGTAAGGAGATGGAGAAAACTATAACAGAATCAAAGCCAAAGACTTATAACAAAAAATCTAAAAAAGACTTGACAAAAGATAGTAAGTAGGGTATATTTGTTATCTCATTATTACCATAGTATTGAGAAACATTTATTTTAGTATTTCATAGTAATTTTTTATAATTTCAGGAAAAGGAGATGCAACTCATACCATCTCCTTTTTTTGTTGCCTATACATAAAGAAAGCCAGGAGTCGAAGCCTGGCTTATAGTGAAATACAGGTTTGTTAGAAAATAGAAAAATTACAAAAGTGTCTTTGGAAGTTTATGGTCTGCAATAATAACACATTCCTACCCGTTTTGCAAGCGTAATCTTTTACCCTCCTGTCTCTGTCTCATGCTCAATAAGTGCTGCGTAGGCTACACTGATATCGTTGAAATACGCTTCTATACGCGTACGTACACCTAGGTTGGTTGGGACCCTAAACACCTTAGTATCGAACTTCTGTCCAAGCATGTTAGTGCTGCTCTCACTAAAGTCATGCATACGCATGTTTAGATGAAAACCAAACCCCCGGATAGGTATATTGACTGTGTAGAACGCATCTACCGGCGTGTTACCAATGAATGGTTTCATCATACGATACACCTCAGACTGTTGATCAACCTTGTTAAGTGGTACGTACACATAGTAACCAAAAGGTACTGCTGTGCCTAGCTGACGACCATGCTGATTGACCATGTCGGTCTTCTTAACCTGCTTAAGCACCTTACTGGTGAACCCGTCTATTGCTGCACCGGTCTTAGGATGCATGATAGCATCAGAGATAACCTTAGGTACCTGGTTCTCAACCAAGCTAACTATAGCATCATCAGTCATCTTCTCACCCTTATTATCCTTGGTGGTGTATGGGTACATGAATGTCTGCATGCATCGTCTGACAGTTAATAACCCTCCTGCATCCTCAGGCATGAGCTTCATCTCCATATCAAACACGAGCCTCTTCTCGCCTGTACCCACGATAGGCACGCTGATACCGTTGAACTCCTTGTCTGTCTTGATATCCCCCATAGGGTTGATGAACATACCTACTGATGGGTCTACGTCTCTATCCTCGTAGTAGTAGTACGCATCATAACGCCCATCACTGAAGACCCTGTTAGTGTACTCCCTGTCATTACGTCCATCAGGCTCTGAATCATCAGTGATGAAATGTGCATTGTAGAGGTACATGTTCTTACCTGATATATTAGATACTATCGGTGCGCCAATGGTGATGAATGACATGAACGCATCACGTGACTCATTGATCTCCATACAGTTACGTTGTACCCATGGCCTGAACTTGAAGGTGCCCCATAGCTCACGGGAATGATTGAAAGCCAGCCTCCTATTACCATCCTCTAGCTCATGCATACGGTATGGTGCCTGAGGCTGTACAGTGAGTATGTCCTTAACCCATGATCGTACACCATGTATGGTACTTATATCTGCTGTCTCTTCCTGATTGAACCGCATGATACGTTGGTTATCCCTGTCAACCCAGTAGACCTTCTCAAGGAATGGGTATGCACGGTCGCCCTTAGCCATGCCCGAGTCAGTGGTGGTGTAACGTATACCTGAAGCGAAGAGCCTCCCTGAGCCTATATATACCGGTCGTTGTTCTTGTGCTGCATCAGCTAATACCGTTGGTTGTGATGGGTTAAGCACACACATAGCACGTTCTTGTAAGACAACAAGCCTGTCCATGCTAGGTACTATACCTGTGATAGCCCCGTACTGTCTGTCTAGGTCAATGCTATCCCCCGCCTTGAAAGCGTTGAACCGCCCTGCATTGTGGTTGAAGGTGGCGTACCATAGCCTGTTGAAGAACACCTCACGCCTAATCATCTGATTAACAACGAGTTGGTTCTTGCTGCTGAACTCAGATGAGAACACGCTGTTGTAGGTGAAGTCTTTCTTCTTCTGTGTATAGCCAGCAATAGGGAACTTATACCCAGCAAAGTGGGATATACGTGGTGTGATAGCATTGTTCCTGTTCGCTGGGCTGCGTAGCTCTGAGCATGGGTTAGCAATGTCAAGGTTGATCATCGTCTCTGTAGGGAACATCATCTGTATAGGTGCTGATGATGATAGTGATGCATCTGAGCGTGCACCAACACCATTAGCATAGAAAGCGTTCATATACATACGTTTATGTATCCCTACGAACATGTCAAAACCTGTTATGATGGTAGCTATTGGGTTACCATCCTCATTGAGTGTTATCTCACTCTCTGGTGCACACTCGATCCAGTCAGCCATCTCGATATAGTCACTCTTGAATGGCACGACCTTAGAACGTACGGTAGAAAGAACAACATGTGATGCACGGTGTATAGCATGATCAAGATAGTCTGGTTCGACCTGGCTATCAGCAGTACTGTAATGAACCATGTAATCCCCACCCCATGCTGATGTAGCTCCATGAGTACGTTTGAACAGGTGATGACCACTCTTGTCGTGCGAGACACGGAACTTATCTTCAAAGGCTGGTATGTTACTATCAAAATCAAATGTTATCGCATTACCCCCGTACCCATGGTAGTTAAGCCCACTGACTAGGTCTAGTGTCATGGTGAAGTTCTCAAAGGTGTCTGGTGATGTGCCTGGACCCATGGTTTCTCTAACGACCTTGCTGACATCATCGTACATATCTGCTATCATGCCTTTGAAGTTGCCATTAGGGAACACTGGTGATGAGCCTGAGGTGTAGCCACCGAAACAGAATGGTGGGATATAGTCATTGAGTAGGCTGATATAGTTCACCCATGACACATCAGGGAACACGTAGTCGTTCTTTGTTGGGTAGCCACTACCATAGCTGACGATGATGTCTCTGTTTGTTAGTGGTGAGTATAGTCTGCTAGGTGTCTGTAGTGTGTATGGATAATGCACACGTGCGCTGTCATAGACGAACTTGCTCTTAGCAAATGGTTTGTTAGCCTTGCCATCTGCACCATCACCGAACTTGATATTGTCTACATCAACGAAGTTCTCTGCTCCATGGTCAGATAGTGGTGTGATGAACGCATCCCTATTAGCCCAGGCTAAACCAAATGGGCAGCCATAGAGGTTACTGATGGTAGAGGATGATTTCTTGAACTTGCTTGTTGCCATGGCTGTACGGTACAAGGAGAACATATGATTCCTGCTCTTATCTGTCATCTCAGTGTACATCATAGTCTCAGCAAACATAAGACTCTTAGCCTCACCAAAGGCGTGGGTAGGGATGAACTTACCTGACCATAGTGGGCATATATTAACAAATGAGTTCGTACCTACATCTACCGCTTCAATCTTCTGTGGAAAAGCACCACCAGGGTATGCTGGAGGGACATGTGCAGAGAACGTGCATGGCCATAGGTACTGGAACATGTCTTCACTGAGCTTGATAGGTGATGGTGAGTACCTGCCTGCCTTGATAGTTAGGTTGAGTGTTGTTACATCTTCACCACCCTGTAGCTGGTCCCACATGATGAAGTACTTAGCTGTCTTGAGTGAGACAGAGGAGTTGAAGGTCTTGACCATGTCATCCTTATACCCCTCAGTGTCTTCGTAGAAGTTGATTGCCCTAGGCTGTCTGGTTATGCCTGATGTGACCCAGTAGGTCTCCATGCCAGCATAGTTAGTACCTGCGAACGTGTTGTGGTCGTACTTGGTATTGCTGTATTCGTTAGTCACTAGCTGTGCATCACGGAAGTACCCCATAGAGTGTACCCATGACTCACCACGTGTGTTACGATCAGCAGTCTTGTTCTGTATGGAATGCACTGCAGCTATCTCCTTACCTAGGCTAGTAGATGCCATGAGGGATGTGAGGAACGCGTGTGTGCATACTGAATGGTCGCTAGCAAAAGAGATGTTCTGTTCAGCCATGGAGCTGATGAAGGGGTTGTCAGCATCATCCGTATGGTCTAGCTCAGGAGCGTAGAAATTGTATAACCTCTTCCTTGCTGTACCTGCTGTCATGGCGTTGATCTCCACTGGGTGTGCACGGAAACGTGCTGAACAGACCATGTTAAAGTGCTTCTGCTCATTTGGTGTATGTGACTCAGTCTCAGACCATCCACTAGATGATGTTGTTGTGCCATCTGCACTGGTCTTGCTATGCTCCTCTGTGCGTGTGACCTTGGAAGTGAAGTCTCCTACTACACCCTTGACACCTAACACTGCTGTGGCTGTGGCACCACTACATGGTAACGCTGACTCAGTCATAGCAGGTGGGTTCTTGATATTCAAGTAGTTATCACTGATAGCTGTTAGCATCTTCATCACACGCTCGTCCTTAGATGATGGCTTGAGTGTGCGCCATACACCTGCATAGACGTAGTTCTCATCCACGTTCAGGGTAGACACATCAGCGTTCTGTCCTGGCGTGTGTGAGTCGGACATAGCCCAACGCATATCACTACCAGCATTGGTACCATCAAAAGATACTATCCCCTCACGTCCACCAAAGAACCATTGACTGCTGTTGATATGTGGTAATGGTGGTAATGAGTGGCGCTGACAGTCACGGAAGTGTCTGTTCTGTAGGTACTGAGGTTCAATAGGGTTAGCTAATGCATGCATGACACCAGTGAGGATGACATTGCGGTTGTATAGCTCACGCTTAGCATAGACAATACGTGCTCTGGTGTATGGTGCAGGTATACTACCTAGCTTGACAAGCATATAGATAGGATACATGACCATCTCAGTGAACTGGGTGTAGGTGTTGCTCTTCCATGTCACAGCTTTGCCATTATCTACTGGGCGAGCATTATCACATAGCCGGAAGCCATAAGTGTTCAGGGATGGTGTACGTATATCTCCTAGCCACTTGATCTGTGACGCACTCTCACGCTCATCAATGAAGTAGATACCTATACGGTATACACTGTCGTGCTGCATACTTCTATACCTAGAGGCGAAGCGTGGGTTAGCGAAGGAGTGTCCTAATGGCTCGCCATCACTAGCGAAGTCCTGTGATGCTACATACGCATCCTCACCATCAGTGAAGTCAACAGTTTTCTGTGTAGATACACCAGCCTTGGTGGTATTGTCTGCGTACCATTGACCATCGTATGTATCCATACCAGATGAGTGTGATGGTGCACATAGACCACGGAAGTATGAGGCTACATTACAGTTCTCGTAGCTCATGCCATAGCTGGTTGTTGTTGGTGATTGAGACTGATAAGCTTCTGGGTATACACCACCAACCTCTAGCTTGCCTTTGATGAAGCCTATGTGGATGTTCTTCCCTATTGCACCTGGCTGGCCTGCATTATCAAGGAGTGGTATGGTTGAGGTGCTTGAGTCTCTACCAAGTAGACAGTTCTGTATCTGTAGCCATGTAGGTGATGTGGTTAGCTCATATAGTTGCTCTAGTGTGTACTCAGTACCTGTTGAGTCAATAGCTTTCTTATCACTATTGAGCTGCCATACACGTGCGTCCCACGCATCAAAAGCAGCGTTCTTAGTGTCTGAGTCAAGGTGTTCACGTGTGTTACCAACATAGAGTATCTCGTCCTTGATAGCACATACAGCACCAGACTCGAACACAGGTGGGATGAGTACCTCAACCTCTATATCTGAGTTAGTCACCTCAGTAGGGAAGTGTGCTACACCATCGATAAAGTCTATTATCTTACCATTAGCGCTGTCACCAACAAGCTCAACGATAGCTGGGCCTGGTGAGAGACCTTCATTAGTGATATAACGCATAGCATATAGCTCTATACGAGCAACGTTCTCCTCAGCATGCACATCAACATGTACAGTGACAAGGATATTAGATTTGATTAGCCTAGCGTACTTAGGGTCAGACCATTTCATTGTCTCATCACTTGACCACTCCTCAGGATAGTCGGCTGGTATGGTGATAATGTTCGATACAGATGAGAATGGGCCGTGTGTACCATCGATATACAGTATCCTATACACATACCTGGTCATGGATGGTATAGCCATAGATGGTCCGGTACGTACATTCTTGATTATCGGTGATGACTCACGTAATGGGTCGTAGTTGAAGGATGTGAGCTCAGTCTTGACATTAGCACCATTGACAAGCACACGCATAGCGAAATTATCCTTGGTGATGAACATGAACTTCTCCTCGTAGAACGAGTAGGTAGCGAAAGAGAATGATTCATCAATGAACTCACCCTCATGCACATACACCTCAGTGAGGTTCCATACATTATGGTCTGCTAGTTGCTCAGGCACTTTCTCTGGTACATCGGCCTTATGCCTCTCGGCAGTGTAGAAAGCAGTGTACTTAGTGTTTGTGCCAAGCAAGCCATTAGCAACAATGAAGGATTGATCACCAGCATCATGCGAGTGAACAAACACACATTTAGAGAACAGCTCGGCAGAATTAGCCATGCTCCACTTCTCTATCCCACCAATGGTCTGGCCTAGGCATTTACTATGTAATGACCAGCCATCATTGCTGAAGCCTAGTGAGGCATTAAGCTCTCCTTGCTTACGGTTGAAATTGTGACTAGATACATTGATCGCATCAGATAGCTTATTTACCCCTAGACGCTCAATCTGTACGTCAAGGTCTAGCCCACCGTCGATCTTCTTTATAAACTTTTTCATTTGCGATTATACCAATACATATCAATTAATTTATCTTTTAGCTCCCATTTGAGCACTAGCCATTCATCCTTATTCATCAACTTAATGTGCCCATCGTCCTTTACATATACTCTATTGGCAAAGAAGTTTGAATAGTACCTTGTTAAATAAAGATCTTCAATCCAGTTCTGTACTTCATCAGCTATGATATTGATATCATGCGCCTTGTATGCGTATATGCATATACACTTACAACACCCAAGCTCTTTTGGCTGTGAATGAACAAACTTATCGTCACGTGTCAACCATCCTTGCTCAACATCTAATGCATTATGAGTACATAACACACGTCCATCGTCCATGTAAACGACGATCTTTTTACAGTTACGTTCATTCCTGAACCACCTGCCTGGAGCACATTCGTCTTCAGTATAGCCGTTGTACCACCATTGGAAGCGTGATGAACCATCGTTATGGTTACCCATGTAATCTTTATGCTTCTCTATTCTAATAACATTAGGTGGGTTGTCGATGTAAAAGTCATCACATCTTATATTCATAAAAAACAATGAGGCAATAACTAATACAATGAATGTTATTGTCCACATGTTTGGATCTTTTTTCATCTTTGAATTTCTTGATATTTAAGTGTTAACTCAGGATGAAACAATGACCTATCATTACCGTAGTATGGCAGTAGCTTCTTCGCTAGCTCAATAGAACGGTACTTGTCCTTGTTGAACCCTGTTGTGAATTTCTCTGCGTCTTGTCCTTGTGATATAAGATACGCATCTTTTAGTACCTGCGCACCGAACTTAATACTGTTCTTTATCGGACTGAGTGCAATATCAAATGAGTATGCTTCAAGTGCTGCTTTACCTATACCTATAGGACTGAGCTGTGACTCAATAGCGTTACCCATGACTAAGGCTGCGTTCTCCATCCAATAGTCCTTGTTATTCAATGGGTTAAGCCTATTCTTCTTATCATCTGGTGACTCATTACCTGACATCAACCAGCCCATGAGAGTGAAGGCAGAGACATAACGTAATGCAAACGCTACTGCGTTGATACGCCCCATCTCCTCGCTTGTTAGGTCACTGGTAGCTGACCGATGACCATACGTGCCTTTAAACTTGTTCGCTGTGATAACCCTGTCAAACATATCCGCTAGCTTGGTGAACCCAAAGAGCTTGCCTCCTAGTGCTCGCCATGACTGTGATGCATCCTTACCAAGGAACTGCCTGAATGGACCCATGGTGACTATACCACGCTTCTCATCAAAGTGTGGGTTAGCAAACCACTCTGCCATGCCGTTAAGGCCAATAGTCTTAATAAGTATATGCAGCTTGTCGAACTTGTCCATCGCTGCTATAGGTCTGTCTAATGGGTTCTTCACGCTCGTTGTCGAACCAATGATCTCTTCTATCGTGCGCTGTACGTTCTCCTTGCTATATGCTACTGTGCGTTCAGGGTTCATGAAATTGACCTTAGGATTCAAGCTGAGCTGTCCTTTATCGTATTCCTTAAAGTTATCCCACATGGTTCCTAAGTCTTTACCATTGACGTCATAGACGCGTTTTTCACGCATGTACGTCTGTAATGCTGTGTTGAGGTGGATAGTGTCAGTGAGCCATAGCAGGTCATAGCCATGCTCATAGTATGCTTGTGCTGCACGAGAGAGGATATTAGTAGGCTTATTACTGCCTAGTATACCTTCGTAGAGTATTCTATCACCTGTCTGTAAATTGAAGTAGTTCAATGCTTTAGTGCCCTTAGTCACTGCCTTGCCTGTAGCTGCTTCGTAGATATGTGGAGCAACATCAATAGCGTGTTGCATATTCGTTCTGAACAGTGCTTTCTGTGAGAACTCACCTGGGCGGCTATAGTAAGCTAATGCACGTAAGGAGGTGCCAGACATAACATGTGACTTAGCCGCTAACCAAGTCTTGTATGCTAGTAATGCGAAGGCTACTATAGCTGAGTAGTTAGATAGCACACTGGCTAGCTTACCACTATTGTCCTTACCATAGACCATGTAGTCCATCACCTTACGTGTCTTGTCAATCTCGTCTTGTCCGACAACCTGCTGTGCCTTGCTCTTCTTAATCATCGTTGGAGCATTCTTCTGCCATGTGTCGTGGAGTAGCTCCATCTCTGGTACTACCGGAGCGAAAGCCTTATACCGTTCAAAGCTGCTAGCGAGCTTGAAGAGTGTGTAGCCCATATCATATGACCGGTCATTAGGGTCGATAGGATAGCCTGAGTACGGTAGAGGGATGGATGAGCCATACTCCCATGCACGGTGCATCATCTCCCAGTCCTCACGGCCATTGAGCCACTTGTCCTGCCATGGTTGAGAGAACATCTTCTTGCCTATCAGCCACCCTCCACGGTCTCCTACGTTCTTTCTATAGTCATCTGCTAGTCTGTCTCTACGTACAGGCATGACAGCTATACCTTGTTCACGCTTGCTCCTATACACAGATGGGAAGTTGTCTCCTAGTCTCTTAACCTCAGGGACAACCATGTCGTACATCTCCTTGACCTCAAGGTAGTGCTCATAGAACAGCTTACGTGGGTCATCATCGTCTAATGCCATGAGCTGCTTGTACTTGTCTGACCTGAACTGCTCTGGTGTGAGTAAGACATTGCTCTTGACCTGTCCTAGGGCGTCATTGAGGTAGTTATATATCTGTAACACATCATCTGTTGCTCTGGCTGGAGCAATCTCCTGCAGGGTTTTCATGTTTTGTATATGGTAGTTAGCCTCACGCATCTGTGCTTGGTTGATCTTCTTCTGGTCTGCTAACTCAGATACTAGCTTGCTGAGCTTCCTAGCTGCGTGTCTAGCAGCAACGAACTCTGTATCTCGTGGAGATAGCTGTCCACCTGTTACCCTAGCCCACTGGTTAGTGCGGTGTAGAGGGTTGATAGCTGTGTCCCAGTCGATCAGGCCTCTGTCAGACCTGAGTATGTCGTTAGGATCCTTAATCTGCATTGTCTTGCGCTCAAACTCGTACATCTCCCTAGCTATGTCTGGGTTGGCTCTGCCCCAGCGGTCTAGCTTAGGCATGCCTTCAATCTTGTTTAGTAGGTTCGCTTGCTTATACACCTCCCACTTGTCCCAGTCGATCTCGCTTACACAATAGACACCCTGATTGCCTTGTGCATCTGTGCGTACATCAATCATGAAGTCGTAGGCCTTACGCGGGAAGCGTGTTCTAGCGACCTTGAAGACCCCTTTGGCTAGGTCGGTGATAGTGTTATGCTCCTGCTGTGTGCGGTCAATCATGCTCTTCCATGCAGTGTCAAGCTTGTGTATGATCATTCGTCCTACTGGATGAGCGATGTTCTTTGCTGGGCCTAGCTTGCTGAAGAGTGGTATGCTACGTCCTGATAGGTTAGCAAGTAATGTACGTGCTTGGTCTAGAGCTATGTCACTAGCTGAGCCAATACCGACAATAGCGTCCTTGATACGGTTGATAGATGAGGCATACCTGTTCTGTGGGTTCTGTATAACCTCAGCGAAGGACTGCTTGAGCTCTTGCTCATGGTCGTACAGGCGTATATCCCTTCCTGCAGGTAGCTCAGCACGTTTCTTAGCCATCTGCTCCTTGAAGTACTGGTCTTGTGCGAACTGTAGGTAGAGGTTAGTGGTTGTCTCTGGTGAGTCAAGCTCATTACGTACGATCATCGCTCTGGCTTTAGCCATCTCAGCGTTTAGGCGATCGAACTTGTTCTTTAGGTTGAACACCAGGTTCTCCATAGCATCTACGTGTTCCTTTACTCTGTCTGGGTCTACCTCGTGCACGTTAAGCAACAGGCTGCCCATAGCTTCACGGTCGAAAGTAGATAATGTGGCTATTGGTCTGGACATGATATCTATATCACTACCGACCTTTTGTATAATGTCTGTTCTGTCTGTCTCTGCGGCCTCCATGACGGACTTCATGCTGGTGTCGATGTACTTATCCAATCCCATCAATGTCTTGTCTGGCTCACCAAGGATGTTGAGGCCGCTGATGAATGGCTTGATATCTAATGCTCGCTGCGGGAGTTTCATTTGTATCCATTCATTACTAATACGAGAGAGTAGTCCTTGTACCTCACGTACCTGGTTCTCAAACGCTAATGGTCTGTCTGGGTCGAAGTCTAGTTCTATGCCTAAAGCGTTCTTGACTGTGTCCATATGGTACGCAGTGTTCTTGAGTAGGTAGATATCCGGAACGACCTTGTCTAGGTCATGCACAACAGGCATGTTAAGGTCCTTTAGGTTACCACTCTTGTCCATGTCTAGTGATATAGGCATGAAAGCACGGTAGTCGACATAGCGTTCTGTTGAGCCTGCAGACTGACGTACGGTATCGTTCATGGTGAGCTGGTAAGCAAGAGTCTGCTCCTGTAGCTTATCCCACTTAGTTCCACGCTCCTTAGAGGTGTTATCTGCCATCTTCATGAACTTAGTATTGGTCACGTAGTCGTCCTCAGCAGAGGTCTTGTAGTCAATGATACCAATCTTTCCATCCCACTTGTTCCTTACTACTAGGTCCACGAAACCGTGTCTTTCCTGACCATCTACATTAACCTTGAGAGGTAGCTCGGTAGCAATAACGTCGAAGTTACGGTGGATACTGTCGGCAATGTTAAAGACCTTATTAGCTATGCGTACCATAGCATCGTCATCCATCTTGACTAGATGATACTTACGTGCTAGTGCAGCCCAGTCAGTATCCGCTTCATTGAGTGCTTGCTCTAACAGCTTGTGTATCAAGCTACCAGCATGGGTGTTAGGTGTTTCCTTGTGTACTATAGCACCGTCACGTGGGTCATAGACCTCCTTATCGAAGAGCGATGTGATACCAGTAGGCATGTTGCTCTCTCCTTTGTGTGGGGTGAACGCTAGGTCCTTGCGTAATAACCCAGCTATACCAGCAGCTTCCTCAGTGGTGTACTTGATATCCACCTCATAAGGCTTGTCTGGCTCTACAGCTTCATCGTCTGGCTCGCCACTGGTGCTGAGCTCGAAGAAGTCGTTCATACGTTTCTCCTCCTCAGAGAGGTTGTCCCTGCTCTTGCCTAGGAGGTTATTGATATCCTCCCTAGATGCAGCCATGAAGGACTCCATCCATACAGGTGGTGGGAATGCTCCATGCTTGTCAGCTGACTCGTTCTCTGTCCAATAGGTATAGATAGCGTTGTCAGCTAACAGCTTGTTACCATCCGCCTGATTGAGCAGATCGCGGTACTCATCACTATTTCGTTGTATACACTTCATTAGCAGTTAAGTAGATGGTCTAGTAAATCAGATTTTTGTTTGTGACTCAGTGTATCCCAGTAAGGATCATCCAAAGGTAAGTCATTTGCTTTGTTTACCAGCCTGGAAACGAGCTGATTATCACTGTTCTTGAGTAATCGGTCTTTGATATTATTAACATATCCTGTGAAGCCGTCAATAGTACCAACGACGTCCTTATACACCTTACTGAGGTAGGTCACTGGTGCTTCATCAGCATTGAGCGATGAGACAAGAGTGAAGAACTCCTTATGCGCTAAGAATGGCTCACTAGCGAACTGTTCAAACTCAGCCTGGTTACGTATGATACCGTTCTTGCCAAACAGGTCACGGTACTCGTTCTTGAACATGATATTGTTCTCTACTGTGCTTAGGAAACGAGACATGCTGTCACCTGGGTTGATAGATGGTAGCTCGTCTGTACGTAGTTCATCAGAGACAGGTGTTTCCTTACGTACCATGGTAGAGTCGTAGGTACGGTCATAGCTGAACGTTACCCAGCCCTCAGCATCCCTCTCGGTCTTGATGCCGTGGAGCTTTAAAGCTTTAGTATAACGTGAGAAGCTTAAGTCGCTTGTAATCAATGCTTTCTCTGGTAGTTCACCAAAGCCTTGTCTATGCATAGCAAGGATATGTTGTGTGGCTACCTTAGGCACTGGGTCATTAGGGAACTCAAGCGTGCCTTTCTCCTTAAGGTTCATATTACGTGTCTTGGTGATGGTGATCGGTATAACATCATTAGGTGCTATAGTCTCGTCTTGCGCCATCATAGCATCGTAAGCGGTTACCTCATCAGCATTAGGCATGTTATCGTATGCAGGATCGAAGTAGCCTTGTAATGGTGTATCACTCTCACCTAGCGGTTCAGGGGTAGGTACAGACTCAACATTACCACCATTATTGTTCTTTGTGCCTAGCATATCACCAATCTCCTTGAAGGCATCTAGCTCGTCTGAGCTGATATCATCAGGGATAGAGTGGATATAGACCGGCATATCTGCGTCAACTGAATTGCTTGGGTTAGGTATACGTGTGTACTTATTGTCTCCTACATGAGCAAAGAGTGCTTTGCCACGGCCTTCCTTAGCTACAAGGAACCGCTCGGTCTTGCCTGTAGGCTCAACAGTGAAGGTCATGACCTGGCCGTCAGACATGGTGTAGTCCTTAGCTTCTATACCGTTGATGTTCACTCCACCTGGTGCAGGGGTGATCTGTATATCATATAGCCTGTTGTTCTTCACACTAGCTAGGAAGCGTTTGGTATTGTCATAGACCTTACCTTCTAACACATCCGTAGGGTTAGCAAAGACCTGTGAGGCATTAGTGATCATCTCGTGCTTAGTGATGAAATCCTGTGGTATGAGGTGCGGAGCAACACTATTGCCTTCGGTGATGTAGCTATGGATGACATAGTCATGCATGAACCGATCCCATAGGACCCTAGCTTCTGGAATGAGCTTATCAGTACCGAAGTTGTTAAGCGAGTCGTAGAAATGCTTCTCGCTACCTGAGCGTTCAATCTCACGTAGGTCGATCTTGACTGTTCCTTTTATATTACCATCCTCACCAATAGAGTTAATCTTGAAGTACTGTGCTAGGTCTGAGCCTGGGTTGATATCGTTAAGTGTCTGCCACTGGCTAGCTAATGACTTCTCACCAGTGTACATATCATCTAGATAGTCTTTGGTAAAGCCAACCTCGCGTAGTGCTTCTAGCCACATCTGTGAATGTAAGGCATTGCTTAGTAAGCGTTGCTGGTTGGAGTCATTACGTGATTCATTAGGCATGGAGCGCAGAAGCTTGCCATAGGTGGTTAAGGCTGTTCTGGAGAACTCCATACCAAGAGTATCGTTAAGTATAGCACTGCCCTGTACGAAGGATAATGCTTTCTTGATGAAGTACGGTATCTCATTGATTGAACCATCAATGTTTACTGCTGCTTCATCTACATCTGCTCGTGATAAACTGATTGGATCTCCGTCTTTCTTACCTGTTAGCTGCTTGAGAGCACTGTAGTAGTCATGGAAGCTGGACATCTTGCCTTTGTCTAAGTTATTGAAAACCTTAAGCTTAGATACTTCCTTGGACATCATGTCACCAATATAGAACTGTGACAGGATAGCCCCTTGGTCAAGCTTGAACTTCTCACTCCAGTCCTCAATGCTGAGACCGCTTTCTTTGTATTCCTTAAACTTCTCACAGATTGCTCGTAGATACTTGTCGTCTAATAGTTTATCACCCACCTTGTTTATATGGTTTTTTATGTCATCAAAAAATGCTGTCAAGCCACCCTTACCTTGGTAGCCAAATGCACGTGCGTACTTTTCAAATGTGTCTATATAAGGGTTCCTATAGCTCTCGCCAGAGAACTTCTTTGCGTTTACAGCATCAACATAGTCTCTTATAACAGGTGTCATAGCAATCAAGCTAGCTGAGTCACCATAGCCATTGAGAAGGAGTGTAGCGATAGCATTAGCTGTGATGGTATTGTTATTACCCTGTAGCATGATTGGGTCTTTGCTAGCGTCTACGGCTAAGGAAAGCATAGCGCCTAGATCGTCAGCAATGAATCCCCCTTGCATGTTTATCGTCCTGTCGCCTTTCTTGATCAGGTTAGGGAAGCTGTACTCATGGTTCATCTTGCCATCATACCACTTGAACTTAGTTGAAGAGAAATCAGGTGTTGTTATGTACCTGTCCTTCAAGTGTTTAAGCGAGTTAGCTAAAGCATAGGTTGAGATAACCTCCTGCCCACCAAGGTTGAAGTCGACCTCCTTGACAGCTGCCATAGGGGAGATCTGTTCAAGACCGAATGGTTCGTATAGTGTACTGTACTTGCTAATTAGATCCTTAACATGTGTTGTCTGTGCATCTACTGGTGATGTACGAGAGATGAGACCTTGTGGATTATCCATATAGTCAAACGCTTGTGCAAGGAAAGCATTGCCTAACGCACCATGGTGGTCACCAGTCTGCTTAACAGCTTTAACGTTGTCTAGGAAATAACCAATCTTCTCTTGTCTGTTCGCGCCAGGTATGATACGGTAGAACGTGTCTCTTCTGTCGTCATAGAGTAAGGTGCCATCTCTGGCTGCAAACCTATGAGCTTCAGTGATCTTATCGTAGGTTATTTGATCCTTTACTCTACCTAAGCCCATGTCTTCTTCATCATGGACGATCTTCCTTGAGTTAGTGTACTCATCGAACCTGTTCTTTGCTTCTGCGTCTGGGTACCACTTACCCTTGACGTCACCTACAGGTATCCACTTGAAGTATGGCATAGCGAAGAACAGCTTGTCACCGTCATTATCATCACCTAGTATAGAGGTCATGATGTGTGGTAATTGGATGTTCTGGCCTGTGCTCTCGGTAGATAGGTCCTTTATATTACACTTTGCTGCTGACTGGAGCCCATTGAGCGGTGTACGGTGTACAAGCAACTCGACAGCGCCACCAAGGTCAGACTTAATCTTTTCAAATACTTGCTTCTGCATGGAGAACGGTATGCCATGAGGCATGATATTAGCTAATGTAGATGGGTTGACAACAGCCTCTGTTAGGCCATGCTCATCCATGTAACGTAGGTCCTGACGGCCTACTGCAGCTGTACGAACGAACGCACCACCTTGTAAATCAGTGCGTACGGTAGCGGCAAGTCCACTAATACTTGAACGTAGCTTACCTAAGCCCTTGAAAGCTAATACACTAGCTCCATCCTCAGCTGCATGTAACACATTATCCGTAGCATTGGTTGGTCTAGCTCCGTAGAAGACGAGCTTGTTAGGTATACGTTCATCCTCCATGTCTAATGCCTTACGTTCAGACATCTTGTTGATGATTGGGTGTAAGGCTACATCATCAGATAACGTCTTGATGAGCTGTACACTTAGACCACGTTCCCTGATTGGGTGTATGTCCATAGGTAACTGCCAGCGGAGGTTATCCCATGAGTGGGTAGAGACGTAGTTATCGTTTAGGTCATCGGTGCCTAGGAAGATGCCGTTATTATCAAACAGCTCTGCCCTATCGGTGTTCCATGACTTGATGGCACTACCGAAATGTAGCACTCCGATATCGTTTTTGTCCATCCATTTGACTAATGGCTGTAGGGTAGGGTACTCATCTGGTAGTAAGGTCTTGTAGGATGTCTTGGCGATCTTTGTTCCTGTCTTGCCTCCAAGCATCTCATCACCCCAGTAAGCACATTTCATAACGGTGAACAGTGGTCGGTGTCCCCATTCGCCTACGTCTTCACCTTTCTTAATCTGTTTATATATATCCTCCTTCACTTCTGACCAGCGTCCTAGACGTATCTCCATCTCTCTTGCCATAGCAGGAGTCATGAAGCTCTGTCCGTCTGTAGGCATGCTGTCTAATACCCCTTTAAGTGATGATGCATCTAGTCCTGTGCTAGCACGTAATGTCGCTAGTGCATCGTAGCCTTCCTTATCGTGGAAGAACATGTCATGCACACTGAGGGACTTATAGGTCTTTCTATCTGCTAGCTCATGTCCAGCAGGGAAGTCATTAACGAACGCTGTTCCTGTAGAGAACGCTTGTCCGATACGTTTAGTTTGGTTCCCCCATGAACCGAATAACGCAGGGTCGCCGAAGAGTAACCCGTTGAGCTCGAGCTGATTATGTAGGTTATGGAGGATAATACGTTTGACGTTATTAAGGAACCGTTCTGGGTCGGTGTCTAAACCAATGTATGGCTTGCCGTCTGTTGTTGTTGCTACGGATAAGAGGCGTTCAGCTGCTGACTTCTTGCCTTCTCCGAGCTTGACTAATCCCATGGCAGCTAAGTCGTTAAGGTACTTATCTTCAAGTATAGCTAGATGTGCGTTCATCTTGCCTATGGTGTCGTCGTTGACAATATCTGATTCGCTGCTACGTAACCCTTCCAGGTGTGCAGCAGTCATGTTATCCCATTCAAGTCCAGTGTAGTAGTCCTCTCCCCAGACAGAACCGAATAGGCGTGGATGGTATGCACCACCTTCAAGGTCGATCTTCCAGCCTTCTAGTCCGCTATGACCAATCATAGGCACATAGTCGTAATGGTATCCACCAATCAGTCCCATGCCCTTAAGACTGCGTCCAGCAAGTACTCCATGCTGTTCCTCTGGTGTGAGAGAAGCCCACTTAGCCATGTTGTCGTCTAGAGGGTTGTCACCAAGGAGCATACGTAACACATCTCTGCGTTTCTCTATCTCCTTAAGCACAGTAGTACGTTCATCCTTACCATAGGTAGAGAGGAAGAATGGTGCTTCACTGCCATCAGTCTTCATGTTCCTCCTAGATAGACCATCAAAAAGGAAGAGCCTATCCTTGTCGGATATCTGCCTGACAACAGCTGGTTTGGTGATGTCTAACGCGTGATTAGCGACAAGCACTGCACGGTCAATATTAGATAGTTTACCATAGTTAGTCTTGCCTGATGCGGTGTCTATAGATATCACCTCATGCATAGCTACCTGCGCGTTCTTGTCATCACGTAGTCTAGTAAGTGTCTGATTATGAGAGAAGTATGGGTCCTTAAGCACACGATCAACGTATACGCGGTCCTTAAGGTTAGTATTGATATGTCTGTCTATAGCTGCTGGTTCATGAACGACGTAACGTTTGTCTCCCATACCATCATTAACAAATAGCTCACCTGGTCTGGCTGATGCAGGTGCAACCGCCATTGCTCCAGTGCGCCAGTCCTTGCTGATAGACACAAATGAGCTACGTTCCTTATTGAAGAAGCTCATAGCTGCTGTGCGTAGGTTCTCGTCTCCATCAACACCATAGAGGGCATCGTTGAAGTTCTTGAACGTATCGCTCTGCTGTGATAGGTTAGCTAGTAGCTCCTGAAACTCATCTCTGTTAGTGAACCTTCCTGCTAGAGCTTCCATAAGCTGATTACGTACAATCGTGGAGTCTTGTACATAGGTCGAACTAGTACCGGCCTCTGGGATGTTCAGGCCGTCAATAGCTTGCAGTAGACGCTCATTACAGGTAAGGTACGGATTCTGGTTAGAAGACTTGTATAGCCTGATAGGTACGTCTCCTAGCTCATCACGCATAGATGACACATCAGCTTCGGCTATTATACCTCCCTTAGTGTTAGCCTTGTTGATCTTCTCTACTTCCTCAGCTCTCACTGGGCGTAGGTCAGTAGTATCTACAGGCTGTGGTGTGGTTATCGGATTATCCGCCGTGGTGACTTCCACAGTAGCCCAACTGAATGGTCGTTGGATATCTAAGTTGGTGTGTAGCAGGTCGTTATCTACTAATGCTGCACTGAGCTTCTTGCCCTTATCTAGCTTGACATTACCAATCTGTAACCCTGGTTGCGGTTGGTTGATCTTGTCTGCTGCAGGGAAGATGCCTTTCTTCTTTAATATGCTTTCTACGATAGGTATAAGGTCTTCTCTAGGCATGTTCTGTATGCTCTCGCTCCTGTATGCCCCTTCGTAGTAATAGTTGATCTGGTTTGGGTTGATCTGTATGAACTGGTCAGCTAGGTCACGGTAGTTATTGGTGTTCTGCATGTATCCCTTAGCTATATGGTCAGCAGATACTGGTGTAGGTGTTTCTAATACAGCTGGTTCGAGGAAGAGGCCAATGATGTCCCTAGCAAGCATAGGCTTGTCTGTTGGGAGCTTGATACCGTAGGCTGTCTGATTGTCCTTGTTGATCTCTAAGTTGTTGTCATTGATAGCATTATCTACTATAAGGGCAGCTAATGGACCAGATAATCCCGGGTCTTTGCCTGTATGCTCATCGTAGCCCATCTTAGATCTGAATACCTCCATCTTATGTCCAGCTATATCTAGCGTGTATCGGCCAGTCATGGCTTGGTGGAAATCGTCCTCGATCTTTTCGAATGAGTGAGGGTGTGTCTGCATAAAAGACACCCTCTCCTTGAGTGAGCGGCTGGTACCTCTGTCAAAGTCTCCGTATATACGTCTGACCTTGATACCGTCATTACCATCAACAAGCCACTTCTCTAAGAAGTTTGATCTTGCTGTCTGGTACTCAGGAGTCATAGGTTCATTAGCATGACCATCGTTAATGAATATATTGCCTATACGTGCGTTGATATATAATGGTAGGTTAGCGACAATGTTCGTCCATGTGTCTGTCTCTTTTAGTCGTTCGACAGCACGTTTTCTCTCCTCTCTATCGTTTAACACCATGATTCCCATGGCTTCGTTGATAGCTGATTGTGTCATACCACGTGACTCTGGGTGGACTACCTGTTGCCAGTTCTTGCTAATCTCTAGCTTGCCTTGCAGGTCTCCATCGGGTGTTGTGAGAGAGTTGACCTTTTCCCATGTTCTATTAGCTGTTCTCTGATAGTTCAGTACAGCTGTCTCGAACCGTTTAGGTGTACCACGTAATAAGCCGCCTTGTGCACGTTCGAGGAAATCCTCTTTTGTGCCATGGTCGGCTAACGGTGGAAGCACTGTTGGGTCACCCAATTTGTCTGCTTGTCTTTCAGTGAGGTAGTTGGCATATGATTGCATGATATCCTGCGATGTAGATCCATCAAACTCCTGCTGGTTATTGCCAGCGAAGTCTGAGATCTCCATATGAAAACCTTGGTCACTTTTATATATCGTATATCTCAAGTCCTCGATCTTATCTTCGTACTCACGCGGTTGCATCGAATCTTCCAATCCGACGAAGGCCGCTATGTTACGTTCGATAGAATCGATGGCTTTTCTTGCCAAAACGTCGCCGTCTTGAGGCAAAATATCTTTCACTTGTGCTATTACATGGTCTATACCCTCTGTTGGGACGTTCTCAGGCTCTGCTGGTTCAGTCTCTTCGTTTTTGCCCTCTGAGGCTGCAGCTGCTGCATCTTGTTGCTGAATGGATGGATCAGTTGGCTGCTGTGCTTGCATTTCGTCAGGTGTAGGCTGAGAGCTAGGTAAATTTTCTACGTCCGCATCCGGATTGGTAAATGGGTCTTCACCAATGCGACTCTTGACCTCTTTGTATATAGACTCGTTAGATAGGGTAGAAAGGAAGCTACTGTTCTTAACAAACCAATCAATTCCCTTAGGATCGAGGTTGTCAATGTCTAGCTTCTCCATCTTAGCGTTCAATGTCTTAGTTGCTTCGTTAAGATGGACAATGTCGTATAGCGTGTCATGGATCCGCTCAACAGCTTTGGCGTCTTTCTCACCTCGCATGTATAAAGAGAAGATCTCATTAAATCGTTTTTCTTCAAATGGTTTGGTTGGGTCATTGAATCGACGCTCCATCATACGTTCAGCTTCGTGTGCTTTACGTATTAGTCTGCGGGAATCTTCTGGCCTAATATTTTGTAACTGTTCTTCTGCTTGCTGCCATGTGCGTGACTTAGCTTCTTGTGTCTGTTCAAGCACTTCCTTGACATCATCCTTAGCTTTGAACAGGTAAGATGTGATATGGTCTAATGCTGCTTCGTTATCAACACCGAACTTCTGTCTTATGTGCTCCTTTGTTCCTTGTACAGCTGGGTCCTGGTCATAGCCTTTCATTGTGTCCATACGAGTGAACTCAGGTGCACCAGCCATGTTAGCTGCTTCATACGTTGCTTCAACAACTGGACTGACCTCCTTACGCATCTCACCAGCTTTAGGTATCTTAACCTCAGGACCAGTGATAAGCTTAGGTATACCACCCATGAAAGCACCTGTAGCAAAGGACTTACCTACATTAGTAAGCTCTTGCTTCATGTCTATCTTCTTGTTAAACAACGAGTTCTGTACAATAGCGTCTGTTATGCTTGGTATAGCACCGATCATTGCGAACTGTGCTCCTTCCTTAGCTGCTGACGCTGCTGTTTCAGCCATGTGTTCTGCTCCCTCAGTGAGCTTACTTAGCATGCCCTCTGGACCAAACTGTTCTGTTAGGTGCCTAGTGAGCCACTTGCTTGTTGCATCAGCACCAAACTCCTTTGTTAATGGACGCATCATCTTCTGTAGCAATGCTGCTTTACCTAATCCCATGAAAGCCAAGCTGTTAGCTAATAGGTTAGCATAGCCGTCCATCTTGATCTTGTCTTTATTAGCTAGTAAGCTCTGATAGTATTGTTGTTCTTCTGGTGTAGCATCCTTAGGTACTCCATGTTTAACTAGGTCATTAACAGTGTCGTAAAGCTCATTAGTATGCTTAGATGTGTTAGTCATAACAAAGGCCCAGTCCATTGGATCACTTGTGTGCTTAAGCACTGCCTTGCCAACCTTTTCTATTCCTTGTATGGTCTTTGAATGTCCTATAGCAGAGAAGGTCTCAGCTGCTTCAGCCGTTGTCTTGCCTGCTCCATAGAGGAACTTAGCTTTTGGCACTACCTCGCCTACACCAGCAAGCATCTCTGCTCCACGTGCTGCTATGCCAAACTTGATTGCATTCATGGTTAACCCAGCAACAGCCTTACCTGCATCAATAACAGGATTTAAACCCATTATTTCACCTGCTAAATGCCCTGCGCCAACAGCTGCTTGTTCGGCGATATTGCCTAGTTTATTCTTTATAGTAGGCACCTTACCTTGAACCTCTTCAGATAAACCTCTAAAGAACTCAGATACGTATCTAGACTTGTTAAGCTTAGGCTCGTCTAATAAACCAAAAGCATTTTGAGGATTAACATGAACCTTAGAAGCTATATCAAACACATCTGCCATAGTAGATAATACACCTGCAGGTACCGATGCTCCTATAGCACCATACCATGAACGTTCGTTAACCTTAGTATGTCCACCAACAGCTTTCATTGGGTCCTTACGTAGCTTATATAGCTCTTCCTTCTTCTGCTCTGGTGTCATCTGTGCAAGATGCTCATCAGCGTTTCTTAGGGTCTTAGAGATGATTCCTCCTAATAAACCAAAGCCACTACCTTGGCTGTATGGATCCCATTCAGATTGTTGATGCTTATCCTGGTTCTGTTTCCACTTAAGGTCTTTCTCATAGGCAAGAGCTTCTGGTGGCATGAAGAATGTATGATCCTTACCATCCTTGCCTTTCATCTTCCTATACTCACCTCCAGGTGTCTGTTGGTCTGAGTAGATAGAGAACTTACTGAACTCTGGATGGTTAGGCTTCTTCCATGTCTCAGGAAGCTTCTTCATGTCTGGGTTTCGTACATCCGGGTTATTAGCGTAATGGATGTAGTAACCACGTAGATCATATACTCCCTCCTGCGCACGCATGTGGTTAGGGATATGTTGCTTCCATGCTTGATAAGCACGTTCATCACGGTCGTCTAGGCGTGTGTTGAACTGCTGATCAGCCATAGCCTTATTGTTCGTGTGCTTCAGTAGCGTTGTGGTAGCTTGCAGAACACGGTTGTTAGTCTCGTGCTGATGCCTAATCTCATCTGCTCTCTGTGCAGCAGCGAACCCTTCTTGAATCTCATTAAAATGAGGTATGAAATTCGATGGAACAGCCATTATCTTCTATTTAATACTCTTTCTTGTTCAGCTTTAATCTTACTTGGCTGGCTCTCAGCCTTTATATCTTGCCCCATAGCGATATTATGCGGTAACCGGTCAGCTAATGGATTGCGAATGAACGCTTTAACTGAGTACATCTTCTGACTATCATCTAGCTGCTTACCTGGTTTAGACGCATGTCCTAGCTCTTTAACACCGCCAACCATATCCATGAACTTCTTCAAGTTCTCTTCGTGGTTCTCTCCGGTGAATGGTACGCCTACTCCGAAGATGTGCTTCTTCTCACCAAACTGCTTAGGATGACGGCTTCTGTATGCTTCATATGCGTTTTCTAGTTGTTCTCTAGATATTAATAAGTCTCCTTTTACACTACGTCCTCCATCATGTGCATCAACATGCGTATTACCATTCAGCAATATCTTAGCTCCTGATGACTTAACATGGTGTATAAGCTCACTATATGCATTATTGTACTTGCCTTTGGTTGTCATACCAGGGTATATAGCATCAGCGTTAGTGACGTGTGTATAGTTTAAGTTGTTTACTCCGCCATGACCACCTACTACATCTAATGAGTGTGACTTGTTATCACCAAAGTATAGCTGGGCTATCTTATCGTTGATCGGCTTATGCTTACCTGAGCGTTGTGCTTGGAAAGTAGCCACTGCTAGTTCAGACAATGCTGGAGGTCCTCCACGACCATCTTCTGAATAGGTGTTACCCATGTGTATATGTGTCACTGGTGCTCTCTCCTTAGGTACGTGCTTGGTATGTGCCATCTGATTAACGTAGTCAGATTCCATACGAGCAATACGTTTATGTACCTCATTCTGTACTTGTTGTGCTTCTTTCTTAGTCAATGCTTCTCCTCTGTCAACCTTCTTAGCTAGGTCAGGGAAGCGTTTCTGCATGATCTCACTAGCTACAGCTGCCATCGTATCCTCATCATGTAGCTCATGCGCTCCAGCAAGGTTACGTTGTGCTTGTCCTCTAGTTAAGCCATACTCATTATCGTTGCTATGATCTCTAGTGTCTCTGAACTTCTTCTCTAATGCTTCTAGCTCTGATGGATGATACCTACGTGCCATAGCTTCAAACCCTCCATCATATGGATCGAGGAAGTTTGGATTGTCTAGGCCTTTCATCTGTGAGCCGGTCATCTTCTCAAACTGCTTGCTCATCGTATCAATCTGGTCCTGCATGTTCTTTGCTTTCGCTAGCTCACCCTTGACAAAGGGTCCTTTGAGGTATAGCTTGAGTGCGTTAATCTGTGACGTAGCATCAATGCCACGTTCTTGTAACTTAGCAATCTTGCCTGCTAATTCCTCAGCTGGTTGTAGGACGTTCTTAGATAGATGATCAATGATATGCGGGTTAGTGATCCCATTCATCTGTATGCCTTTCTCTAGGTCTCCATAGAACGGTTCCTTAGCTGCAGCAACCTGTGCTTTCATAGGAACACTGAAGTTCACATCTGGCTCCGGTGCCATATTAGCTGTGGCAGGGAACGGATTGAACATTGGATTCCACTTGGCTGCTCCACTTACATTTGATGATGTGTAGCCTGAGCTACTGTATCCCCCACCTGATGGGCTAGGGATATTATCATACTCGTTAATTTGATCGTATACACCCATTATCTAAACGGATTTCGTTGTTTCTTTGTTCGTACATACAAATCTATATCTTTTCCTTGATTCATCCAGGCGTTTTGCATACCTCCTTTGCTATATCTACGTACTGAACCACCATGTTTAAGCACACTACCTAGAGATAACCCTAGTCCTGCACCTGCTACACCACCAGTCATTCCACCAATGGTAGCTCCTGCACCCATGCCTAATAGCTTGAGCCATGTACGCCAGCTCTTCCACCTGTTCTCCTTAGCCATCTCCTTAGCTAGGTCTGCTTCCTGACCTCTACGGCCATGTAACTCAGCTAGTTGTAGTCTAAGAGCGTCAGACTCTTTACTTCTGTTGTACTCGTCCATGCGCTGCTGGTTATTGAATGCTCTCTTCTCTTGTTCGTACGCGTAGTTCTGTGCTGATCTCGCTTGTCTATGCGCTGCATGCCTGCGTGCGTTAAGGTCGTCAACACGTGTCTTCTCTTCAATATTGTGCCTAGATGCTTCCATTGCTTTAGCACTGTCTGCATCACCTATAGCTGCCATGGTACGAGCGAACTCTGCTCTGGTATCTCTGTTGCTTGCATCAGCTGCTGCTCTAGCCCCTTTCATCTCGTTACCGTACTGGCGTTGAGCTTCAAGGATCATTGCTAACCTAGTTGGTGCATCGCCTGCTCTACCTGCTTCCCTGCGTCGTGATGCTAGACGTTCAAGAGCGTCTGAACGTTCACTGTCAGTATCTTTGATCTTGTCCATCAAGGCTTTAGCTACTACACCAGTCATGTTGTTACGTTCACTGGTCATGTATGCTGGATCGATATCTGGCTCTGCTTCTATATCCTGTGGTTTAGTAGGAGGTAATAGGTCTGCTCCCCTACCTGACTGTGCTTTAGCTAAGCTACCACGTAGAGCTTCTTCCATGACCTTGTAGTAGTAGTCATTTGCTCCTACTGTAGGTCTCTTCCTGAAGAGGTTACGTATCATGTCTGAAATAGACACGCCTGAGCTGTTCACTGTCTGTGCTGCTGTGTTAGCAAAGTCTCCCCATGAGCCACCCTTAGCTGTTGCTTTGTCTGCTGCTGCAGATGCTGCTGCAATAGCTTCTAATGTGCCTGATGCAGGTACGGCTGCTGAACCACCAGTAGCATAGCGTCGGATAGGGTACTTGAACCCATCTAGTCCACTTATGCTACCACCATGTGCGAACCTCTGTACCGATCCTCCGTGCTTAGCAGTAGGAGAAAGGAAATCAATAGGTGTATCTGATGGCATCTCAGTAGGAACATTCCAAGCAGCTAGATCATATGGCATATTAGTTGCAGGATCAATCATACGCTGAGGATCATAAGCAAGCCATTTTCTAAATGCTTTCTTTGTTCCAGGATACTGGCGTTCTTGGAAATCAATAAAAGTAGGATTATTTTTTGCTCCTCTAACAATATCTTCCATAGCCACAGCACTCGGTCTATTTTCGCTGCCTTTAAATACAAATCTATTATCTCTAGGGTCGGTATAATTATAGAAAGGTTTCATTCATTGTCCTGGTCTTCCCCATGGAGCATACTGATGTGAAGCACCCCATTGAACCTGTGGAGGCTGTTGTTGTACAGGTTGTTGTATAGGTTGTTGCTGTTGCTGCTGCACAGGAGGCTGTTGTTGCTGTCCACCAAGAGGAGTAACTAAAGCAGGATGTTGCGGAACGAAGTTTGGTATACTATCGCCTGTTGGCATTCCTTGGTTATCATACAACGTTCCTCCATCACTTGCGTACGTATCAATTGGTGTATCTCCAAACCCATCAGTACCAGAATAAGGGGACACTCCTAATACCCCTTGCATTTGATTAAATGTTAGAGGATACCTATTAGGCGAATGCTGTATTGGCTGCTGATTAACCTGAGGACCAACACCTACATTAGATGTAAACTGATCAGGTTGTTGCTGCACAGGCTGCTGTATAGGAGGTTGCTGTTGTGGTGGCGGAGTAAATGTCTGCCCCGCTCCCATAGTTGCTTGATTAGCAAGTGTTTGCTGAGCAGCAGCATATCTTTCTTGTATACCTGGATAATTAGGCTCATTCTCACCTACATAATCCATTAATGCCTCGGCTGAATCGTCGTTTCTAAACGAATCAATATAATCCATGAATCCTTGTGGATCTGCTTGATAATCAGGAAGGTTATTTGCAAAATCCGGATGATTATCGCTACCAGTTGGTGCTGGGTTATACACTATTGGATACATCGTGTTTTGTGGTGTGTTATCAGGGCTTGGACCACCTTGAGGAGCACTACCAGTTTGCTGATAAGGGCTAGGAGGAACAATACTTGAAAAACCAGGAGTCTGAGTAGCTGGAGGAATAGCAGCACTGCTCTGTGCAAGACTGTCAGGAGGTTCTTGACCGGTGATCTGTCTGTACAAATCTGGGTCATGATTTGCAGTCCATTCAATAAACTGATCCCTATGCGGTGCATTCTTACCACCAAAAACTCCTTGCATAGCTTCATCAATCTGGCCTTGTGGACGGCTATTAAGCATATTAGCTATATCACTAAAACCTGACCCCATACCAGTAGCTTTGTAGTTCTGGTCTAAGTGCATAGTCAACCCTTTACTTGGCTCAGGTAATGGTTGTCCGTCATTTCCTAGAACAGGTCCTTGGTCGCCTCCGCCACCCCAAGTAGGTCTCTGAATAGGATTAGCTTTGTTTAATTGCGCTTGTGTAACTTGATCTTGATAAGCCAACAACCAGTTATCAAACTGCATATTAGCAGCAGGAGACATTTGTTGTCTTACTTTTTGCTGTTGTACTGGATCCATAAGCGCTATTCTCATGAATGAACCAACATAAGGATCCATATGGTTAACACCAAGTCCAGAACGATCACCATACTGCATCTCTCCTCTTATCCCTCTTACATTACCTACTCTTGTAGGTGATCCTTGAGGTATAAGACCTATAGGAAATGCTCCTGGATCGGAGTAATATGTATCTAATCCTGGTTGATCAAGCAATGCATGTATATCCTGCTCACCAACTTGGGTTGGATGGTTTTCGTAAAACTCCGCTTGTCTTGGTTTAGCAGGTACATTTTTTAATGAAGGCACATCATACGGAGCAAACAACCTTGGGTTCTCGTCCCACTCAGGATAATAGTCATTTCTCCATGTGTCAAAGTCTCTAAATGCATCTGGGTTCTTAAGCTGCTGTGCTCGTCTGAACCGTAGATAGCGATCATTATCTTCCTTAGCCCATTTATAGAAGTCATTGAAATTTCCTAATGATTCCATACGTGCTTCCACCTGTCGTTCAACTGGAGTAGCCTCAGTCAGACCCAAAGCTTTCTTGCCTTGACTGACTTTTATAGCCGCAGGAGTAAGCTTGTGTACAATAGGCTTCTCTTCATAGTTAAAAGGGAACATTGGTTCTCTCTGCATCTGAGCTAATGTAGGAGCTCTGTAGCCATAAGGGAATTTACCACGTTCTTCAAATTGTGGTATAGCAGCATTAAGTACAGTCTTGTCTTCTACATCTTCGCCTGGATGATGAATACCATGCCAGTTAGAGAAACGCTTATAGTCAGATGGGCTAATAGCATGCATAGCATTTACTGCATCTATGTACTCAATAGGATTAGTGCGCTTAAGCTCTCTTATCTCTGCAAACGGTTGGTCACCATATCCTGGATTAAACCATGTTGTATCATAAGGTAGGTCCCTATTAGCAGCATCAACGCCTTGATTAATGGCCTGTTGCTCATTAACATCAGGCCCTATTGAATAACCATCTTGGTCTGTAGGTAGTGCATCAAACTGAGCTTTTGTTAGAACATCAGAATCACTATCTATTAGCTTCTGACGTCGTTTAGCTGCTACGAATGGGTTTACTGTGCCTTGTAGTCCAGGGCCCATGTCTTCATACAGATGTCCAACAGGATCACCAAGTAATGCTTGACCTCCTGCATATGGAGTATCTGTATCTGAACCTAAGAGCTCAAGGTCGCTGTCATCTAATTGATATGATCCTCTGCCTCTATGTTTATGAGGTGGTCTTTGCTTAACAACAGATGGTTTCTTAGGAACAATAAAGTTACCCTTCTCATCTCTCTGTCCTGTAGCATCGTAATCAACTACATTACCAAGTACGTCCTTACCGGTTGGTTCGTATATTGTATTTTCTAAATTTCCATACTGATTAGCTCTTGGCTCTTCTGGACTACCATGAGGGAAGAACTTCTCTGAATATACAGGTGTTCTTTCTGTTGTTCTTGGATGAGGAGTGAACTTTGTCTTTCCTTCGCCACCTTCGAACCCTGTACCAAACCAGTTAGCTGGCTTATAGCTATGTGGTTTTTCTACTCCTTTACCATTGATGGAGGCTCTTTCTCTTTTGAATAGCTTCTGTACGTCCTTGTCTGATAACTTACGTCCACCTTCGCTTGCTGGAGCATACATCTCCTCTAGCGTAAGTCCTTTGTTCTGTACTTTAGGGTTTAGGTCTAGCTTGTTAGTATGAACCCTAGCAGGATTACGCCCCATGATAGGATTGACAGGCTTTGAAAATTCTTTCACTTCAAAAGGATTGAAAAATCTTTCTCCTTTTATACGTACACCCTTTGGTGGTTCATCGAATGGTGGATATAGATCAGTCGCTCTAGGCTCGTCTCCTGAATCTGAAGGGAAATCCATGTACTTGGTCTTCAATGGTGGCCATTGTTCAATGTTCTTTCCTGCAGTATCTGAGTCGTGTTTAACCTTTCCGAATTCATCCTGATCAACTAATTGCTGAGCCATTTTCTCTTGCGCCTGCTCATTAGTGAGCGGCTGCTTGAGCATTGGATTATCTTGCTTAAGACCAAAGCTAGGTGCTTTTGGTTCGCCTGGAGTAATATGTCTAACATTCTTAAACCCTCTAACAATCTTCATGTTTGGAGGATAGATAGCACCTTCAGGGTTATAGTCAGGACGGTTATCTCCTACGATAAGAGGTCTTGGCTTATCTATCGTTGGCGTGACTTTAAGCCTTACTTGTTTATTTGCTGCCCTTTTAGCTCTGTTTGCCTTATCTATCGCATCATTGATGTCATTGTTTTCATCTAACCTGTGTTCTTGTACTGCAGCTGACTTACCAAACTTAATCTTTGGTTGCTTGACAGTCATAGCATTAGGCCCAACCATCTTCACTTCAGGTGTTTCAGTAGGAGTGATGATGCTCTTTTCTTCGCCTGTCTGTGTTGGTAAGCTGGTTTTCTTTGGTACTGATTTATCTAATGTATCTGGCTTAGGACCTGCTGGTTCATTTGTTCCAATAACTTCATTTTCAGCCATTGGCTTGCCTCGTTGTGCAGCTGCTATATCTGCTTTTCTCTTTGCTTCTGCTGCTTCCTTGGCTTCTTTCCAGCTCTTGTACTTCCTATATAATGGACGTATCATGCCATAGTATCCACCTAGTCCTGCTAGTCCTGCACCCACACCAGCAGTAGCGTACTTACCCCATCTAGGCATTGGATCCCAGAAGTTTTCTTTCACTTGTCTACCAAGGTCAGCAAAGGACGAACCAACCTCTCTTGTGCCTTCCTTGAATGACTCCCATTCACTCTTCTTCTTACTCCCGCCTTGTGCATACCTAGGAACTGCACCTCCATACGCGTTCTGTTGATACTGTGTAGAGCTCACATCAGCGAACTGCTTATTATTACCTTCCATCTGATTGACTTGCTCCTGCTGTTGCAATAGCTTATCAAACTCCTCATTAACCACCTTGTGGTTCAATGCTTTAGAAGACTCAGACAGCTCATCACCGTCCTGATAGAATGGATTGTTAAACCGTCTATATAACCTCTCTCCAAGAGTCTTAAACGGTACTCCATAGAGTGGATGTATGGTATTACCTAGAACAGCAAAGTCAGGTGATGTGTTCACCATAACATTGTCCGCGGTAGCTCCATGGCCCTTAGTGACCTTCTTTATCTCACCCCACTTGCGGTATATCTCGCCTTTACTGACGGCTGCTTTTGTGTAATCTACTGCCATTATTTATCTTTTTTGATCGGTATAACAGGGTCAGGTAATCCTGATCCTAAGTGTGTCTCATTGATGACGATAGGTATGTTAGTGTATGCTGATTGGTCAGGTAGTAATGGTGTCCTACGAGGGTTAAGCCCACTGTAAGATATGCCCAATGACAACTCTTGACCAAGATCATCCATCTCCCACTTGTCTGGCATCATCAGTTCGCCATATGCTAAGTTACGGAAATTGCTCCACATACCAGCTGCATATGTGTATGGTTGTATCTTCTCTTGTTTGCCACGAAAAACCTCCTGGTAAAGCACCTTCATGACTATGTACCAATAGACTGCTTCTTGATAAGATTCTAATGTTGGAACAAGCCATCTGTCTTTACTAACTGGTATACTGCTAAAACGAGCTACTCCAGCACCAGTAGATTTGTTAAATGCTACGGATGTTATTATAGGTTCTCCTCCTTCTTCTTTAGCCAAAAGATGTAGGTAAAATATTGGAGGATCTGCAGGATCATCCATAACTATGTTCGCTCCTACATACTTTTTAATTTCTATGAATTTTGTAGAATCAAAATCATCATCATTAACGTCTGCATTCTGATAGCCTACATAGTGAAGCTGTTTAGCATATAATGGTAATTGAATTGATCCATCTTCTATGTTTTGTTCAATCTCATTATTCAAAATAGGTAGTCTATGCAATGCACCTATGTGCGCAATAGCTTCTCCTCCCCAACGCATGAACTTCTTCATACTGAACTGGTTGTCCTTAAGATCCAAATCAGTGATTAGCTTCTCTAATATAACCTCGGGTTTTTCAAAATGCATTATCATAATTATCCTCTCATTCTAGGTGGCATAACACGCTTCATCGCTCCTTTAGGGTTTGATACCTGCGCTGACTTCTTCTGATACATCATCTGGTAGTATGGTATACGTGCTCGTATACGTGGGTCTACCTGTGCTGCTTGTGCTTCAACCTGTTGTGACTGCTGTGGTCCTTGTGGGCTCATCTGATTACCTCCCTGACCGGTTGGGTCATAGACACCAGACTGTGCGTACGAACCTTGTCCTTGTCCCTGTCCTTGGTTCATGTATTGCTCCATCAGCAACCGTCCTCTATAGTCTTGCATACCAGCATTTTGTTCTTGTTGTTGACCTTCCATCATTGATCTAGCCATCTCAGTTTGAAACTGTTGTGACTGTGCTTGTGCTTGCTGCGCCATAGCCTGTTGTTGCATCTGTTGTTGCATCTGCTGTGCGTAACCACCAAAACCATATGCAGGTACTGCAAAAGGATTAGTGTAGCCACCGTTAGCGTAGCGCTGAACACGACCGCCATATGCTTGTCCTAGCCCAACATCTGGTAAAGGATTTTGTGGCATATCACCATTTGGTTGTTCTATATTGACATTAAGTGGTCCATTTGATGTCATCATTGTGTTTTGGTTAGGTGCACTTAAGCCCTCTTCTAATGCCTTATATCTTTTATCTAAATATTTATCTACCCATTTACGATTTTTTTCAAACCACGTACTATAATCTCCTACTTTATTTTCCACAAAATTATGGTAAGCATTTCGAGTAGGAATTCCATTAAAAGGAATTTGATCTAAAAAATGAGACCCAACAATATTATCATGTGCATTATCAGCTGCTAATAATTCTGGGTTTTGAGCACGCATTCTACGAATCTGATCTGCAATACGTAAATACCTATTTTCTTCAGGATGAGACTTGAAGAATGGCTTTTCATCATGCCACCTAGAAAGTCCGCGTACACCATAGTATATAGGTATAGTGCTTGCTGCTCCAGTAGCAACACCAGAAATGTTAGGTGCTACACTTTGTTTATCTTGCCTTCCTCCTTCAGCATATCTAGGCACATATCCACCATGAGCTTGTATAGGCATATGTGGTTGTTGCTGGTTGAGGTAGTACATCATCTGTCTATATGTATCCTGTCCTCTGGTGCCAGACATAGCTGCTGCTCCAGTATCACGATCAGTATCTCTACGTTGTTTAGCTTCGTCCCATGGGTTACGTACGCTAGAGTTCATGTCTCTTTCATCTAATGCTGCGCCTTCACCGCCTGCTCCTCCACCTGCTCCGTAGTTTTCTTGATCTTCTTCCTGTTCTTGACCTGCAGGTGCCTCTGGTAATCCCTTATCTCGTTCAGCTAACCCTTCCCTACGACCGCCTTGCGAATCATCACCTTCAAGCCACTTATATCCTCTTCTAAAGTTGTACGTAGGGTCTACAATAGACTTCCAGAAGTCTAACTTGAATGGGTTTAAGCTATGTAGTAACTGTTTACCTCCAGCCATCAATGCTTGTCCTGGATGATGAATAGCCCAGTTAGCTAGCTTACCAGCGTTCCTTAGTACTGAAGGAAGTTGCTTACCATGTTCAATAGCACTACGTATAGCATGTCTTATCCATTGTCCTGGATGAGTAACATTATGTGCTAGGTTATGTGCTCCACGGTTGATCTCTCTACCTGCGTTCTTTAACCCTTTACCCATACTACTCATCTGATCTTTAAGCCAGCCACCTAGACCGTACTGAGGGATATCATCACGTTGCTTGATACCATATAGTGGATATCTAAGCCCATTCAATCCCGTTAATGTACCTCCGTCAGCATATCTCCGTACTTCTCCTCCATAGGCATTGTTCTGCGTTCCTGTGGTCCTAGTAGATGCTGCTGCTGTATCGTCAGGAAGAAGGTTTCCTCCAGCACTCATATAGCCTTGATCATGTTCTGTATATGGTAATGCTGTATTACCATATATGCTTGCTCCAGGTGTGTTCTGCGCTTGCGGTGTTGATAACTGCAACCTAGATCTAGCAGGTGCTACTGTGCTACCAGGTGTTCCAGTAGGTGTTGCATACGCTGTTGATGGCGTAGTTGGTCCTGCTGGAGGTGGTGTTGGTTGTAACGCTCCTGGTGCATTAGGTTGAGTATTAGTATTAAACGCTCCAGGAGGAGCAACAGAAGATTGTGCTGGAGTAGTATTATTAGCAGCCCTTCTTTGTACTCTTGGTGCTCCTAATTCTCCTGGTGCACCTATAGGGTCTGTTGGTGGAGCAACAAATCCAGGTCCTGGCTGTCCGCCCATAACTGTCGTCGCTCCATAGTCAGGTGGTTCTGGTATTCCAGGTAATGTATATCCTACTGGTTGAAAACGTGGCTGATAACCAGGTGTTCGATTAACTGGTGGATTTGACCAATTACCTGGTCTACTAGAATACCCAGGATTTAGTGTACTCATTGATGTAGGGTTCGGTTCCAATATCGTACTCCTTTCAGGAGTGAAATGACTTCGATATGTAGTTGTCGTTGGACGTCTGTCTACTGGAATAGGACCAGCAACAAGACGACCTCCAGCATTAGGATTAATACCTGTAAATCTATTTTGCTCAGTATATCCTAATGGGTCATTAGGGTCTTCAATAAGATGAGCAAATGGATCGTTAGGATTATCACCTGTTGATAATTCTACTCCTCCGGCTCCAATATACGTACGTCCTCCATTACTTACATTACGCGCAAATTGTGGAAAATTTCTTAGCCCAGCTTTTGCTACTGGCGGAACATCTAAATCAAATGGTAGTGATCCAGGTAATTCCTGAGGTACGCCTTCACGTGTAACAGGATTGCCAAGATCACGCGTGTCTTCACGATTTCTTCTGTCTTGATAAGGAACAGTTATGTTCTTATTTAACCCTTTATAATTAGGCCATTCACGTGGAGCATTAAGGCTAAGCTCTTGCATAGTATGAAAGTTCCGTGGAGCTTCATTAACATCTTCTGGTAAGCTGAAACGACTACCAGTCCTATTAACGTAGTATGCTGAGTCCTGATCTTGTGGTTGTGGTGGCATCTCTACTTCATCTGGTATCTCATCTCCTATGTTATAGAATGACGCAAGATTTCGTTGTGGTGTAGCAGCAGGAGTAGCTGCTTGTGTAGCTGCTTGTGCATCATCCATATCATCTACACCATCAGGTATATCTGCCCGTGCTGTTGACTGTGTTCCTGTATGTGGGTTTGCCTGTGGTGCTGCTGGAGCTCCAGTTGCTGTAGCCATATTAGTTCTTCCAACTGGAGCTGTGTAGTCAACATTATATCCAAGATAGTCATTACCTGTGCTTACAGGTAGACCATTCATGTGTCTATACATAGCCTGATCAAATGCGTATGTGCCAGGTATATATCCTTTGCTTTCAAAGTACTTGCCTGGGTTCATCATCATCTCATCATCAACCTTCTGCCTTTCATTAGCCATGTTTACAGCTGCATCAGATACTGTCTTAACTGCTGTATTACCTGCTGACTGTAGCTTGTTTGGTTCACCTTCCTTAGGAGCAAAGCCTCCTTCAGTGATCCAGTTCTGTCCAGCCATACCGATCTTTTTCAAGTAGTTATTAGCTGTTCTGCCTAACCTAGATGCTTGACGTACAGCACTCTTAGCTAGATCACCATTACCAAATATACGTCCTATACGATCCTGAAGAACATTCTCGTATGAAGGGTAATTATACTTAGCCAAGTAATCTTTTGCTCCCTTGTACCCTGCTGCACTACCTAAGTATGCTAAGTCACTGTTCTGTAATCTACGACCAAGAAGACCGGTAGCTAATCCTCCATCCTCATATGCTGGCATCTGTCCACCTTGTGAGTATCTAGGTATCGATCCTCCATGTGCTAGACTGCCTGCACTAGCTTCTGATGGCATACGAAAGCCTGAAGCATTGATCATTGGTGGTGCTACACCTTCAACTGGTGGCATCTCTGGTCCAGCTGATTCACTATCTGGTAATACTTGTGCCTCTGGATTAACTGATTGCCTAGCCAGCCTATCCCTAACCTCTGGTGAGAATGGATTACGTGTGCGTTGTTCCTCAGCTACTATATCTATATCAGGAAGACCTTTCTTAGTGATGTAGTCATCATAACCTTTCTTCCTTGCGTATTTAACTGCTCTAAGCGCATCCTCTGCTGCATTCAAATGTTCAGTAGAGAAACGATCACCTAGGTTATATTCATTGATTATATCGTCTTCCTTGAACTTATTTAAATACCCTGTCTTATCACCTTCAGTAGTTGTACCAAGAGCGTTCTTGGCATTAACATACATATTCCTCTTGGCTGTAGCTTTTTGTATAGCTAAAGCAACGTTCTGCATAGGACCAAAGAGCTCATTTACGTTCTGCTTGTACTGGTCGTAGTTAGACTGATTCATCACACGTCCAAGAGTATCATAGTAACGCGCTTCTGAACCATCATCCTTGAAGTTTGCTCCAAACACACGTCTGTTAGCGAACTCTGGATGAAAAGCTACAGTACGGTTACTCCATGGTTGTGCATGACTCTTGAATACTGTGTTACCGCTAATACGCTTATCCTTATATAGCTTGGTTAATACCTCTGGGTTCTCAGCATCCTTGATGTAGTCACGTACAGCATCTCTGTACTTAGTCCCTTTGAGCCATGGACGATCGATATACTTCGCTTCGCCCCTCTCATTCATCTTCTTGAGCTCTACGTCATCATCAAGTGTATTACGGCTCTTGAATGCCTTAATACCTTCCCTGGCTGCCCAGCCTGATAATATAGACAATGGAGCTGACGCTCCATATCCTATACCACTTTTTATCTTACTGCTTTTGCTGCTCATATATTATCCTCCGAATAATGCTCCTAAACCGCCTCCGATCGCTGCTCCACCTAATGCATGTGGCCAGCCACTGTACCATGATGGTTCTTCAGTTAACTCTGCCGGTATACCTTGTCCCATCTCGTCCATTCCAATAGGTTGTCCTTTTTCTTGCATCTTCTGCTGCTGTGCTAACCATTCAAGTAACTTCATACGTTGTTCTTGTCCTTGTGCATACAACCCATATGCTCCTCCTACTAATGAGCCTAATCCAGCACCCATGATTGATGGGTTAACCCTAGAATTAGAATCATAACCACCTTGTACATAACGAGGAACCATACCTCCATAAGCTTGTGCTGGTGCTTGAGGGTCAGTGAATGCAGTAGCAGTAGTTTGAGGAGTTTGAAGAAGTGGCTTACTTGATAGTTGCGTTATTGTTGTTGGATTTTGTGAATTTACCATTGTGGTTTGTTGAGGGCCAACACGTGTACCACCTAAATCATTCTTGTTTTCAGCAAACACTGAAGCTCCTGGATCATGAAGATTAACACCACTTAATTGCATTGCTGGCCTATTTTGTGCTCCTACTTGAGGATATGTGTAATTTGCTCTTGGTGCTCCTAATCCTCCTGGGGCAGTACTATATTGCGATTTGGCCTGATCCAATGTCATGCCTTGTGGTATTGCAGTTTGCTGTTTATATGGTGTATTAAACCCTCCTTCTATTGGTCCTGCTGGTGTAGCCATAGAAACTCCTGCTCCTTGACTATAGTTTCTAGGAGATGGTGTTGTTGTACCTCCTACATTTCCATACTTAGAAACTAATCCTGGATAAGCTTTTTGTTGTGTTTGATTGAAGGTTGGATCAAAGTGAGTACCTCCACCAACAACTAAACCATTATTTCTCATTTGATTACCTGCGTTGTATTCATAATCATTCATTGCTTGTATACCAGACTTAGCATAGTCATATGCTCCTTGACCAACTGCCTTAGCTCCTTCGTAGACTTTATTACCTAAGTACTTAGCTCCTTGACCTAGACGACTTAACCCTGAGCCTACTGCACCAACACCTTTATCGACAATGTTCATTGCTGTATCTCCCCAGGTATTGTCTGGATTATAGTAGCCTTTACGTTGTAAGTACTGAGGGATGAACCTATCTGCTTGTTTACCAACAAAGCCTCCTAATGTGTCTAGGAACCTAGCCGGTGCATTCAAACCAAATGCGTTCATTATCAATCCCTGTGGTGTATGGTAGAACATCTTTCCTAATTGTCCACCAAGCATCTCTCCATATCCAGGTTTTTTCTTCACCATTCCTGTTATGTCTCCTAGTCCTACACCCAAGGTGTCTCCTAGTTCACGTACGTCATGCACTGTGTCTGTTAAGCCAGTGATGAAGTTATGTCTTCTACCACGCCCTCTGTCATCATAGTAGTCATTACGTCTACGTCTGCCACCATTAAGCATCCTCCATGCATCTTGTCCACGACCAACCATATCATAAGCTGCTTTAGCTCCCATAGCTCCTTTTGCTAGGTTAGATAATAATCCTCCCTTCCAGAACCTTGGTACTGAACCTCCATGTGCTTGTTGTTGTAAAGATGAACTACTGTCTGATGATAGATCTATTGGAACCTTATTCATAACAGGATTAGCACCAACCCCCGACGATGATGCTGATGTTGATGATGAAAGATTAGGAAGATTATATTGACCATACTTTCCTTCTACGTACTTATCTGCCCATTCTTTATTGTCCTTATACCACTGTCTATAACGAGCTTTCTCCATTGCTGTATTCTTTTCAGTAGCAGCATAATAGTCATCTGGACTTATTTTTCCGGTTTTATACTGATTGAATAAGTCTGCATGATCTGGTTTTGGCAACATGAATTGTGCATGAAGATCTTCATGAGTAGGATTACCTCTAGTAAGTCTTAAGAACCTCAAATAGTCATCTTCATTATATGCTGTAGGAAAGAATGGTTTCTTGTCTATTTTACGTGCTATACCTGAACCTAGTCCATATGTAGCCAATGCTCCTACTGCTCCACCACCAACCTTTGCTGCTGTGTTGGTCCATTCAGGATCTCTTCCTTGTCCTCCAGCTGCATACCTAGGTACTTGACCTCCATGTGCTGTTGATTGTACTGGTCCTGATGCTGGAAGCATACTCTTAGCCTTATCCAACAAGTAACTACCACCAGCTTTTGCTCCAGACCATGCTGTCTGTGCTATTGGGTCGATGTATTGTTGTCTTGCTTGCGTAACTGCCTCAGGGACATATTCAGCTGCTTTGTTATAAGCTGCCTTACCTAGTCCTTTCTCCATTTCCCATCCTTCCTTGGTACGGTCTACCATGAAGTCTTTGGTTTTCTGGAATATATTCCTAGGATCTGGTTCTGCTGATTCTGGTTGTTCTTGCCCTCGACTGTTCCACCACTTGTTAATCATCCATGGGACTAATCCACCAGCAAAGGCTGTTCCTACACCCATTAATGGCCATTTAACATACGGCTTCTTCATGAACCTACCGAAAGCACTTCCTCTCTGACTTGGTGGTACCCAATCAGATGGGGCAGGATTATACATGTAATCCTTGTATTCTCTTCTTTTAGATAAATCTGACATACTATTATATGATGGTGACGATGTGTATTTACCCATTGTCTGTTATTTTACTTAGTTTAAAAAATTCTGAAAGCCTAGAGACGACCCTGCATTATTGATCGAGTCTTGAGCTTGCTTAAAGTTCTGTAAGTTCATGTTCGCAAAATGTGGAGATAACGCATCAGTTATATGCTTCTGCATAGGTGATATACCGTTCTCTCCTGGTGTATTATATGTGCTAAAGAATTTCGTTAGCTTCTTATCATGCTCATCTGTCCAGTTAGTAAATGTCCCTCCTCTGTCTGCTAATGACCATGACATCGGGTCTTTAAAGTGCCCATATCCACTTACCCTACCTATATCTTCTGGATGCGGAGCTGGGTTCTTTGTTAAATTTACCCCTGGCTGATACCACTGACCTTGGTCATTAAACAGTCCTGTGCTGATCAAATGACTCTTAAGTGCTTGTCTATCACCCGGATGGAAATTAGGAAACTTCTGATCATCAAATGCCATATCGTACAACAAGTGTTTCAAGCTTACTCCTCCTTGCTTGTCATCCATGTCAAAGATGTTCGATCTCCTACCTTCAGCTATGTGAGTTAACAACCTCGGACTAAGTCCGTACCTGTCTTGAAAACGTCCTAGCTGAGTCTGTATCTGATCACTTATCTTGTCTCTATCAGCTGCATTTATATGCGCTACTGCTTTTGGGTTTCTACCTCCATTTGCTTTATAGAACCGTTCAAATGTGCCTTCATTAGGATAGAGCTTATCTCCTACATTCTCATCGTAAGACTTGTCAAAGTTAAAGCGTGGATATAAGTGCTGCATAGCAGCTGCATTAACATAATGACCTCCAACACGTCCTGCTAATACAGGAAAATCACGCATTGATGATGCTTGCATAGCGCTACGAGGCATCATCATACCCTTAATAGGATCAAACATATGTGTCTGATGAGATACCTGATTAACTGTCTTAGCATCATGCTTATAATATGGCATCTGATGAAACCCTTTCCACATAGCATTCATGATCTGATTATCTTCACCAGAAACAGACTTAATAACCTTAGGTATGTCTTTCTTTATCTGCTTACCCTTAGCTACTATCTCTTGCTGTGTAGGCGTCATAGTCATGTTTAGATTGACCGAATGCATTGGTCTAGGTTTATACCATAGCGCACTCGTTCCACCTATTGCTGCTCCTGCTCCAGTTGCTGCTAATGGTGCTACCCACCAGCCATCACCGCCGCCACCGCCGCCTCTACTGCCACGTTCTTCTTCTTCTTCGCCCTCGTAGTCATCCATTGGATGGTAGCCACGAGAACGTGGAGGTAATATTTTTCTTGCCATACTAGTAATATGATCCCATTTGGTTAGTTAGCGATTCATTATAGTTATACGGTCTCTGATTTGCCCTAGATAATATGCCCAAAGCTGGAGGAAGAGCCATCATACCCATGTTTATCATGTTCGCTTTGCCACCCGGTGTTCTATAGTCAAAATTAAGTAATCTTGAAGGATTTGACAATAGTCCAGGGGTGCCAAAGAAGCTTGTTCCTGCTGCCTGTGCTGCCTTTCTTCCTCTAAACAATGGCCAGGTGTTCATAAGTGCACCTGTGAGGTTTCCAGACATAAGATTTGTTGCTGCATTGATGCTCGCTCCTACCATCGGTCTGTATAATGACAGCCCTAAAGGAGCAACATTAGTAGCTAGTGACATAGGAAATCCATAGGTGCCCTTCTGTGCACTCTGATACTGATGATGAGCATAGTCTAATGGGTTAGTTGGTTGATAGGTATCTGTCCTCAACGTACCTCCCATAGTATATGATCCCTTTCCAAAGATCGGTTCTGATGAACGATCGCCTTCCCTACGAGCATCCTTGCTAGTGTCATATGTGAACCCACCAAAAGCATATCTAGGCACACGTCCTCCATATGCTAATGGAGCTGGTTTCGACACTTGCGGAGCACCTAGTGTTAACATAGTACTCTGTGGTGGAATAGGTTGATTAATAAATGCCATTGATGGACGTTGATCTAACACATTCCTATGAACATGTGGTACGTCTCCGCTGCTGCTAAGGTGTATACTATCTGAACTTGTCTCAGGTAAATCTCCATGATGCAACCTACTATGATCAATCGACTGTGTTAGCGATGGATCAGCCGGTCTCCTTGATGGTATCCAATTAATAGGAGTATCAGGGAAGTTCTTATCTAACCAGTCTTTGTTCTTTTCTGTCCAGTCATTATAATCAGCAAATCTAGTCATGAAGTTTCTATCTCCCTTCTGCATTAATGCTGACTGCCTGTAGTTTTCTTGTGAATCAGGATCAAGCGCCTGAAAGAACGGATCATTCAAATTCTTACGGTAATCAAGATATTCATCTTCAAACTTATGACTCCTTAGGAATGGTTTACCCTGAGTCATCCTATGTATCCCTCTGATTAATGGTATAGAAGCAGCTGTTAATAATGCTCCACCAGCAATTGGTTCAGCCTTCCTAGGTATTTTCCACTGACCTTTCTTGTATATATCATTACCTTTTAATGGTCCATCAAACGACCCTCCTTGTGCAAACCTACGTACTGAACCTCCGTATGCTTCAGATGGTGCATCTGGCAAAGAAGCAGGTGACATACCTTCTTCTTCAGCAGATCTAAGCCCACGTTGTATTAACATATTTTGAACATCATTATCATTAACAGCAATCTGTCTGATAGGCTGTAAATGATAAGGGGTAAGTACTCCATCAGACGAATCATCATGAGCAGGAAAATCTATCCCTCTATGATATACATCCATATCTGATCCCATCACACGATGGCGATGATTGATACCTTCTCCATGTCTATGATATTCATGCAAAGAAGATCCTGGTGCTGGCGGATTATCAGTACCTCTATGACCTTTAAGTCTAATCAACTCCATCGCTCGTGGTGTGTCTATAGGCTCTTGAGCAAACTGAGGAGTTTCAACAAATGGCTCATCATTAGCTGCTAATTTTAGATTTCTACGTAAACGAGCTTCTCCAACATTTGGATCATATTGCCCTTGTGCTGCTCTCCACATCTTAGGAAAAGTGTGTTGAGCGTTCTGTGGTAAATCAATAGGATTACCAAAGTATTGATCTGTCTGGGTGCTTGTATCTTTATAAATCCCTTCATATTTTTCACGTGATATAGGCGGCATCACATGATTCCTTCCATACCTCATAGTAAATATCCCATCTGACGAAGGCCTTAAAGAAGTGCTAGGTCCAAAACTAGAATGTCCATGCAATAAATCTATTGCCTGCTGTCTTGTATCTTCTACCATTTTTGCCTTTCCTGCTACGCCATGTTTATCATACCTACTTCTAGTTTTTTCTACAATTGGATAAGGAAGAAGAGGTGAACGATTAACCATGCTTACTATGCGACTTTTCGCATTATCGCGAAGGTCCTTAAGAGCTATATCTGTATTTGAAATAAAATTATCTATTACCGGCTTAGGAGCAGGAGGATAGATCTTGAAAGGACTTGTACGTTTATTTATTATTTCGGCTGAAATAGGCTTTCCTGATCTTAGATCAGTTCCACCTCTCCCAATAAGCTCCATATCAGCTGTTGCAGGTACAAAGTTATCTTTTGTTTTATTATACCAATGCTCATCATGAACATCCCAGTAAGGTTGCCGAGTAAATCCACTACCTTTTGGGTTTCTGGAAAACTCACCATGTTTCGTTACTCTGTCTTGATGCGGATGTTGGTATCTTTCTCCAGGATCAATGATAAGATGTGGATTACCATATTCAGTCATTATCTCATTATCAATAGCTGCTTGATTTCTATCTAGATCATCTTGCCTTATGCTATTTTGATAATCCTGCCAATCAGCTTCTGTAGCGCCTCTGTACTGTTCGTCCGAATCACTATTGCTAAGTAAGTAAAAGTCATTACGTCTCGCAGGATTGTTCCACATATCCATCGTTCCAGAATACAACAAAGGTTTACGGTCAGCTAAGTCCCTCCTAGGCATATTTGGTCCATAAGCATCTTTCTTTATGCCTCCTGGGTAATGTCTATCACCAGGAACATATACACCATACAAAGCATCAATAGGACGTTCTGTATAACCACCATCGGGTTGCAATACCCTTGATGTAGTCGCCGGCCTAATAAGACCTTCATCACCTACCTTATGCGGATTAGCACGTGGCCCTGCAGTCGTATGTCTAACAGTAGGTATATTAGATTTAAAAAATTCTTCCTTGTCTTTAAGTGGTAATCTGTATCTAGCTGATCCAGGTGGAGAGATGTGTTCTGGCCATTCATTTACATCTCTAGGTGGATGAGCAAATCTTATCCTGTTTGGCCTGGTTGATTGAGGAAGTCCTTCAGATAGTTCTAAGTCATCAATATTACGATAACTTTTTCCTATATCAGATATACGTTCCTGATTCGCTTTACGTATACGTGTACGGGGTGATACAACTGGTGATGAAGAACTTGACTCTACATCAGCATTTTCCCATAAAGAATCAACATCAATATTAGGATCTGGTGGTAATGGCCCGTCAGGTATAGTTAAAGGTATCTGGTTTGGCAATTTTGATTTTGGCGGTTTTATTTTTGGTACTTTGTTTTTATGCCTTTGTTCTTGATCATAGTTAAAATCATTTTCAGCTTCTCTCTGTTCTCTTATCCAATCTTCCCTGTACTGATGAGCTTGTTTTACTGGATCTCTAGTGCTTGCAATCTTTTTCTTCATCACAGGTCCTTGCACAAAAACACCTGTTCCTGGAACAGTTTCTATCTTATTTGTTGCAGGATTCATTTTTCTCTGAACTGGCACGAACTTGCCAAGTGAGCTTTCATATTCACTACTACTAAATGTTGGCTCTGGTGGACGCACGTAATGTTTTGGATGACCTTCTGAAGTTACACTTCCTGATGATTCAAAGTCTCCTTGGTCACCTCCACTACTGCTGCTACTACTTGTACTATCACTACCTCCAGCACCAGGCCAAAATCCTCCTAGACCGCCTGAGGATGGCGCATCACCACCTTCATCAGCAGCTGCTTCTTGATTACCTTTTCTCTTGTTCCAGAAATGCTTTGCTGTACGACGAATGAGCTCTTCTAGACCAACTGCTCCTGCTCCATATATGGGAAAGCGTAAAGGACCAACCCTCCTATCCATCTCATCGTCAAACTTTGCTATCTTGCCACCTATTGTACGCCCTGCTCCTTGTACTCTTCCCCATGCATCACGAGCAAACTTCTTTGCACTACCTCCCTGTGCGTAACGTGGTACTACACCACCATATGCATCAGAAGGTATGTAATCAGCAGGCTTATTTGCCATCCAGTCATTATATCCTGAAACAAGTCCTGGATGACCAGCAGCTTGTACAGCACTAATAGCATCATCATGATTAGCAGGATTGCGTAACTGATACCTTCTCATTTGCTTGTACACATTATTAGCTACAACAGGATCAGCATTCCATGGTTTGTTCGCTGCTTGTATCCTGTCTATATCTTCTCTAGAACGCATAGGCGCAGGTATTTGATCAGCCCTCCATGATGGAGCAACCTCTAAAGGTTCTATCCCTGGTTCTGAATTAACGTTTATATAATCATTATTACCAGTCATTTTAGCAGATGCTTGATTCACACGAATCTTATTTCTTGTAACATCATCACTCCTGTTCGTTCTCCATAGTTTTACCTCTGCTTCGCCTTTATCTTTTATATCTTGCGGAGTAGCAAATACGCGTGGATTATCTACTGGATCATTTTGTCTAATCTCATTATGAAATATCGGTTGGCCATCTTCTCCAATATCAAATGCTATCCTTGATGGCTGACCTGGGTACTTTTTTTGTTCCCAAGCTCTTAATCTGTCTAATCCAAATCTACGATCTTTACCCTTAGGAAGCGTCCTTGTTAGCTCACCATACTGATTTCTAGCACTTTGATGATTTATTATGTGATCATACAAAAAGTCTGCATCTGGATATTGTTTATGAAATGCATCTTCGTCAAAAGGAATATTAGCTAGACGTTCTTGTTCTTCCTTTTCCCTGCGCTTGCTCATGATATAATCATATAAAAACCCCGCACCAACACCGGTTGTTACTCCTCCTGCTGCTATACTTAACGGAACAGTATCGTTTTGATTATCGCTATAAGCCAATGAATTACTCTTCTTACCTCCGGCAGCATATGAAGGAATGAATGGGTTGCTATATCTTGGTACTACACCACCATGTGCTTCCATAGGTATTCCAGCTGATTCAAATGCACTTGGATGATCTGCTCTAGCTTGAGCATATTGATTATAAAGGTCAGTATACCCAGGCATAATATCTTCATTAACACCAAGCATATCATTTAGCATCTCTTCTTTATTAGAAGCAGCATTAGCAATTCCATAAATGTTCTTAAACTGTTTCTCGTATGGTGCCCATGCTGGTGGTTGAGGTGGTTCAGGATGTTCAGATGGTGGTTCAGAATGCGCAGAATAGTCAGCTTGTTCATTCGGCATAGAATGTGGAGAATACATATTTTCTTCTTGGAAGAATGTACTTGGTTCAGATTCTGGAAGATCTTGCATTGAGAATTCGCTATCTAACTCAGGTTGGCTAGATGTGCTTTGAACTAATGGACTCTTGTGTGGATCAGGTGTCTGAGGTGCTGTTGCTGCAGGAGTTGGGTCAGCTGGTTTAGCTTCTTCCTTCTGCTGTTTAGCACGCCATTCATCAAACTTGTGTTTTAGGAACTTACCTAGCTTGATGCCTCCAGGTAATGCTTTATACCCTCCATAGAGAGCTAATAAGCCTCCACCACCGTATATTGGATAACGCCATTTACCGGTCTTCTCAGCCATGTAGTTATCAATATTACTTAATGTGCCACCTTTAGCAAATGACTGAATATTTGGATTTTTGTACTTAGCTATCAGGTCTCTACCAAGCTTCATCACTCCTTCGCTAGGCTGTATACGGCTGGTTATATCACTTACCCTACCTCCATCGGCATATCTTGGCACTGCACCTCCATAAGCTGCTGCTGGCGGAGTAGGAACATAAGGAGGAAATCCAGTATCATCTAAATATCTTATTGCATCAAACCCAGCTCCATTATGTTCAGGCAATATCCCTCCATACATCTCTTCGGCATGTGTCTGAGGGTAATGCGCTGGATTAAAACGTAAGCCTTGTACATCATCTGGATACGTACGTCGTTCCCAGTTATTAAACCTATCCATCAAGAAACTCAATGGCCTTTCAGGAGTCATAATCCTGTTTTCCTTGCCACCTGTTAAGGCACTATATTGTTCCCATGTAGCATTAGGGTCTATATTACGCACTCTCTCAAACCGAGGAGCTATGTTATTATTGTAAACCCATTGAGCTTCATTTTCAGGTGATTGTTCTAACGTAACTCCTTCAGGTGTTCTGTTGATATAGTCACGATATGCGTCATATATATCCTTATCACCACCAATAAAATCTCTATACTGCGGAGAATGATGCTGTAAGAATCTTGTTCTTTCTGCACGACTATTGAAATTCCTAACTTGTGGAAAAATCTCGTTATGAAACCTCTCTAGTTGATTCTCTCTTATCTGTGCAGGAGAAAGGTTCGGTATTGAATCACTTGATTGATCTGGTGTAGCTGATTTACCTGTATTATCCCTATCTCTATTCGGTCCCCACTTCTGCATTGCCCAAGCAGCTGCTACAGGTGTGACTATACCTGCTCCTAAGCCTGTTGCCGCATCTTTAATCTTCTGCCATAAGCTTTTTTCTTCCTCTTTCTTCTTCTGTTCAGGGCTCTGAATCATTATCACCCTTGGTCCAGCTCCAATAGGAATAAAATCTCCTTGATACCCTTGATCACCTCCAGACTCATATCTTGGCACCTGACCACCATGTGCATAACCAAATCCCTGCATAGGCATATGATTAGCATCATAACGCATCTGATTGATACCCGACATACCTGCTTGACGTTGACGTTCATTCATCATCCGTTCCATAGCAGCATACTCAAGGCGTAAAGCCCTGTTCTTGTCCATTGATATACGTTCAGACTCTTTCTCACGTTCCTCCTGTAATCCGTGGCCATACAATTCCTCATCATACAATGATTCCTTGTCTACGACAGATGGCTTTTCTTTCTTCTTGTTTAGCATATTGCTTATCATACCAGACCCACCAGCCCCTCCAGTAGGATCACCATTAACAAATACTATATCATTACCAACACGTGTAAAATACTTACCGGTCTTTGGATCATAAAAGTATGTTGTTCCTTCGTTAGCTGCTGCCATTATTTCTTAGCTTTTGGTTTAGGAGGTTTAGGTTTCATCTTCTCTTTCATCTTCGCCTGCTGAAGCTTCTTGTTCTCAATCTTTAGCTTGTTCTCTTCCTGTTCTCTTGCTAGCTTAGCTTGCATCTTCTCTACAGTCAGATCATGTGCTTGTTCAGCTTTCTGAGTGACTACAGCAGCTTTCTGCTCACTTGCTAATATACTCTTATCATGTGCTGCTTTCTCTCTTTGCATCTTGATATCAGCCTCTGCTTTCGCTTTCATCTCTTTCAGGCTAACCTCTAGCTCGAGCTTGATCTTCTTCATCTCTTGCTCATGCTCTAAGTGCAGCTTCTTACGTTCTTCTTCAAACTCTTTGTTCTTCATGGCTTTCTCTACTTCCAGCTCGGCTTTCTTGAGTATTATCTCTTGCTTCTCGATAGCTAGCTCCTTGGTTAGCTTCTCTTTCTCAGCTTTTAGCTTGTCAGCCTCCATCTGTAGCTTATCCATGTCTGTGTCTCTACGGGTTTCTAACTCACGTTCTTTGAGCATTGCGTCATTATCTAACTTCTCACGCTCCATCATCGCTTGCATCTCAAGCTTCCTTGATTCTAGCTCTAGCTTAGCTCTCTCAAGCTCTTGCTGTGCACCATTATCAGCGCCCATAGCAGCTGTTTGTGCTTGCAACTCAGCGATTTGTATCTTCGTCTGTGCTTCAAGGTCAGACTCGTACTTCTTAAGGTTCCTATCAGCGTTCTTTTGATCGATATTAACCTGTCTGTCAGCCTCAACTTGTTGCATCTGAGCTTGTTGTGTCTGTTGTTGAGCTTCTTCTTGTTTCTGCATCATCTCTTGCTTACGACGCTCAACCTCTTCCAACTTAAGCCGTATCTGTGTTAGGTTATCGTATGACATCATATTAACTATATCCACCAATGTAGCACCATTTTGCATAGCTGGCTGATATAGTTGTTGTAATTGTTGTAATTTCTGCTGTTCCTGTTGACTATTAGACACATACAGATCCATGCTCTCCATAGGCATGTCTTCCATATCCATAAAGATCTTCATCCCATCGTCACCGATAGATGATATGAACGTATCGTCGTCTCTAAACTTCACACCCATAGCGGTGTTTAGCAACATTGTCAAAGCACGTTTCTTTACCCTGTCGTGCTTAAAGAACAGGTATGCTGTTGTATTGTATGACTCTTCTAATGCATGCTGTGTTGTACCTACACTGTCTCTGTGTTGTACCTGACCTAGCCGCTGTGGATTGAACCCAATAAGTGCTTGCGCCATCTGTTCAACCTTGTTAATCAGCTCGATATACATCGTTATGCTCTGAGCCATAGACAGGTCAATAGCACTGAAAGCGTTGAAGGATGCTGGTCTAGTACCGTCCCTACCAGGTATGTTCCATGCGTTCTCGTATGGGTTAACCATCACAACGCCCATAGACTTAAGCATATGTGCCCAGCGCTGAACGTCTATGCCTAAAGACTTAGGGATTTGTGTTATATCCATGATCAGTGCTCTTCCATTATCACGCGCAAGAAGTAGTTCGAGCCTGTACCATAGAGATAAGTACGTCACTTGCATAGGCTTAAGCAACTCAACCACTGAGCGTCCCTTAGCAGCTTGACCAACATATGGTAGCTTGATGCTTGTTGGGTCTCTCCAGTCGGTAGCCATGGTGATAGGTCGTATACCGAAGTAGATATCTCCAGCTACTCTGTATCCCTGCCATACATGCATGATCCATTCTTCTACTATCTCCTCCTCGTCTCCTGTCTTCACGTACCCTTCATCAACAACCTCTATATAAGGCTTGTTAGTCGCTGGGTCGTTGAAAGTAACGAAGAATATCTTTCTAAATGACCGCCAGTGTACCTTCCATACCTCTATGCAGTCTGCACTCATACTATTATACGGATGAGGTAATCCCATCCAGTCAATATTGTCTATGTGATGTGTATCCAATGGATATGGGTCCTTGCTGTTCTTCCTGAACTCCCCATTGCTGCTGCCCGTATCTTGGATCAAATCTAATATCTTATCGTAATCATCATCGTCGATCTCGTCCCTGTACCGGTCATGGATCTCCGCAAATGATAGGAACATACGTTCTGAGCACCATGTAGCATCCTCTATATAGTCTAGGTCTGGTGACCACTCATAAGAGAACATTGCTGGGTTCACACGCCTAACATTAGGCCTTCCATACTCCTCTCCAACGAAGAAGATTTCTTCATCGTTCTTTAGTAGGTCTATGTACCCCTTGTGGAACTCTGCTGACACATCTAGCTTGGCTATTAACGCCCTTAAGAGCGCGGATGCGTAAACTTCGTATATATCCTTGTATGTTTCTGTCATGTACTTTTGCACTTCCTCTGGTGGCATTATAGAGCCATCCTGCATGCCTTGCTGAAACTGCTGTGCTCCTTGTGGATCCATAGCGTTCATGATCTCTGCTTGGACATACTGCATGAGCATCTCCTTACGTTTTTCGAACCGTTCACTACTGCCAGCTTCAGATGTTCTATGTACTGTGAAAGCTAATGGTCTGCGTACTTCCTCACCAATCATGCTGTCAATCATCGGTCTCATCAGGTTGTACTCCTTGAGCCTTGCTGGTAGACCATCTTCAACATTGAATGGGTTAGTGATGTACTTCATCTCTTCTTCACTGTACTTGCCGTCATACATGTCCTCATTGGCCATGATGTTTCTTACCCTATGAGGGTTGTTAGATGTAGGATTAGCTATCATAGCTGTGTTGATAACAAAATCCACACAATCCTCCTTCCATTGTTTGTTCTTCTTCTTTATCCCAATCTTCTGTGGAGGAAGGGATAATCGTTGATGTGGTATGTTACTTCCTACGTGTGCCATTATGTACGTTGTTGTGTTTGTGGTGGCAACTGTGCACCACCGCTTAATGATGCCATGGCTTTCTGTGCAGCCGTCTCGGCAATCTTATATCCAAAACCTACCTCAATAGGTCTTTGTACCTCTCTAATAATCTCTTCTTCTCCTATGACCTCAGGATTACCAATGATCTCCATACAACACTCTACATCATTGCGTGAGTTAGAAGTGCGTCTATGTAATACCTCTAGCAAATACATCTGTGTACGTAATCCATCTGGTCTATCTACACCACCTCCAGAAGGGTCTACTCTGCCGCCTCCCATACCAAAGAATCCCAGGAACCTACCAAATATAGACGTTACTGCTCTAGAAGTCACATTCTGCGCAAGAGCTGTGCTTTCTGGTCGTACACGTCCAATCCTGTATGGTAATCGACCTGTGTTTGCTTGTCTAAGCAATAGTGAATGCTGTAACACTTCTGGACCATAAAAAATCCTTATAGGGAACGAATAATAGAACTGATCTCCTTGACCTTCAGGATTCCCTGCTATACCTCTTCTTTGTATTAGATCAGCTGCTATCAGGTATGGCATAGCACCATTATAAGGAAGGATTTCAAATGTTCTTGTGTCTCTTCCCCATAGCTTAGATTCATTATACGTTACTGCTCCAGCTAAGTCATGCTGTTCAGTCTGCATAGGCAGAGTAACATGCAATGAGCCTAGCTCCATGAGTATATCTCCACAGGCTACATCACGCGATAAAACCTCTGTGTTAGCTACCATAGTAAGCTTCTTCATCTCTAGTCTTAGTGCTTCTACACGTTCGTAGACTAGGTCTGCATATGCCATATTAAGGAAATGCGCAATCTCAAAGTCTTGAAACTGCGTACGTCCTGTTGGCAAGCCGTTCTGTCTTGCACAGCTGGAAATGAATGCTGCTTTTAAATCTGCTACTGTTGTCCTCATGAGCCACCTCCGCCTGAAAATCCTACGGCTAACTTAGCCGCTTCGTATGCTATCTGATACCCATATTCAACTTCTAAAACCCTATAAGGTACGATTTTTGCATCTCTTTCTTGTATCATTCTGAGCTCTTCTTCTTCTGTGTATGCTGATACATGTTTTTCATCAAAATGTTCTGGAAGTAATGGTGGTGGGTAAGCAATATAACTAAACACACAAAACAGTTCTTTGGCTTTCCATAGGTTAGCTAAAGCACCAGATGTGTTAGCTCTATTAAACTCATCATTGAAGTGGAAAACCTCTATAACTGAATACCCAGGCCTGGTTGTTCCTCTGTAGTCATTGTAATTATCTGAATCTATCGTCTCTATCTCTCCATGCCATCTACGTTGCCTGCACAATGCTCCTGCAGCGTACCTACTGTTAGATGCTAGATTGATAAGAGTTGTTATCTCGCTACTACCAACGAACCTACACATACGAGAGAACTTAGGCCAGTTATGACTAAGCCTGTTAGCATCAAACCCTTCAATCTGTACAGACATGATCGTTGGTTCACCAAACTCACGTATCTCTTTAGGAATGACGAATATACGTGCATTCTCTGCTGAACGTTCATTATATCTTGCAGTACCAAAACGTAATCCTGTCTTAGCATCAACCTCCTTAATCAGTGGAGTCATACGGTTTAATGTACCATGCTCCTTGATTAATGAGTCTACTGATGTTACTACACCAGCATCACCAATCAGTCTAGACGCAATCTCCCTTGTTTTCTCTTCATGTAACCGCTCCCAGGCGGTGTTTAGGAATGCACATATCTCGTGTATAGTGAAGAAGTCTATGCCAGCTGCAAGGAACTGTGACTCTATACCCGTTACACCAGACTTTTCTTGTAGTTCATCTAGGTTCGGTGTGCCACGTAAGCTCTTATGTGCTGTTACATCATATCCTTCGTGAGATGTACCGTGTTGTGTGATAGACACCTGAGATAGTCTGTTACAGAACGCTAAGAAGGCGTTTTTTAAGTCGTATACATTCAGTCTCATAACTTAGTGTTTTTCACCCATGCTACGCATGGCTAGTATTGCTGCTTCTTCTGCTATCTCATAACCAAATAATACTGCTACGTTCGCTGTTGATTCCATAGCTATATCATTCTCTGTTATTGGTGGTGGCATAGCTATGCCTTCATATGCAATAACGAATTTTCCACCTCCTGCTGATGGGCAATTGATCTCTACATAGAACTCTTCTGTAGGCTTGCCTGAACAGACATTTGATGCTGCTTTAGCAAAAACATTCTTACGTATACGGTAATACATATATGGCATATATTTCTGCCCTCTGTACAACATAGTAAACTTAGGTGCATCAGACACTGTTAATGGTCTGCATATATATGCTTGTGCTGGAGTATTTGAACTTCCAGGTTCAAGTATCTGTACTGTTAATAAGTATAAAGGTGCTGAGTTAATAAATGGAATAGCAAAATGTCTTGTGTCCTTATATGCTATCTGATCATTCACTCCTCTAGGTGTATTATAGGTTTCTATTAGGGACGCTTGTCCGCCAATATATAGATCGCCCATTTCCTGCACTATACGCTGATCACTAGCTAACGATGGTCCTGGAGGTGCTTGTGGTCTGGCAGCTGCAGGCATAAACCGCTCGTCTAGTATAGATAAACGCTTATTAACACAGTTATAATAGGCATTGTTCAGGAATGAGGCTACCTCATAGTCCTGAAAGTAATCCCTACCAATACTAAGGTTAGTCACTCTGTTGCATTCAGTCATGAACGCATCCTTGAGTGCTTTGATATTTATCTTCACTTAATCTTCTGCTTTGCTTCTAATGTTTGATTTATCATCTTATACATCTCAGCATTTTTAGCATCCTTAAAGAATGTTACACATTCGCTTAATGAGTGTGCTAGAGTATCAGTACCAAAGGTGTAAATGTTCTTATTCCTGGTAATGATTCGGTCCTCTATAGCTCTTTCGATAAAGTTCTTGATTTCTTTGTCTTTATCGTCAATCCAGCGAGAAATAAATAACTGAGGATCTGTTTTTATCCTTTCTGTCAGTCTAGATTCAACGATCTCGTTGCTTAAGCCTACTGTACGTACACCAAGAAGTCTGAGTGCTGTGCGCATCTGTTCACTAGACATCTTATCTAGTTCACGATAACACTTACGTATCATCTTTTCTTTAGTGTTCTTTACTACTGCTTCAGCATCCTCATTACGCATAACTAACCGATGGTGTGCAGTCACATGCTGTTCATCCTTAGCAACCAAATGGTGACTAGAGAGAAAAACATAAACCAACTCATCAAACGGGTCTGATGTGTCGAGGGTGAGTCCATCATGAGGTACAGAAACAGAAAAGGTCCTCCAGTACTTACCCGCAGGACTTGTTGCATTCCTAAATTCAGGTGGACGGAGAGCCTCTGCTGGCATACCCAGTTTTTTTGAGAACTCTTCTACGCGATCTTCTGATAGACCGGTGAATATCTGACCACTTCTGGTCATGTATGGTGTTAAAGTCGTGGAACATCCCGGAAATTTTACCATTGGAGATGTTCCGTCTTTCCTTTGTATATGATCTACTTTGATGTTCATATCTATTATGTCATGGGGTCACCCCCGAAATTTATACTTACGCTTAGTCTGCTAGAGCGTACTCTAACTTACCACATCCGCGTGGGTCTAGGATAGCATAGCTAACTTCTGATAAGAAGTGTACTGAATATCCGTCGATTGGGTTTGCTCCAAAAGAGTTTGTTCCTTTTTGGAATCCGCTTGGTGAGCAAGAACCAGGAATAACCCAAGATACGAACTCACGGTCTTTCTTGTAAAGCTTAACAATATTTGAACGACCATTACGGAACGTGTTGTCGATGAAATACATAGTGTATGAAGAAATAGGCTTCTTTGATACAGGATGTAAACGACGGTTGTGTTGAATGTCATCTAATATAGGAAGCAACTTTAAGTTGATTTCTATACCATTAGGGAACTTCCATGAGGTGAATTGTCCACCGAAGCTCAAGTTTTGTCCGCTTCCGCTAACAAACTTAGTGTCTTCAACATGTACGTTCAATGTTCCTAATTTAGCTTTCAATACACGGTCAAATTCACGCATTCCCATTTCGCCAGTTAAGACTAAGAACTTACGTTCATTCATGCCTTTAACAGCGTATGATAACATCATGGTGAAGTTGTCTAGAATTTCTTCTGACAATTCAGTGTACTGAAGAATGTTTGTTGGTGAAATCTGTTCGTCTATACCAGCTGAACGTTTGATAACATTTTTCTTACCTCTCAATAAGAATGTGCCATCAGCGCGAACGGTTGATTTGTCCATCCATGCTTGGTAATCACGACGCATCATGAAGTCACGAGTAGCTTTCCATATCTGGAAGTCTGCCCATAAGTATGATGATTTGCCTGAAGCAGGGTCTTTAAGAGCGAATGCTAATACATCAGACTTTGCTGAACCGGTAATATCAACTTTCAAACGCATGATCGTTGGATAGTTGCGGAATTTCATACCAGTTGAGTAGCTGATGATATCTGCTTCGTCTGATCCTTCTTCGTATGCACTACCTGCACGAGTAACCTTGTTTGTTGATTGAAGGTACTTGCCTGGTATTTCCAAAGTAGGGTCTCCTGTTGCATTTACTACATCATATTCCCAATATCCATCACGTGGATTTGGTTCATTCATTATACGTAGCTGATAATTTTTATCATCTAGCTCTATTATTGCACCTGCACCGAATGCTGGTTCCTTTAATACTATTTGAAAAGTTGCGAGGTTCTTTCCTGCATTAGCAGCTGCTAAAACTAATGTGCCTAATGAGTAAGCACAAATAACATCTACTGGTGCTGTGTCTTCTACCTCGATTGTCCATTCATAAGACGGCTTATCTAGCTCAATCTTATGGCCTAATCCTCCAGTTAATAAATCCAATCCAGAAGAATAGTTAGAATAGTGAGTACCGTAGATTAACGATATGGTCTGTGGTAGTTGTTTAGGGGCCAACTTCAACGCGTTTGTTAACATCGTTTCATCCACAAAGCCATGCAGTCTTTCACCGCGGTACACCTGCATCTTGCTTATGTAATTGTCCATTGTTGATTTAAGTTAAATTATATTTTAGCTATCTCCCAGAATGGACGGCTCTCATCTGAGCGACCCTTTCGTGGAGCTGATTTTGTTCTTGTTACATTCTGTCTAGCAATAGTATCCCTGAATCTACTCATTGCATCTTTCTCTCCCGCTGAACGGAGGTTCCTTGACGCCTTATCTTTCTTCATACACAAGTAAGCGTTCCTGACTAAGAAGTCTGGATTGCTGGAGTAATCTAAAGCAAACCGTGAGTGACCATACTCATTCACCGGAGTGAACATATACTCAAAGAGCTCGGCTTTGTCTCTCCTAGAGAGCGGCATGCCAAACACCTCTTGTGTCTGATCCATCACACTGGCTACGGCCTGTACGAACCCTGCATCCTGTTGTTGAGCTGCTTGCGCCTCTTGCTGCTGTCTCTGTACGAGTGCTTGCTTTTGGCTGTTTGACCAACTCTTCATTATTGCTAATGATGATGCACCTTCGTCTTGCAGTAATCCTGCTTCAGTGTACTTGTTTATCTTGTGGGCTATCTGCTTATCATTAAAACCCTGCAACCTCAAGTTGTGCGCGATAACCATCTGGCAATCATGCGGATTATTGATGTTGACATTGTCATAATTAATCTCAGAAGCCGTGCGAAGATAAGTGTTAATGTCTCCACCATTCTTCACATACTCGTCGAGAGCTTGTACATCTGGGTGAGAATATTGTGGAACAGAATTCTCTCGAATAATGTCTACGACATACTCGGAAAACTGTTTCATATCCTTTGGACGATTTTCTTCGGGTATATTTCCCCAACCGTATTCGTCCACCAAAACGTCGAACCATTTATTAACTAGTTCGCCCTCTTCGGTTAGTGGCTCTCCTTGCTCTTGTGGAGCAGGCTCATCAGCTCCGCCTTCCTCCTCTTCCTCATCATAAGGCTTCTGGTCTTTGAAGGCATCTTCTTCAGGTGCTTGAGCTTCTGTCTTTTCCTCTTTCTGTTCCGGCTTAGCTTCAGGTTGTTGTGCCTGCGGCTGCTCTGGTGGGGCCTGCTGAGGTGCAGGTGTGCCATCCTGGGCTTGTTGTTGCCCGTCTGTCCCCGTTTCGTCACTCCACTTTGGCATTCCAGCGAATGAATCGTTGGAAGTATCCATCAAGTCGAGTACTTCACTGTTTTCCTCTGGCATGGATTAAAAATTTAAATATATCTATATCTTAAAAACCTGCGTTAGTAAGCTGTTGTGTTATATCTGTTAGCCCAGCTGCTGCATCTACTGCCATATCGGCTCCATCACCACGAAATTGGTATGTTTGAATATATATGTCTCGTGTTATAGGCGCATTAGCTGCATCGCGATCTGGTATTCTAGCTTGTATTGACACTCCTGAATAAGCTCTTCCTTGAATAGTCATTGTAGAAGGCAATGTGACAGGGAATTCAGTAATGTTTGTTATTCCAAACCGTCCTTGGCTTCTTTTTTCAAGGTCTGATACTAACTGCCATGCTCCATGTCCTGGTGTATATGCAGCTGTTGAAGCCGGAACTAGAGCTGTTGGTTGACTATTAGCTGCAGCAAGTTTTGCAGTAGCTTTTATTTGATACTGGTTTCTTACAAACCGTTGACGTTGCATAATATCATAGTCAGGAATTTTTTCAGTTATTGTTATAACTGCTCCTGCTCTAGTTGCTGTAATGGCTTTTTTAATTACTGGATGTGCATTAAGTAATCTTGCTAATTCTATAGCGCATTCATCTTGTGTAGTGAATGTTCCTCCAGAAACCATAGATACCATAAATTCGGTATAAGGCCTAGGTAAGTCAGGCATTTGAAGCAATAAGCTTATTGTGTATGTCGAACCTGCGGCGAAAGTACCTGGTAATGTGACTGTATCTGCTCTAGGCGTCATCGGCACATAAGCCTTTGTACGAGCTATGACTGCAGTTTCAACTTTAAAAGCAGGCGATGCTACTAAATCTCCATTGTTCTTTTTGTATGCCATATAAACTGGCAATCCTGCTATATTAGCCATATTTCCGCTGCTTCTTACTATTATTCCTGTACGTGCAAATACAAGAGAAAGCTGTCCTGCTGTCAGGGTATCAACACTAGTATTTTCAGTATTTGTTGATATTGTTGTTCCAATCAGAAGAACATTATGTAAAGGATTATACATGGTTTATTTTGTTTCTAATTTATATTTATTAATGTTCCTAACTGACGAGTTAACCTAGCCCATGAATCGGAAGGGTCTGTGTCTGCAGCAAGGATTTTTACATATGCTTTTATTCTGTCTCTCTGTTCTTTTACTTTACAATCTGCATCACGGTATTTCGCATTGCTAGTTACCTCAACAAGACTATATCGTTCGCCTTTCTCAGTTCTTGGTTTTGGTATAACAACAGGAAATTCTGTTGTGTTAGTAATACCTGATCTTCCTAAGTATGCTATCTCATCTGAAGCTACTTGCTGCCAATTACCAAGGCCTTCAACTGGTGTCCTGGTTAAATTCACAGTCTGTTCAACAAATCGTTCATCTTTAGGAAAAATGGGATTGTAAACATCATTACGCATGATACTAACACTGCAATCAAATCTTTTAAATTTCTCTTTTCCATTGATATCGAAATCAGTAATATGATCATTTTTTTCAGTGATCGTCAATGTGTTACCAGCTCTGGCAGCTGTAACCTTCTCTCCTATATATGGATGATTATTTATAGCGATCACCATTTTATCTATTAATGGTCCTTGATCTCCTCCTGTAGGAACTCTATATATTACTTGAATATCTATATATTGATGCTTTTGTTCTGGTGTTCTAACTAAAAAACGAATAAGATACTGGTACTCACGATCATCAAGTAAGGTAATAAAAGGAGCAGAATACACAAACGTTACCAATGGTACATTTTGCTTTAATGTAAAATCAATATTTAATGCTCTTCTTAAACCAGGAGGATTAGGTGATTCATTCCCAAATACTGGAGATATGATAAATTCTGGAGTAGTAGGTGTTTTCCCTATGTTCATAACAAAACAAAATTTCCTGCCTGTATTGTCAGGAAGGCCTCCAGCAGAATTTCGTATCGTTTGCATATTGTCAGCTGTGATAATAGAAATTTCTCCGGGAGCAATAATACTTATACCAGTAGCTACATTTTGAAAGTCATACGGTTGAAGACCGGCCTGTGCGTATGTAGTACCAATGAATAATTGATCGTTTATATATGGACTAATCACTGTGTTTCAATATTTTGTGTCGCAATAATAAATAAATAATACCTAAATACCAATACCTTGTCATCTTAATCTGTATCTCTGTGGAGGTACTGCATCTAACTTGCCCTGACGAGAAGAAGATAAACTCGAACCAGATGCTGGATCGACCATATCCTGACGAGCTTGTTTCTGTGAGTACTTTCCGAATGATTGGAAGAAGATGCTTTCAAAGTATGCATCAATAGCATAGTCAACAACGTCTGTATGTAACTCTACGGGTATATGTACAACCACATCCCACTCTGGATCGACCTTAATAAAACAGTCTTCGTATATGCTTTCAACCTTATATCCTTGACCAAGAACCTTATTTACTTTCCAATAAGAATAGTCAGATTCACTATTCTTATATAACATAGGCGTTGAACACATATCTAAAAATGAATCTGCTTGTTTAGAACGATTAAACAACATTTTATCTCCAACATACACTGTAACACGCGAATTACTGCGATCACGATGATAATAAACCTTCGATCTATCACCGCTCATTAATAGTGAATGCGAACTAAATACAGTGTTTCTAAGAGTTACAAAATCATTATTATCAAGTTCTATAGAATCAATAACAAACTGTTTCGGCATAACAACCCAAATATGATTATCTTGGTCTTCAGGGAACATTTTCTCGATAGTATGAGGAAAAATTAATGGATACGCTACTTCAGCTTCTAAAGCATCTTCATCAGTAGGTTCTTCTGGATCATCATCGCCTGGAATATACTCAAACATATTCTTTTCTGTATTCTGAACTAAAGAAACATAAATCTCAAACGGTTCGTCTATAAGCCTATTATGCTTACTTCCTGTCGTTGTTATATACTCGGCTTCTTTAAACGTGTACACTTCACCAGGTACAGTTTCTAATAAAACATTCGGAAAATCAATCTCGGTTATGTATTGAGTCATTAACCTTCTTGCTACCTGATCAGTATCATCAGCTTTAAACCTTTTCTCTATCTCATGCAATAACCTCTGCATACCAATGTTTAACCATACTTGTGCTATTGGCGGTTCCAATGTAGCAAACTCATTGTCAAACTTCGTCATGCGAAAACAGAATGATTGATACATCTGCCACCCGGTCATGTAATTATTAGTAGATACAGGTCCTTGCGTTAATAACTTAGCTTCTTGTAATTCTTGTATGCTGTTAATTGTTCTCATGTTAGTCTATTCCTTCATATAATTGACCACCCATACGCATCATGTCAAGTGGATTATTAGATGTTTCTTTATCTTCTAACTTAGCTGCTTGTGCAGACTGTGCTGTACCTTGTGTAGGTAATAGCCATTGTAGTTCATTAGCAAAGATCATCTGTTTGAGTCTAGGAATCTTCTCGTCTGGTAATGGATATGGTAAATCAAATTCAGATGCAACAATTCCAGCTATACCCTCAGGAGTGTCATCAGCCAATGTTACCATAGTTACATGAAAAGTGGGAGTTGCTGAAGTATAAAAATGACCAAACTTCTTTACATACAGGAATCTATTACGCAAAAATGCATTAGCTATCTCACTAGTAAAAAGGTTTGTATTATATCGTGCCTGCAACTCAGGCCCGAAATCAATTAAGTCGTTATCATATCTAACTGCAGATATAGCAAAACGACCTGTTAATGTAGGCAGTTTAGGAAGTTCCTTCTCTGATTTATATAATGCCCATACATATCCAGTATTATCAAAAGATTCTAACTGACTTTTATAATCAAAAACCTCCTCATACATCGGATCAATGACGCTGTTGTCATTTAGATCCTGTAACATGATGATATTACGGTACATGTGTATCCACGACAATAGTTGTAACCTATTGATAGTCATGGCTTTCTCTTTGTTTATGTACCCAGCTGTGAGGATTATATCGTCAGCTATCTGATTGAGTGTCATCGCGTTCTTAAGTGTTCAATCCATTTACATCTTAGCAGTACGGTATTGTTGACCACCTTCAACGCTTTCTTCATTCCTGCTTTTAACAAAGATACAACAAATTCCTTCTCTGCTAGCTTATCATTGTTCTGTATAACCCAGAAATACTCGTTCTGATAATCAGTCACATCTGGTGCAACCCACTTATCTTCCCTGTAGAACCGAAAGAACCGGTGATTATCTGTGCCGTACTCATTGAATGATATCTCTAATGTATATCCTTCCTTCATTGGCCTAGGATACGCATCCTTGACTGTTACATCATCTACTGCACTCCTGTTGACAAAGACGAACATGTCATCACTCCTGTCCATGTCTAGCACGTTCCTTCTCCTTGACCGTTTCATCTTATCTCTCACTAACCGTCCTTCCTCTGGGTACGGAGCTCTGATAATGTAATGTCTATCGTCTGTCTTCTCTAAGCTCCATGCTGCACGCGTAGTAAACACGGTCCTGTCTAAAGACGTGTCCGCTAGAGGCTTACCATGCGTAATAATCATGTAGTTGCCATACTTTGCATCACCTTTCGGTTCCAATGCTGTGGCTGCCATCTCACGTGCCTTTCTTGCGATCACCCCTCTACGAAGTGCTGTAGGCCTGCTATTTTCGATTAGTTTCTGAAAATTCTCCATTCTGTACTCGTCTGTGGATATTGGTTATAAAATGCCTCTGAGAATATAGGTACCTCAAGAAGCTGTTGAATCTTGCTTGTCTCTTCTGTGCTCTTGACTTCTGATAGCCACATCTGCTGTCGCATGACCATCACGCAACCTAAGGCTGCTACACGGTCGAAGTTGCTCTTATCGTTCCAGCTGATTAGTTCCTCAATGAGCGGTTCAGAGAAAATCCTGTTAATGTTCCTCTTGCCATCTGAATACTCCTCGAGTAGGTACTCACGGATCCATCCATTCATGGCGTTTCTAATATCTTTAGTCACATGCACTCCCTTGCCTCGCTTGACGAATGACTGCTCAACTATACGGTCAATGATGTCCGGCTGTTCAGCAAGCATGTACTCGCAATGCTTATTAACAAAGTAAGTGTATATACCCTTGTTATTGTTTTCATACATCACCTTAGCATTGTAATACAGAGCCAGCCTTCTCACTGTCTCATAGAAATCTTCTGCCATAGGTGGTCTACCGGTATACTCAGCAACGATCATGTCGTTATATGTCTCAAAGTTAGCAAATCGCTTGAATACCAAGCAGCTACCTAATGAGTTTGTCTGTGATGCATCAAAGTCGTAGCTATCCACACCAATGATATACAAACCAAATGGTGGTTCAGGCTCTGGGTGTTCCCATACAACAACAGCACCAGACTTATCTTCCGAGTTACGTAGGAAGTACGTCTTTATACTATCATCTGCTCTATGTCTAACGAACTTAATCTTCTTATCACTACCTATAGCCATATGTCCGACCTGTCTAAGGTCCTGGTACTCCTCATCTGTACGTAACCGCATAAGGTGTTCCTGTAACATCTTCTTTGGAAATATCGAACTACCATAGGTAGCTAATGCTTCTGATGGTCTGATAGGTCGTTCAATAACGTATGCATCGATATTACTATCTGACACTGCACGTTCAACAACCTTCTCGCGCTCATCCATGATGTACGCTATAGCCTTGTCTCTCAGCGTGTTACCGTCCTTGTCCATGTATAGCCTGTCGCCAGTCTCTTTATCTATACCGTCAAGGTTCTCGTAGTACGGATGAAAGAATCCCACGCTCATCTTGCTTGCCCCCTCGTCCCATATGTTCGGGACAGCTAGCAGGTTATATGAGTCAGGGTTCTGGAACATCCTACTGATAGACTGCATACTCTCATTGTTCATTGACGCCGTACCGTACACACATATGAGCCCCGTAACGAAGCTATCCTGCTCTACTGACGGACGTGCTATATTGAATGCATCTTCCAGTTCGGCAAATGATCCACCTTCCTCGAAGAAGATTAGTGATGCTACTATACCTCTAAGCTTATCCGGATTGCTCTTAAGTGAGAATCCCATAATCTCAGACTTATACCCATCCTCAATACTGTTACCATAAGCATCCTTGATAAGGAATGACGCTCTACGATGCATATCGGTGTTCTTTACCTGTCGCTTCTTAGCAAATGGTGTATGTGTGTCAATGAACGACATGAAATTCCATGCCTTATTAAGCACACCGTCACCAGTCAAGAACTTCTTATCCGTAGCAAAGACATAGCCTTTAGACTCCGGAACAAAGTAGTAGTTCCTGCATAGCATAGATGCATTCTTCAACGAATACCCTTTGCGTCGAGCTTTGAGTATTACCGCGTGCTTACCAGCTTCCTGGCAGGCTTCGATATAGTTGAAGTATATAGCGTCGTATGAATAGAATGAAGGGAAGTCCGTCACACGCTTATGCGTGAACTTCTTTCCACCTTTCTCCTTAACTATTTGGACTCTGTAGATGGGGCAGAAGTTGAGGTAGAAGTAGTTGAAGCCCGTGATGTAGTCACCATCGCTCGTCTTAAATCCGCTAATGCACCTCTCTTGCTGCATGACCCAGAACTTCTTCCATTCCCTGCTGTTAGGCTTGGCGTTAGTGTATACACCTTGTTTCTGAAAGTGTATTGCCGCTTCTCTGAACTTGTCAGTTTTCGCGTACTGCTTATGGAAGTCGAGTCCTTGCATTCGTTAAGATTTTTTTGGTCGTCCTGCTGATGACTTTTTGTCTCCGCTGGATTGTTTGTCTTCATTGCTAAAATGTTCATTTACGTCAAGCTTTATTCCTGCTACGTATATAAAGCCTTTAATATCAACGTCATACTTAACTGGCTCCATTGAACTGAACCAGTTCTTTACTATTGCTAAATGTTCATGATTCCCTTTCAATTGATTAGGATCATTAGATACTACACAATCCAAGTTTATCTTAGTTGCTAGCACCTCTGCGTAGCCTTTAACGGCTAATGAATAATTTACATGCATATTAACTTGGTACTATTATGTCTAACAATTTACCTATCCCTTTGTCAGCTATCTGATTAGCTTTGTTTATACCAGTCTGTGATAGCTCGTCTAATTTACCTCTGGCCATATCTACCATAGCATCTGCATATCCCATCTCATTGATAGCATCTACAGCATTGCTTAATATAGGTATTTGTTTACCAGATATCTTACTTGAATATACAGCTATTTGTTCTTTTAACAACTCAGTACCCTTATTTAATGCATATTCGGTACCTTGAGCTGCGTACTCATTAAACTTCTCTCTTACATACGCTGTTCCTTGACCTATAGCACTGAGTCCGTAGGTGTTATAGAACGCTGATGCTTGTGACTTAACATAGTCTGTAGCGGTGCTTACTAGTGTGCCTGCTTGGATCTCATTCCTCATACGCTCAACAAGCCCCATGATAACCTTGACTATACCAATGATATCGTCTAGGTGGTTCTTGATAGCGTGGAAGTAATCGATAAAGCTCTTGCCTTTCCACTCGCTGATAAGCGCTTTGACATTGTCTCTTATACGTTTAGCATTGTCTGTTATCCATTTGATGATTGACCATGACCATACGAAGTCGCATACAACACAGTAGAAGTTGAAACACCCTGTTAGTATATTTCCCGTATAGCTCTCTGTCTTGTTCTCAATGATAGCTATTGGCCTTACTATAGACCCATCAGCTAGCTTGATGCGTATATTATTCAGATTAGTTATCATCTCTTCGATCTGTTCCCTGGTGTTGATCTCTGGACCTTCACCAGCTGACAATGGCCCATGCAATGGACGTCTGAGGTTTGTTAGGTCATAGATACATGCTACAGCTACACCATCCTTATAGTCGATCTGGAAGTCTCCTATGGATGTACCTTGCCATTCATATATCAGATTACCTGTGTCCTCTAATATCTTAAATAGTTTCTCTTTCCCTGGTACGATAGATCTAAGCTCGTCTATTCCTGGGTTATGCTTCTCTGTTAGCGTGATAACACTAAAGGATGGGAACATCGTTGAGAAGATCAGTCCTGGTTGTCCGTAAGCAAAGAATGTCCCTTCAGCCTCAGCCATGTGTAAGGTCACACATCCGTCAGTCTGTATAGTCAAATACGTACTTCCCATGACAGGAATGATCAGATGCTTTGATGGACAATAACACATCGGTATCTCACCTGCTGGTAACACACGAAGCTTACCTGCTGGAGGTACTGGCATCTTAGGATTGAAGCAGAACTCGTACTGTATGAACCCATCGGTCTTGATGACACGCATGAACTCAAAGCATTCAAAGCTCTCTCTGAAGTATACCTGCTCACCTGATGATAAGATAAACATCGGTGTGTAGAAGTCTGATGTGAGAGACACATTTGGTGCCATACGTTCGCCTTCCTCTGTGGTCTCAAATGGATAATCGTCCTGTAGAAGGAAAGACATCTTGTTGTTCCCTGTGATAGTAAGTATAACTCCTGGAGGTCCGTAGGTGCCTAAGTCAATGTTCCTAGGGCTGAAGAATGCTAATGTTGAGTAGCCTTCTAGAGATGCGTCCGGAAGGGCATCCCCCCCATATACTACTAAGTTCTTTAATTTATTCCCAGGTCTACCAAAGTTCGTTGTTGTGTTTGCTGTACGTACTTTAATCAGTGTATACACACTCGTATGTGCTATACGTTCTGTCTCTCCTTTGACATATGAGAACCAGTTCATGGTAGCTGGATTAGATGATCGGCCTTCACCATCAACGAATCCTCCAATAGGTACACCAAAGCTGTAAGATACATGGTTAGCTAATAGAAGCATACCCTCACCATTGTTTGGGAATGGGTTCTCTAGTACTAGCTGATAACGTGTCTCGTCTGCTAGGGTAACGTACATCCTTGTAGCGAAGCAGTAGCCACTGCCTATATCGCATAGGACTGGGAAGGAATAATCACGAAAGTCTATAGCTACATCACCAAAGACACCTCCAAGGTCGTCCACTAGAACCCTATAAGCCATGCTGTTATTAAACCAGAATGGTGTGATAGAGTTGAATGAACCGTCTCCTACGGTAATGCAACAATAGCCAATGTTTCTGTATATGTAAGTGCTGAACGTTATTGTATTAACTCTCTCTCTGTCCTCGTCGGTCTGCGTGTTAGGATAGATAAACTGTGTCCAGCACTTGACTGTCTGCCAATTAGCTAATGAGTAGTCTATTGGTGCTAGGGTATCTATATCCGGTCCGCCAACCTTAGACTTCATTCCTGAGCTCTTGTCGTAGCCGATAACCTTCGTTCTGCCTATACCAAACACCTCATTGAGCTTGTTCTTTCCTAGCTCAACGAATGGAGATATGTCCACACCGAACTTACCACTTATCAATGTCTCTAGCTTATTGCCTACTATATCAAATCCTTTGTTTAATAGCTCCTGTCCTTTGTCTAGCCCCTTGTTCACTGCACCCTCTGCTACACATGCGAACGTGTCTTTCCATGCCTGTGGGATCATGTTATTGATCGATGGCGGGATATAGTCGTCTAGCTTATGTACTAGGTCTCCTACCCATGACTTACTTGATAGTGGTTTGTCTCCCCTGTCTGGGTCTGGTGTTGCTAGGTCAGGGAATAGCTCAGGGATCTTCTTTATAAACCTATCTCCTAGGTTTATAGCAAGCTCCTTTGCTGCGTCCAGTACCATTGGATAGCCGTTCTCATCGAACTTGATATCTGATGGTAGGCACTCAACAACAGGAGTAAGTATCATCTTACACGCATTAACAACCTCGTTCTCGTTCCATAACGTGTTCCAGAACGACATGATGTTGTCGTAGTACCGTTGTAATGACCGTGCATATCCGGTGATCCTATCACCTACACCATCATCGATAGTTTCAAAGTTGGTTTTTATGGTTTCTGCAACGTCTGCTAGGTCGTTCAGTCCTCCTACGAGGCTGTCAACGATAGTCTTCCGTTGTTCCCATACATCTTGTATTACACTCATTCTCCTAATGTCTCTTGTTTAATACGTACGAACAGTTGTGTTAACGTGTTTATAGCTGTTAAAATCTTCTCTCTATGCATCTTGATGTTCTCAAAGTAGTCTAGCACTGATAGGTTATCCCAACCCTCTGTGATATCTAATAGGTCATTGGTCATCTCAACTGCATTCATATATACCCACTGTAGGTTATCCCATGCCCACATGAAGTCTACTACTCTGCCGTAGAAGATGTAGTATCCACTGTAGATCGTTCCAGTGAGGTTCTCTTGTTTGACTTCCTTGATCGAGTATGGTTTCATTATCGTTCCATCACCGATCTTGATCATCACTGTCTTGACATTATCAATCAAGTCCGCCATCTTCTCTCTTGTATCTACTCTGTCTCCTAGGTAGTATATTGGTCTACGTAAATTCTTTAGGTCATATGGTGCCATGAGCACTATACCATCATCGTAGTCTACAGTGAAGTCAGTTAGCATGATCCCTGTCCAGTCATACACTAGGTAGTCCACCGCTAAACGTTTAAGGCGGTGCTTTAGCGATGGAATACGCTTGTATTTGCTTGTCACTGCTGGTAATGCCATACCTCTAGATGTAGGTAGTGTAGCAGATGCTCCAGCTGTACGTGGACGGAAAGTAGGGTAGGTGACGCAGTACGTCATACCTGTTCCAAGTGCAGCTGGGAACCCAGGTCCCTCAGTCTCATACGTTGTGAAGGTTACTTCACCCGTATAAGAGATTAGTATCCATGACTTGGTTGTTATCGGTACGACGATATCATCTGCTGGTAGGAACTCCTTAGGCATCTCACCCAATGCAACGATTGGGCTGTCGCCCTGTTCTTCCCAACATTCCTCGTCATTACCTTGTTTAAACTTGATATTGTAGTTAATGTATTCTGCATATGTCTTAATAAAAAATGCTTCCACACACCCACGGTTCTGTATCCTAAAGACCTCTGTTGTAGCGTCTAACACACAGAAAGACATCTTCCTGTTACTGTTTGGTGGATACTGGCTAGTAGTGCTGGTGCTTAGTCTTTGTTCAACTATCTTACCTCCTACGAAGCAGAATGAGTTGGTGTCAATATTGTCTTCATCAGCAAAGTTCAAGTCTGGTATGACAGCTGGTACACCATGCTCCATCCAGTAGAATAAACATCCTGTATTACGTACGAAGTACTCTGATGCATCGGTACCATAGAACGTCACTGATGACTGGTACTTGACGTAGTTATCTGGTCCATCGAATGGTCCAAGGATATCTGCTTCGCCTGTATTATCTGCTGTAGCCATACAGTAACAAGACTTGAAGATCGTTTCATTACTGTCGTTCTTGTTAATGCATATATTCCCAGGTGTGATTAATGTTGTTCTGTCTGGGTTATCATTAGTAGGTGACTGTTCCTTCATACTAGAGAAGTCTAGTATATAGAATGTGTTATACTCAGCTGTGTTAGTACGTCTGTACTCACCCTTGACACGTAATGTCCAGTCGAAGTACTTAACATCATTAGCGTTTCCTGGTGCTGCGTCTTGTTTGTATATCGTTCCTGTACCAACCTCTAACACGTACGTACGTCCAAGCATGATCCTTACTGGTCCACCACCTTTGATCATCGTTCCACTTGGGTGCATACCTGCATTAGCTTTGTCTAGCCAGTATGGGTTACGTAGATACACACATGGCACCCAGTTATTTGGTGTTGTTGAGACGTATCCGTTATGGTCCATACCGAATGTCAAGTCTGACCAGAATCCCCAGTCTGACCATACAGTACCTTCCTCATCATCCTGTGAGACAACATACTTACATAATACCGGGACTCTGTATCCCCTTAGGTCTATTGCTTTACGTGCAAACTGCCGACCGATAGATGCTATTGATAGCCTGGTCATCTCAGTAGAGTTAAGGTATAGATCCTTGTACTCATCTGATGAGGCTTCAAAGGTTAATGCGATGATATCTGGTCCAGCATCGTTGTTAGGTGATAAGTCTACATATGTCTTGATGGATATACCTATCTCTGTTTCTGACCTTAGTGAACCACCTAGTGGTAGGTACTTAAGGTGTTCGAGATGTTCTGTTGGTAATCCTAAGTTCTTATTATAATCATACCACGCACTGGTATTGATTGCATTGGTGTCCATGTACGCTCCCTGGACCGTTGTCCATCCTTCGTACTTGGTGTCACCTATGATGGCTTTGTCTGCATCTACACGTGCGTAGTGCACTGGTGTAGGCTCTTCAAGCCCAAGCTTTTTCTTTATTGTTGTCCCTATACCACTAGCATCAAACAATGCATTGCCTACATCCCAGATCTTTGATGTGATTGGGTTAGACTTCATCTTCTCCTCTATTGGCGCAAGAACCTTTTCCTTTACTATCTCTAATCCTTTACCTGCTCCCTGCATTAATAACGACTTGCCTTCCTTAACACAGCCGTCTTTGATAGAGTTGACTATGCCCTTAAAGTCCTTCGTTCCTTCAGGTACCATCTGTGCTACTGTGTTAATAGCATTACCAATGAAGTTACCTGATGATATGGTCTTCTTAGCGTCTTTGAATACACCTTTAACAGCATTCTTTAGTCCATCAAAGATACCTCCTAACCGTCTGTCATGATGATTGATAGATACGCCCTTAACGAACTGTCGTAGTTCCCACATGTCCTCATCATCATCTCCATCATCTGGTTCAGGTAGGTCCTCGTCCCACTCAGTATCTTCATCAACCTCAGAGAACTGCGTCTCTTCATCATCCATCTCAGATGGTGATGGGGTAGTAACAGCTGGTGCATGTGCGCTCTGATAGGCAAAAGAGTACTCGTTCTCGTTGTAGAGTATATCCCAATAAGACTGGAATAGGTCACTGTAACGAGTGATAACGTTAACGTACTCAAGCAAACGCTCAGAGACGTTCTCGTCAATAGTTTCAAAGTCCTCTTTGATGGCGGCAGCAATGTACACGTCGTTCTCTAGCATGTCGATAAGACATTCTATCATCGCCTTGCGCTGTCCCCATGTGTCTGTTGTTAATGCCATATTCTATTAATATTTGCCTATTAGTCCTATGTAATATGTCTGACTACCTTTATCTACTTGTGTAATATTATTAAGTATGTAAGTAAATCCTGTTGTTGACCTAGTCTTTAACGTTAAATTAACACTCTCTGTTGTTGTGTTTGGCCCATTACATACTGTTACTGCATATTCTGCTGAAGGAGCCACCCAACCATTAGGGAAGGTTAATGAATATGGAGTTCCTCCATTATAGTAACTCCTCATTGTAACTTCCATATACTTATGCCATGTTTCTTTCTCAACCACATACGCCCCATCGAAGTTTGGATCGAGGTAAAACCCATGTTGCCATTCGCCAGCTACAACTGAGTGTTCTGTTATGTATGACCACTGTCCATTAGTACCTATCCTATGACCACATGTCAAATTGAATGTTGATGCTGCATTTAGTATTGTTGGCCAAATCTGAGGCTCAGTAGGTCTTAACGCTTCTGGTATAGTAGTTATGTTCGTCCATCCCCCCTTACCAACCTTCGTTTGGATCATATAATCCACAATAGCACCATTACGTACTATCTTCGCATTCACATCTGAATTACTAAATTCAAACACCTTCTGCGTACTAAAACTCAACTTCTGGGTGTACTGCTGCAATGGATCTGAATCTGGGATGATGTAGGTGAGTGTAACTCTAAATCCAACATTTACACTAGCAAACGCTGCTCTATAATTAATAGCGCCACCAGAAATCGAGCACCAACCAACAAACTGAGCGTTAGTATTTTCAGCATTCCAAGGCATTGCACTTATTAAATTATAGGCTGGTATTAATGCTCCAGGAAGTGTTGCTATATTTACATACGCTGATGTAATTGTTTTTGGAGAAAATACATAATTTCTCACATTACCTGACTGCCATACTTCAAAGTCGCATGCTGCATGTGTAGCACTGAACACTTTTGTCGACCCAATCAACAACCTATCGTTAGGGATGTCTGCTAGGGTGGCTATGGATGTAGAATCACGATTTGCTGCTACGTTTGCTGCTCTAGTTATAACTGCATCGTCACCAATGGTCATTTCTACTCTATCTTCTCCAGATTTTCTTGATATCTCTACACCATAATCTTTAGAGAACATCACTGATGTATCAGTCATACCAAATGATACAGCTCCACCATACAATTGTGCATTAATACCCATGTTTACTGGCGCCACTCCTTCTAACCATGCTTTAAGATAACCAGAAGCATTAGCTTTCAACTCAAACTCAATATGAGTATTATTACCTGTTGAATTACTTGTATTATAAATAAACTCACCATCGTCCTGAGTTACATTCGTCGAAACTGTACCTGAACTCATGCTCTTCTTCACATAATCCGTAGGTATATCTGACATTATAGCTACCGTTGCTGGTCCTGCTGAGTACCCTGACCCACGTGACCATGTGAAGCTATCACTATTAACAGTTGCGAATGTTGGTTTGACAGCAATGAATGACTTATCTCCCTCTGCTGATTCTGCTGTTAACCGTACTCCTTCAACCTCTGTACCTAATTCGATACTTTCATATGAATACGATATAGGAGGAATAAGAGCATAGTCTTGTCTCTTAACCAAGAACTGTGTAGGTGAACTAGTTATATCCATGTCTGAAGTAGTCCCATGCTCTGATTTTAGCAAGTACTGCATCAGGTCACTTACCAACACTACTGAGTTCATGCTTGATGCCCACTGTGTTGGTCGAGTCCAAGTGAAATCCGGAGCGACTACCTCTAGTCCTGTAGATGATAACGCCATTGCACTCTCATCCTCTATAGCTGTCAGGCTTATCCCCTGCCCATCCATAGCGAATGTGTATTCATACAATGTATCCGTCGCTTCTATGCTTACTGCTGTACCGGTCTTCTTAACATATGGTGTTAGGTCTAAACTCAATGGGGTAGCTGTTGTTCCATCTCCTGTTAATGGAGATAATGGATTGACTTCTACCTTCTTTATGTACCCTTGGTCTACTACGCTAAGCTCATTACCCACTGTACCGTCACCGGTCAATGTGCTATCATGCTCAACCTTCTCTAGTCCAGGAACAACACTTATAACTCCTTCATCATCAACAGATATCGTCTCACCATCTGGCATCACTATACCTGCTGTTGTTGTTGTCGCTACTGGTATATCTGCCCCTACTGCTTCCATGAATGCTTCATCTTCAAGCAATAGGTCTGCTATCTCATCCATAGCCACATCCAACTTCGATTCTGCCGTACCCGCACCAAGCAATGTGTCTCCGTGTGCTACTGAGGTCATTCCTGTACCATCACCCACAGCAGACATGATCCCTTGGTCGTTGATTATTATCGTTGCATTATCTGGCTGTACTATACCTAGAGATGATTCTGTTGCTTTAGCTAACTGCCCAGTGACAACCTTCAACTCATCATCTGTCGTACCCTTACCGAACAACGTACTATCATGCTTGACCTCCGTCATTCCTACTGTATCTATGTATGTAGCATCCGCGTACGCCTTAGTGATGAACTCATTCGCTGCTGGTGTAGATGTAGATGTCATGAACGTAGACATGAACGCACGGTCAATCACCGCACCCTGCTTGTCTATTATAAGATGTGTGCCTACACTACTAAGGAAGTCCTCTACATTAAACTCTATGCTATCCCCATAAGCAGCTACCTGTGTCCCTTGGTTCAATGTCCCTGGGTCCACCTCTACATTACTCATTGATACATAGTCTAATGAAGATGTGTTCACCACCTTACGTGTAGATGTCTTCGTTGACTCAACTACCTCAACCTCTTTTTCTACGAACCAGTCTATCTCCTGTAGGTCCTTCATCGTTGCTACACTGAGTGTTGGTCGTGTCTTCGAACTGTGCTGTGCAGCTGTTATGTACCCATCCTTAAGTAATAGTTCGCTTGCCACCACCACCAATCGTGCTACTTTGGAGAAGTGCCATGGTATAGCCACCTACTTCGTCAGCAATCTGACTGATCATCAACTCTTCATCACCTGAATCACTCTTAATGATAGACCTTGCAAATCCACTACCTACTATAGCTGCTGCATCGTAGGTGTACACTAACTGCCCAGACTTGTATAGGTTCATTGCTGTACCTATCGTCTGTGCTCCATACTGTGCGTCTGCGTAAGTATACAACACCTCATCCTCTTCATCCTTCACTTCGAATCCAGTAACAAATCCATACTGGTCTGTTGTGGTCTCAAAGTCCAATGATCCCCCTACTATTGGTGGGTCGTAGTTGTATATTACCTGTCCGTCTCTTGTTACCTTAAACCCATCATCATCATTGTCGGAGAACGTGTCTACCGCTGAGTCGGGTGGGGTGTAGGTGTATATCGTCGATCCTCCTCTAGCTACCTTGAACCCATCATCTTCATCAGTGAAGGTGTCTAATACAGCTGAGTAGGTGTATATAGGTGTACTGTTCTTGCTTACCTGAAACCCGCTTGTTGTTGGATAGTCAGCAAAGGTGTATACATCCTGGTCTGGCACTACCGGTGGTGTATATGTATAGATGACTGTCCCGTTCTTTGCTACTACGAACCCTCCTGATAGGTTATTGAAGGTGTACTCCCACTGAGGTGCTGAGTAGTTAAAGATTATGTTCCCTCTCCTTGTTACTGTGAATGATCCTCCTACTAGACTAGCGAAGGTGTCTACATATGCTGTATCAGCTAATGCCTTAGTCACATACTCACCATTCGGCATAGTGTTGTAGTTCTGACTCTTCGTTGTTGCTAGCGTACCATCACTGCTCAAAGCAACTAATGTTGATGTTCCATTTTTGAACACAAACAACATCGCTGGGTCTCCGCTGTGTATAGTCAAGCTTGGTATATATGATGTGCCTGTATGGCTTATCATTATCCCTGTTGTTAGGTTGTTTATCCTACCTGTACCTGTTGTTGTTGATACAGATGTCACAGGAACAAGCTTGTTCGCACTGTAGTCATATACCACACTGTTCTCATGCTTTACCTGAAACCCAAGACCATCATCCACGAAGTCGTATTGTGTTGCTCCCGATGTCTCTATGTCTGCTTCTGATAGTACATCAGTCATGTAGTCTCCTAACTGATCAGCTAACTCCTCTCCTGTTGTAGCTGCTGCCACACCATCGATAGTCATATTAGCTATCTGCCCAATATACACATCACCTACTAGGTCATCAGTGAACTGTATGTACCCTTCCTCAATCTCAAACTCTATTGAGAAGGTTGTATATAACGCATGGTTGTCTATTATAATAAACTTATCAGGTCCAATCCTGATATCGTACATGTCTATATGTTGTGCCATTATATTTTCTCTATTAACTTAAATTCTTTCTTTACTGTCTTATATGCATCTTCGAACAAAGCAAAATACCTTTTCGTTGTTTTATTCATTACAACACAGATCTTCTTCTTCTCTGTTAAAGACATCTGCTTAGCTACCTTTCTAGCATGTTCTAATGTAAAATAGTTATTCTTCTCTTCTTTACAACATCTCATTATTATGGAAGTGGTGGTACATACACCGTATCTATTGTTAATACTAAAGTCCAACACTTATATCCTTGATTAACTAATGTTGTGTTGCTACCTCTTACGCATCTTTCATTAGTCCATCTATACACTTTTCCTTCTGACGTACATGTTGTGCTTGCAACAACAGTAGCCGTCTCTGTTAAATCAGACCTACGCACACTTGTAGCAAATACACTTACAGGTGTGTTCGTTGTTCCATTACCAGTAAATACACCGAATACACTTTTCGCTGATTCTCCAGTTCCTGGTGTTACCTGATCTATACCAACCCATGTATTTGCACCTAACTTGAATAAACATCTGCCAAAGAATGGTGTTAATACAGCAGTAGCTGGATCTCCTTTCATTGTTATAGCATGAATAAATGTTCCTATGTATTGGTTTGGCAGACATCCAAGTATAGGATCTACCATCATAGTTGTTCCTCCTCCTGATAATCCAGGCTTAGCCCATATATCAAATGCATCACCTGTTGATGTGTTTGCTGTTGCATTAAGTATTTCTAATACATAAAATTCTTCAGGGAACCCTGCTTCAACAGTAATAATAACATCGTTATTTACTATAGCTACATTCCACATAGTTCCGGAATAATCTCTCCATGACTCAGCCATAGTAATACTACCACCAATAATCTGTACGCCACCTCTTTCTGGATGATCTAAGTCACCTGCTACAAACATATTAGAAACAATACCAACCGTACTATTTGAAAATATAAATCCGACCTGTTCTTGACTAGGATTATTAACACCAGATTTACGTACCTTAATTCTCTTAATATGTATCTGATTCGTCATTCCTGTAGGATCGCTCCAAAATCCATACTGCTGACTACCATTAGGAGTATTAGCATCTTTATCAACAAATTCCTCTCCTGTGTACAAGTTTTTATATGTAATCCATACATAAGGATTGCCAGAAGCATCTTTTACTACTATCCCTGGCCCTGGAGATACTTCAAGCAACTTGACTCCTTCATTAGTATAATAAGGAACATCAAGATTAGTAGATACATAAGGATATGTCATAATAACATTTCCTGCTCCACCTCCACCTCTTGCTGGGCTTCCTGTGCATCCACCTCCTGAATGTGTACGTCCTGGCTGTCCTCCTTGTCCTGTATATCTCGTTCCTGGATAAAAATTGCTATTATTCAGACACATTGAACTATTATCTCCTTCTCTTCGTCCTGCATATGAATATGAAAAACCTGTTATGTCAGAATTGTAATAACCACTGTTATATACCTGTCCAAGAGTATCTTCATAACAATACCCTCTAGGAGCTAATAAGTAATTAAATACAACATTATTCTTAACATCATTTCCTGCTTCTTGCCTATAATACCTTATGTATGATGGGTTTCCTGCTGGACCAAGTCCACCTCCGTTAGTATTAGGACCGCCTGCACCTATGTACCTTCTCAATTCAAGAGTTTTAAAATGAGGGAAATACTTAAACAATGTCCCAGTTGCACTAGCAAGGAATTCTTGATATCCACCGGTCTGACCGCCTCTAGCTGTTCCTCCACCAGACCCTCCACCAGTAGAACCACCACCTATAATAAATGCTCTAAACTTAGTATAATCAGGAATACGCCTATAGACTGGCAATGAATCTTCTGCCCCTATAGGACCGCAAAATAACATCTCCATAATATCTCCAGCGCCTCCAGTCTTCCATCCTTTCCTAAACCATACATGACCAAATTTAAAGTTTGTTGTTTGTACAAACATTGAATCATCACTAATTAATCCTTGAATAGAAGTAGACACAGAAACAGTATAAGTACTTACAGGACTATCTATACCATCCTTACTTTGATGAACCTTGACATTCAATATTTGTGTCCTCATAGGATCAACAACACATACTTTAGTATATGAATTTATACGTGTTTTATTACCATTACGATATATTAAGTAATAGAATGATGTTGTAGTTACTATTAGATTGCCATCTGAATCATACACATCTATAATAGGAACAGCCTCTGTGCTTGTGCCAGGATTATTAGGCATTAAATACGCAAACTTAACTTCTACTGGATTATTTTTCTCCACACCAACTGGTAGGTTTTGTAATGTTATCGTGCTAAGCAATTGCGATCCGCTAAAATAGAAATATCCAAGCATACCATTACATCCTTCGGTATTTCCTGTAACTCCTAGATCCGCTAACTGATCCATTGCTCCAGAATTAATATCTAATACGGCATAGAAATAATTCAATACATGAACAGGATACTTCTTTAGTATAATATAATATGTTACAGAAGCAATTTGATTAGGCGAGTAAACAACTATTTTTATAGATGTCTTACCCATATTAATATTAGGATAACTCCTACCACTACAATTAGGATCTGTAGTAACAACTGTTCTTGACCATGTCTGATTAGGAACGCCTAAAACAGGCTCAACAGTTACATTGCCATAATCCCACGCAACAGGATATGATAATTCGTACTCTAACGTTGTCGGATCGAATGTTGGTGTTATAGGAAGATTATTTATTATGGTAAGTCCAGCTAAATATGGATTATATGCATCAGACATCTTTGGTGTCGCATCGATAAGCAAATTTCCACCAGGAGTTAAAGAGAACGGTATATTAACAATGACATAGTTTGTAGATGTTCCGTGTATTATGTTTTTATTGACTACATAACCATCAGTCATAGATTCTGGAACTCCCTCGGAATCACAATTGTATATATCCCATGATTCAATGTATACAGGAAAATCTATATCACACATAAACATAACATCACTACCAGACTTAACCTGTGTAGGACCATATGTTCTAACATGATACGTACCAGTATCAACATCTTTATCTTCATCAACAAAGAAAATATTCCAATATGTACCTAATTCAGTACTAAAGCTTAACCATCTATCAATCTTAACTTCAAATGGTCCTTCTGGAGGTTCTTGAAAAGTTATTTTTACAACGTCATGATCAATAGGAGTATATACAAAATCATGTATCGCCATGCCAGTCTCAGCATATTCTAATCTAGCATATACATTCTTTGTTACAAATGTGTGGGTTACATAATAATCTAATACTGCTTCTCCTCCATCATACTCAGCATAAGGATAAACAACAACTACATAAGTAAGATTCTTTTCTAATACTGTTACTTTATTTGTTAAAGCTTCAAGTTCTTCCCATAGTAATGGGTAGTCACTAACAGCTAACGTCCCATCTTCCCACTTCTCTAATGAAAAGCTATCAAACTTCAGCTTTAGTACATCATTCTGCGTTCCCTTACCAGTGAACTCTGAATCATGATAGGTCTCTAGATCTAATGTATCTACTGTGTTTACTAAACCTTCAAGCTCCGAGTACTGTACCACACTGTTCTGTGGCCTTGATGATGTTGTATCTGTCTCACTATCAACAACCACATATCCGTTCTCGCTGAATATCGCTCCTGTTGATCCCAGCAACGTGAACTCATCGTTCAGCCTCAAGTATCCAAGCGTAGGTGTAGTGCCATTGTTCTCAACCATCAGGTCTAACGCCTTGTCTGTTTGATGAACAGATATGCTATATGTCATATCCCCATCTATCTGTGATATGCTTAGATTAGCATCAGTGGTGTCTATCACTAATGAGTCTGTACTATCTGTTGTCACAGCAGGAACAATGTTCGTATTTGCTGTATAAGTGAATATCAGTGCATCATCCTGAAACGCTTTCCAGTTCCATCCATCCTGTACGAACGTGTACTGGTCAGCATACACATCTATATCCTCTATCGTCGCTATTGAGTCCCATGGTCTAGGAGTCACTCCACCCACCTGGTCCACTGTAGCCCATCCCCCTTCAAGGTTTATAGCTGCTATCTTATCACCATTGTCGTAGTTTGACGCTATGTACACCGATGCATCTGTCGGCTCATTCAGTATGAGCTTCTCAGTCACCTTGCTCTCAGCGTCTGTATGTGTTATTAATGCCTGTACGTAGTTTGTTAGGTCAGGCTGTATGTCTGTATGTGCGAATAGCAGTGTCTGGTTCTCCTCTACCTGCCATCCTAATGCTGTATCTGTGTATGTGTATACGTATATCGAATCCTGTACTTCCTGGTATGTCGCTATAGCGTTCGCCGGTTCAGGTGTGTTACCATGTCCATGGTCTATCGTTCCCCATTCACCATTCAGGTTTATGCTTGCCATCACACCTTCCTGACCTGTCGCTGTCTGTAGATTCACATTGCCAGGTCTTATCAGTATGCCGCCACTGGTCATCGGTGCTTGTGTTGAGCTTATCCACACCAACTCAGGTTGTATACGTATGCTCCCTGATGTATTAGAAGAAGTCCTATCAATCCTTGCAAGTATCTCTGATGGTTTAGCTATTAACTCTAAGTTAGTCGATGAGCTAGGCATGTTCAACCGCACATCCTCATTTGCCACCATGAGCCTTGTCTGGTTGTACTTCAGTTCAATCTTGTTCTGGTCTATTGTGAATGCACGTACGCCGTTCTCTATCAAGAAGTCCTTCGCGCCCATACGTAGAAAGGTTGTGTAATCCTCTCCTTCCAGCACGGTCATATCTATCTGCTGTGGGAAGATGTTCATCCTCGACTCGTAGTCCGTCCCTTCGATAGTCTTTACTTCTATGTACCCCTCAACGGTGTTCTGTATCAAGCTATCCCCGTCTTCCCATGAGTGATGCCTCCACACGAAGTACCTCGCACGGATTATATCATCTACCGTGAACACGTCTCTCTCGAATGGTCTGATCTGTACCTCTAACTCTAATGGGTTCGTGCTAGCAGGCACACCATCGATCATTAGATTAGCTATCTCTGCTTCAAACAGTGTTCCTATCTGATCATCAACAAACTGTATCGTTCCCTCTTCAGTAGAGAACTCTATCGAGAACGTTGTGTAATAAGCATGATTATCAATGATAATAAACTTATCTGCACCTTGCCTGATATCCCTTACATCTCCATGTATAGGTGCTCCTGTTAAACGCATAGACTAGTATTCTGCTACTTTAAATAATTTAATTACCGCATCCTTATCATCTATATCATCAAACGTCGCCAATGCAGTACCATTAATAGTCACGCTCTCAAAGAACCCTTTGTAACATAATGGAGAAACAGTCTCTTCTGTTATAGGTGTTAAGGTAACTACTGTATTACCAAAGTCTATGTCTATATGTACCTGTTCAGATATTAGATAGTCATCATCCAATAGGTATGATAACCGCTTGCCGTCAGTGAGCGTCTTGAGGTCTTTAAATTGCTCATAGTTATCGTCTCTACCCGCAAGCTTAGCGGTGATATTTGGATTGGCCATTAGAAATAATTATATACTGTGATTGATTCTTGTGCTACATATAACTCCTCAGGCAAGTATTCTTCTCGCTTACTTGTCCAAGTATTTGATCCCTTATTATTATTCATAAATAAAAATAATCATTACCAGTTAACCTAGCAATGATTATCCTTATATTTATTTTCTCTTACCCTTAACGTTTGAATCTTTTGAATCCGTTACCTTTCTTTCCGTTAGGTTTGAATGTACGTTTCTTCACTGTTGGTACTGCTATCTGAAAGTATGCATCTGTCAATGCAGGTGCATTAGCATCTTCAATGATCACCGTTTCGTTTAATGATGCAGGTTCTAATAGATCTGAAGTTGGAACAGTGTATGTTGAACTAGCAGCCAACGCTCCGGCGGTTATGTACTTAACACATTTTGATTCAACATATGCTGATGTTGTTACATCATCTACTGTTGTATCTAGTATAGATAGGATCCATACGTCTCCAACCACCACACCAGCTGTTGTTGCTGCTGACTGTCCACCGATGTACATGTCATCAATGAATGCCTGTGTTATCAACGCGAACTGTACTCTGCTTACTCCACTTCCTGATGTATCTGTAGGAACCCATTCAGTAAAGCATAGGTCTTCATCTTGTATAAATTCAGTCAAGTCTACTGCTGACGCTCCTGTATATACTTTTCCGCCTTCAGCATTCAACCCATAGAACCAGTGGAAGAATGAGAATCTATCTCTGCTAGATATCATCTGCTGTTCTATAGTAACTATCAAGTGGTCAGTGTTAGTGATATTGTAATCAAAGTCTAACACTACATAACTCAAATAACGTGATATATTACAGAATACTTGTGAACCGTCTTCCTTATCATATATGCTCACATCTACTGGGCTTGCTATTGTAGCTAGTCCATCTAGTCCATGGTATATAGAAAATGTTGACTGTCCTATTTCGTCTAGTCCGGTTATTGTGAATGCTATCTTTGGGAATGCACTTATCGTTCCACCTGATGGATCATAAGTGATAACATTCTGGACGGTGTTTATGATGTCTCCTGTGTCAGGATCATAAAAGTCCCTCTTCAGAGTTAGCTTTCCTGGTTCAAGCGACGTGCTCAATCCAGCTTTGTTCCGAAGAAAAATATTATTTTTAGTAAATACTGCCATTGGATTTTATATTATTTTTTAACGCACGCAATATACGCTCAATTATCCAATACCGTATGCCTTCTCTTTGGTAACTATTTACTATATGTCTATAGTGAATGTCCCAAGCCCGCCACCTGTGTACGGAGTAACTAGGCAATAATAATCAAACGACTGATCATTAGCATATGGAGTACCCCATGTCGCATCAGTACAAAACCCATGTATCATCTTAATTATTATCCTCCTACTCTGTCCATATGTATACCACCATATCTCACCCACACATCTCACTGTTCCTGGCTTAAACCCTTTTGCTGTATAATAATCTCCTGTATAAGTCTTCTTAGACCATTGAACAGTTGTATATGTATAATAGAACAACCTATATACCGAACGTTCTCTCACTGGATAGTCCATCATCCTATGCAATGTCCAGTGTGGAGAGAAGTACCTAGGGTTAAACACCTGTGTATCATTAGATATCTGTTGATAACAGATAGCCTTTCTTAATCCATTCCAAAACGTGTATGAGAAAATATCTTTATAGGACCATGTATTCTGTGGAGGCCACGGTCCTGCAGGTTGATAATCATTAATAGCGTCCACATTTGCCCTATACACTGTCACGCCGCAGAAGTACGCATTAAACGATAGTTCTAAATGCATCTCTAATGTATCCCATATCTGCGGTACCATCTTCTCAAAGATTAACGAGTAGTACTGCAAACGATATATCTGTACAGACACATATGAATGCCAGTCAGTAGACTTGTTTAATATAGTGTTGATGTACTTGTAGTTCTCATCGAACATCTGCTCTGCTGCCTCATCAAGCCCTTTCTTTGTCTTATCGTCAAACGACCCACTGAAGAAGAACCCTAATAGCCCACCTGCTAGACCTCCTAATAATCCTGCTACTGCACCAGCTAATGCTCCCCCTATACCTGCTATGGCAGTAAACACACTACCCAACCCACTCAATGCACTACCAAGCATCGAACCAAATAAGCCAGCTATCACAGCTACTAGCCCAGCCAATGTGGCTAACCATCCACCTATCTTCGATAATGGATTACTCTTACTACTGCTATTACCACTATCATCATGCTTACCTGAATCATTATTTTCATTATCTCCGCTATCGTCCTGATCCTGTTTCTTGTCATTATCATCATCATCATCATCGTCATCATCATCATCTCTCTTACAGTATAATGCCATCGTTCCGCTAGCCGTCAGCATCTCCTGCATTATCTCTATTGTCTTTCTATACCGTTCTCTACCACCCTCCTTAGTCTTCTCGAACATATCATCCATGAACGTTATTGGCTCCATGTCCTCTTCGATGATTGCATCTATCTCCTCATCTGTTAATATGTCCGCAGGGGATATCTTATACCCTATACCTTTCTTCTTTGTCAACTTCGGTGGTACGTACAACCCCATCCCAGGAACCTTCTGCAACTCATTTCCAGCCATTGATGACACCTTCACATCCACACCACCCATGCCCACGCTTATAGCACCAGACATATCTGCCTTCACCTCTAAGCTACCAGTAGCTGACTTTGATAATCCGTTACCAACACTCAGTCCTACACCACCACTTCCTACTGTTATAGGGCTCTGCACCTTAACACTTATCTCCCCACCACTCATTGACAGCCCATCACCGACATCAATGTATATCCCACTGTTATCTGACTCTATCCCACCGTTGTTCTTTATCTTCACATACAGCCCATCATCATCCCTGCCTATCCCTCCATCACTCTTCACCTTCACTCTCAACCCGTTACTACCGTTCTCTATCCCACCATCGTCATCTACCTTGACAGATATCCCGTCATTATCTAGCTCTATACCCCCATCATCCTTCACCTTCACTTCCAGTCCGTCCTCGCCTAGCTCCAGCCCAGCATCATCCTTGACCATGATAGACATACCTTCCTCTTCCTTCTTCAACCCACTCTTCTCTTCTATCAGCTTGATGTTCAACCCCTTCTCCTTTATCTCCATACCCGAGTACTCTGTTGGAGCCTCTAGGTCATCCTCTGGGTCTGCTAGTCTCACCTTTAGTCCCTTACCCTTCACCAACGACATAGCAGAGTATACTGGCTCCTCATCACCTACATGCTCATCCGTCAGCTTCACTGTCAACCCATCCTTCTGTAGCAATAGCCCTGAAGGCACTTCTTCCTCATCACCCGTATGTGTATCTGTTAGCTTGACTGTCAGACCTTTATCTATCACCAGCAGTCCTGATGGTTCCTTATCATCATCCTTCTCCTCAAACGTATCTGTCAGCTTCACTGTCAACCCACTTGGCTTAGCCTCATCATCTGGGTGGTCTGGGTCTGGCTCTGGGTCAGGCACAGGCAATGGCTTACCCTTATCCAGCAAAGCTAATCCTGGTGGTTTAGCAAGAAACATCTCCAGCCCATCCTTGTCTAGGCGTATACCACCCCCTGGCCTAGGTAACACCTTCAGCCCCTTAGGTACAATCTCTAATCCTGATGGCACTGGCTTATCCTCATCGTTCTCACCTAATGCGTTCGTGTCCCCACCATCATCTGGTGCAGGAGGGTCCGGCTCGTACTTATCACTCAGCTTAACCCCCAGTCCGTACTTGTGTATAATGAGTCCACTTGGTGGGTACTCTATCGTCCCTTCCCCATCCGGGTCCTGCTTAGGGTTCCAGTCATTGGATAGCTTCACCCCTAACCCCGACCGGTGTATTATCAGCCCTGGGTATGGGTTCTTCGGTGGAGGGTTGTCCGGGTCTGGCTCACCACTTGGGTCTTCCCAGCCAGATAGCCTGACCTTCAGCCCATCGTGTATTATCTCCATGCCTGACGGGAACTCGTACTTCTGTAAATCTATGCTGTCTCCCCACTCGTTCTCCTCATCGGTGATCTTTATCCGTAACCCCTCATATGCCAGCATCAGCCCTGATGGCCACTCACCCACATCCGGTGTCATGTACTTATCCGTCAGCTTGATACCTATACCTACGTCATGCATTATTACCCCTGACGCCACATCATGATCCGTAGCTAATGTCATCGGCTTAGACCCAGGCGTGTACTTAGGCATGTCTTCAGGGTAGATAAGGTCATTCAGGTCATCAGCTAGCTTAACTGTCAACCCCTTATCATATATGAGCAAGCCTGACGGGATGTTTATCCCCGGCATCTTCACTATCCTCAGCCCGTGGGCCTTATCAGCGAACGCGAATGGTGGTGCCTCCCACTGATACCTATCCGTCAGCTGTATCGTCAGCCCATCATCTGTCAGTGCTAACCCAGAGTCTTCTGTATAATCTGCATTCAATGGCTTATGTACACGTAGCTGTATACCCAGTGTACGCCTAGGCCACGCACCAAAGAACTCCAGTCCTGACGCGTCTGCTTCCTTATGTGGGTTTAGTAATTTCTTATCGTATCCCTCTAGTCCGGGCGCTGCCGGTGCATCGGGCTTATAGTACGGGTTCAGCTCTGTCGTCGATCTGAACGCCAGCTCGTCGTAGTTAAAGAATGTCTTTCTTACCAGCTGATAACTATCAATTACCTCTGGGTCTTCTGGCTGTAAGTACTCAGCACATAGTCTGAGCCATAGCTCCCCAGCATGGGCAAAGCTGTCTATACCTAGCCATATATGATGCGTCAACGGTTGCCCGTTGATCATTGTACTCTGCGGAACGAACTTCATTTAGGATCTTTTTCTTTCTTCAATTTATCTATCAGGCCTTTGAACACTTCGTTCTTCAATTGTAGATTTCTGACCTGTTGAAGCAATTTGATCCCTAAGTTAATCTTTCTTGTGTAGTTTTCATTCTCACTCTCTATCTCTTTTATTGTTTGCATTATATTTGCAAACTCACCAAGCATGTTTATTGTCTGTTTTACTGCTTCCGGACTTTGTTTAATCAAGTCCTTATGTATGAACGCATCGTATGAATTTGTTAACAAGTATGTCGATTGTGATTCCTCATCTCTATACAAATCTTCTATAGGCATTAATGCACCATCTAACGTAGCTATTAATGGCATGTCATTCATTAGTTTATCTCCCTTACCTGGCTCATGCTCATTCTCACTCCTGCAAAGAAATATACCCGATGTACATGTACACCCTACCGTACGTCGCATAGCAGCCATAGATATATCATTTTGATTTTCCTTAAGCACTAATTCTATATACCCCTTATCAAAATGAAACAACATCTCCTCTATCCAAAATGCTTCGCCCATATGATGTACACATAATGCATCCATTTTGAACTTCTTTCCTTTCGCTATTGCTTCGCCCAGCGTCATATCTTCTTTAGTTTAAGCCTGTCGCTTATACGCTTCGCTTGTTGTATAGTAGTTGTTATTGTCTCCTTCATTATATCCTCGTAGAACTGCTTGTGTGTTTTTGTGTACGAGTAGTCCTTTATAAAGAAGTTAACTGAGTTCGCTCTCTCCTCTATCTGTACTAGCCTGAACAGTAGTCTTTTTGCTTCTTTTTCGCTTAGTGTCTCCGACTCCATTATCAACTTTCGCATCGCTTCCACTTCGTTCTTCATCCCCTCCAATGCTTCTATACTCCATTGCCGAGCGTCTTTCTGCCCGCTTAACTTCTCCCAATAACGCTTTTGTTCTTCTGTTAAATTCATCTTTTACAGGAATTAGCTTGTCTTTTAATCTAAACATATTCTCTATAGCCTCGTCTATCCTATCATGATCGCATGAGACGAATGCATCCCCCAGCTCTGTTGTTATCTCTGTTATCTCCTTTCCTCCACCATATTTCTCTGCATATTGCCTAACCAAGTCTACGGCTTCACCAACACCAGTGTTTGGATAATCCAACTCGACATACAGTTCCTCTAATGATGTGTCTGGGTTATTATATACAGCTCTCTGCAACTTAACTAGGAAGCTTCTTAGATGATCTATATGCTCGGCAAAGTTTCTAGTACGATAAAAATAATCATACTCATACGCATCGCCAGTATCCTGCTCATTGAGCTTTATGAAGTCTTCGTCCATTCCTGTAATTATGGTCATATACAACAGGGAAGTGCACCTTCCGTTTCATGTATTGTTCATGTTGTACAGATATCTCTGTAACAAATAAGATTACATCTGATAATAATAATATAGGTAATATAATCTTTTTCATATTAACAACGTTTAAACACATTCGTTTCTGGGTGTTCTTTCAAATACTCATCTGCTTCGACTTTGTTAAACAACTTAACAGCATCTGTCTTAAGATATATATGTTCACAATGCAACGCATACTTATCCCAGTTATCATCCTCATTTCTTGAAATGAATACATCATTATACACACCTACCTTAGCATAATTCTTATCATCCTTTAACGCATGTAAACAATCATAGAACTCACGAGAGTTCCACCCAGCCCATATATGCACTTTAAAGCGATTGTTTTCTTTATCTATCTGCTTGTCTATATCATATGCATACCTAGTCATGAACTCCTCCTGACCATTAGTTACTAGTATCCTCTTATAGTTAGCACCATGTGTCCTGCCTTCCATGATCTCCTTATCATTCGCAGCATAGCCATTCATATCACCATGAGTCCTTATTGTATATTCCTCAACGCCACTATTTGACAATGGCATCTCCGCTGCTGTACAACCAGTTAATAACAATAATACAAGTATTAATTTTTTCATTATTATTTCTTATTCTTTTTTACATATTTATATAATCTATGACTAATCTTCACCTGATCCTCATGCATATGTATCACCTCTGGATGTTCCCTCTCATACTGTGCTACCTCATCCTTCTTTAGTTTAAGAAAGAACGGATCGTGTAAGTATATATAATAAGGCATCTCATTCACTATCCCTACAAACCATGGCTGTATAGCACCGCATACCCTACCAAAGTCCTGGTTATGAAACTTAATAAAGCACATTGGTTGGCGCTTGATGTTCTGCTCCAGGTACTGTTCATAACACGTGTTCATACGTAAGTATAAACGATTGATCTCCTGCACTAATCTCTGTTTAGCTTTTAAGCTGAAGATGATCATATATGAGGTATTCTTTTCCCCTGCCGGCAATACTGAATAAGCATAGTGAGTCATCACTGGTCTACCTTTACCTGGTTCAAGGAACACTAGTCTATAGTAGTCATTATCATCCCATATACACCCAAAGACGTATTCCTTATTCTTCATGCTGTAACCATTGAAATGGTCGCCAGGTCTATCATCCCCACGTCTAAGTATCTTATCCCTCCACTGGTTCTGTTCACACTTATCTGGTTCATGTCCATGACACCCAGGGCAATACCCATCATCAGGTATCTTTGGTGTACACCCTGCAACTAGCAATGCTAGTAATAATAATTTCTTCATATTCTTATTGTTGAATCACTTAACCACCTTACTGAATCATTCCTTACATTAAGTCCTGCTTTTTCCAACATCACCTTTTCCCTCGTCTGTTCATCCTTCTCCATGTCAGCAGTCATCTGCTTAGCTTCGTCTATTGCTTCCTTATCGGTCTTCTTCTTATCGCAAGAAGCAGCGAAAGCGATTAGCAATGTTAATATTATCATGTTCTTCATACGTATACGTTTTTTAATTTCATTATATCATGTGTTAATTTAATCAATTGTTCGCTATCATAAAACATTCTTGAGTAGTGGGCTGCCGCACGCGAGAATATACGCTTGTTTATACACCCTAACGATGTCATCACTAACACTATAAACTCCGTCTGTACCATCTCCTCAGTCAGTCTCTCACCCCTAGTCCTATACTCATCTATTATCCTCGCCTTAAACTCGGTGTACATATCCAATAACCGGGTATTGTTCGCTGCACGAAAGTCTGTCGTTGTCCTGTACACCGCAGCCTCGACGGGATCTTGCTTAATATAGTTGTTTAAGGTAGTCTTCTTTCTTCTTCCCATATACAAATCTACTACATAGGAGGCACATCTTCCCTACCTTGACAAGCAAAACTGTAATCACGTGGTTGAGCAAGCTCAAAAGCGTCCCTTGTGTTAGCTACCACCCATGCACCACACTTATTATCCCACTTGATATCCACATTCCTGTCTTTTATGTAAAAATCTAAGTCTCTCTTGTAATCTCTACCACCTAATAGCTGTGGATCGATCAATCTGAACGTTCTTGTTGGGTGTTCTTCGTAATACTTGGTTATATACTGTTGTTTATTCGTGTCTTCAGGCACGTATTGTGACCATACAGGGCCAAATTCGGTGCCATTGATGTATAAACGGTACACAAACCACATTCCTGGAACGAACTTATCTGTGTAAGAGTGCGTTTTTGCCCCTTTAGACGCCAATGACGGCATTGTCATGTCTGAACAGCCTAATGTTACCCCTAAAAGTGCTGCTAAAATGATCTTTTTCATAGTTTTTTCCCTTTTTTTAATGTTTATTCTTATTTACCCATTTATTTCTGTCACGATTGTCCCTTATCTTCGCCCTTATCGTTGATATTATCCATATCGTCCCACCGATGGAGATATATAAAGTAGCCAAGTCTTGCAAGAAATCCATTGTATCCATCATCATAATCATACTTTCTCATTATTTATCTTCTCAATCTCCTTTTCTACTTCCTTAACTAAATCATCCATAACATTATCATCCTTATCCACAGTCACAACCTTATCATACGTCCACTCTTCCGGCATGTTCATCTCCCTTAGTAACCTGTTCTTCACCTTCATTATCACCTCCTCAGTCCTTACATGGTCCCCTTGGTCCTTATCATGGTCATAACCACACTCATTAACCAACTGATCCAGGTAGTTCGTCCCACCATTCTTCACCACTGTGTACACTACCGTTCCCCAACGTGGGTCATTCTTATCAAAGTTAAGCACTTCCTTAAGAAAAAATATCACCCTGCTGAGTACCAGGCTCACTGATGAGCGGTGTGAATGATGCGGAAGCTTGGCTCTCTTATCCGGCACCTTAATTGTATAGTGTACCTTGTAATTCCTCTCCATCTCCTTCCTAAGAATAGCCATTGCATAAGCCTTTGGATTGTTCTTAGATAAGATTGCTGGCATCATTGCTTCTGTTATCACTGGACGGCTGGCATTCATCCTTTCCTTCAGGAATTCCGCTAGTCCTTCAACACCTGCGATGTCTACACCAGTGATCTCTAATTGACTAAAAATACTTTCCATAAATTAAACCTTTTTTACTCTCCATAAAACATATTCTCCATCTATAAAACCTGTATGCATTATTACGCGTGTAGGCGATTTATCCTTCAGCCTGTACCTCGTCAACGCCTGAAACAAGGTATTATACTTAATGTGAAAAGCATGCATTGTATATATACGCCCTTCCTGTATTCTCTCATAAGCATGCGAAGGATGTTCACAAGCTATGATAGGAATCTTCCCATCTTCAAAAAGCTTTATCGGCTTACTTAAGACCTTCATGGCCTGTGCTTCTGTTGCTAATAATTTCATAACACAAAGATATGTTAATAATATTTAATTGTCAAGTAAATAATACACATATAAATAATTTTGTTTGTATTCTATTGATAGAGAAGAAAATAAAATTACCCCTCTTGAAAATCTCAGAAAAAAGTTGTACCTTCTAATTGTATTTGGTTCTGAACCCCGGAATTAATCAACGATATCTATCATCCGATCCCCGGCTGTTTGTCATTTGGCATTTAACCCCAACCGATATTTTAATATCATCATTCCGGTGTTAAGGCTACATAACCGTAGAAGCCACAATAAAACATTGTATTTAGGGGTACTATATACTAATCTTTTCATAAGAAAAAATAAGTATATATAATTTGATATTAAGCAAAAACATTCTACCTTTATACCACATGTACAAATAAGTAAACCTGGTAGCTGCTTAACCAGAGCAGGCCAGGTTAACATACTACCGATAACACTGCTAACAGTTATCATTGTATATGAACAATTCAAAGTATCCAAGGCCAGGCCTAATGAGCTTGGCCTTTACTTTGTCCCATGGTGTAACGGTAGCACATCTGACTCTGACTCAGCTAGTCGAGGTTCAAATCCTTGTGGGACAACATAATTTGTATTACATTAGTAGAACCTTAGTACAGCAACTAGGGCTAGTAGCAAAGTGGGCTCGGCTTAACCGTCGGGCCTTCTTTGTGTCTGGACGGGGGTGGTGGACATTGATGCGAGAGGGTGAATGTACTATACAAAATTTTTCCAACGCTCTTGAAAAGGGAAATACCCCCGTCATTAAAAATAAAAAAAGAATGCTTTATTTTCTCAGCCTCAAAACCAATGCGAGCTCCTCTTGCCAAATGACTCATTCCAAAAGCACACTTTTTAAAACGATATGAAAAAAATCGATTAAAAGAGTGCAAAATTCTCTCAAATGCGTGCGTAACTCGTTGATAATCAACTCCATCAATGTTTGCGCCAAGAGTATTGGAAGGGCAATTATAATACAATTCTATAAAATTTGATGAAAGGGGAAAGCTATGAAATCAGATCAAGAACTAATTGAAATGCTCAACAGAGCGCAAGCAAACATTGCAAGAGCAATGCAAAACCTTGAGCATGCCAGGAACACATTAGATAAATTAGGTAACAAATATGTTTAACAATTTAAATGGTAAATAAGATGAAAATAGAAATTAATGAAGGAGTAATCATTGCAGTTGCAATTGTTGCAGGCGTTGTGTTTGTAATCAATTTTATCAAGTATCAGAAGCGTAAAGAACGATAGCAGCGATAGAACAGCTTAGCAATAACCCAGAATATTGCTGAGCAAAATAGAATAACATAAGCAAGAGCATAGCAAATGAAAGACAATATAGATTTGAGTAATGATTTGATTGATTTAGCCATGAGTATCAGAGACAGATTAAATATTTGTGCTGAAAATGTGTGCAAGTTAAGAAAAGTTTTACTGTTAGACAAAGATTATGCATTTGTGCTTAATATCATTGAGCATGATGTGATGAAGATTGAATTAGTTATTAATCAACACAAAAATAAATTATGAAAATAGACAGATTAGCTCTTGAAGAGCAAGATTTAAATGCTGTTGGTGGGACAGATGGATTGATTGAATCAGCCATTGAGTTTGATAAATCAATCAAATGGTTAGAGTCATGTGTTTGTCTTGGGTCAAAGAAGCATGAAGCGTTACAAACAATCAATCAGTTCATGCACATATTCTTGAGTGATGTATTTGACAACAATGTCAATGATGACAAAGACATTGAACAGATGTTCAAAGACTATTTGCATTATGATGGCAAGTCAGGCAATGCCATTGAAGATTGATATATTACCAAGAATACCAAGAGAGAACAGATTGATTAGGGTTAGGAGAATAACAAAAGACAATATCGATGCACTTATTTGGTCTTGTACATACGCAGAGAATGAGGTGTGGAAATCAATACAAACATATGGATTTATTGATTGGTGGATTGATAATGCAAGAGAGATAGCCAGAGCAAAGAGCAAAACCTGGTTCATTATTGATGATGATATTCCATGTCTTTATCAGCACTCAATCATTTCTGCATATTTATGTCACAACAAGCTGATAAATAAAGAAAAAGCAGTCAAGGATATCATACAACATGATAATCAGTTGTATTATAACCTATTGTACACACTTGTTGGGCCATCATTAGTCAAAATGTTAGACAGGAATGAATTAGATAAATATGCAGTTGTTCATGAGGCAACGAATGAGGTTAGGAGGAGGATGATGATTGATGTGAGTGGATACATGATTTGTCCGATAGATGAGCCAGAATGTTTTGTTAGTTATGAAAGATGGTATGACTACGATTTATTTAAGTAGAAATATTTCATTAACTTTAATTCATGAAACGAATTGAATGTAATCCAATGGTTGACTACTTAATACGTCCAGACCAAGAGCTTATTGAGGTGGATGCGAAGTTCTTAGAATGGAAGCGTAGTGGTCATACTATCATTCTGCATGATGGCAAGCAATTGCCAGGCAGTGATATCAGTGAAACTGATGGCAAGCATCCATATGAATATCAATTAGGCACAATCTATGCTGTACCATTGTTTGCACAAAGGCAGGATGATTGTCCATACTCAATTGGTATGAGAGTTGTGTACAGATTAAATATGAGCAAGAGATATTGGTTTAATGATGAGTTAGTTATAGTAACAAATGGAGGCATATGGGGGATAGTAAAAGACGAAGTGAGCTCTTAGAGTTTCATGATAGTATAAAGAAAGCGACCAAGTATGTAGCACGATTAATAGCTGAGCCTGATGAGTTAGAAGAGGATAAGCTAAAGATAATTGAGTATTTGACCAAAGTGTTAGAGAAAGCAGGAGCAATAGCTGGGTCAATAGACAAGCTTGAGAAGGTCATTTATGGTGATGATGATAAGGAAGAGTTAACAAGAGGTGATAAGAAAATAGGAATGTTTGAAAAGAAGTAATTATGGAAATAAAAAGGGTTATCAGAGGTGTGAAGAATAAAGCACCAAAGCTAATGATTATCTATGGTAATTATAAGCAAGGCAAGAGCACAGCATGCTCATTAATGCCAGACACATTAATCATTGATTTGAACAGAGAATATGATTTCATGTCTGGTTGGATTATGGAAGCAAGCAATATCAAAGAGCTTGCTGAGATAAGAAAGAGTGTTGAAGATATGCAAGACAAACCAAAGAGAGTAGTCATTGATAATACTACATGGTTAGTCAAGCTAGCAATGCCATTAGCAGAATCAATGTATAAAGAGACTGAAGATGGCAAGAGATGGAATGGTAATAATCTCATGGGATTACCATATGGTGGTGGGTACATGTGGCTTAAGAATGCAATTGAGAAGATTATAGAAGCATGGATGAGGACAGTACAAACAGTCATTGTTGTTGCTCATGGTAAGCGTGAACTAGGCAAGGAAGGTGTAGAAGATACATGGACAATAGATGTGCCTGGTAATATGCTAAGAACATGGCTAACAGCTAATGCAGACACTGTAGCATTCATGGAGCGTAATCCAGAAGACAATACATGTACATTAGACTTCAGAGGTAAAAAGAATGTGTTGTGTGGCACGAGAGAGCCGCATTTACGCAATGAGATAATGATAATAACAGAGATGAAAGAGAGTGGTGAGATAGTGTCACATTGGGACAAAGTGTTTAACAATAAATAATAATTATCATGGGTATATGGAATAGTCAAGTTCTTGGTGACCAAGGTAGGAAATCATTTCCACCTGGACTAAGAGAGAACATATGGTTAGATAATATAGAATACTGCACAGCAGCTAATGGTTCAGGCTATATTAAACTAACATTTGCTGCAGGAGAGAAAGGGCCATACAATAAATCATGCATCTTTGAACCAAGAGAACCAGCAGGATTTAGAGAAAGACAGAAGAATGGGTTGAGCAAGTACATGGAGCAAAGACGTAATAATATCAATACACGTATAAGTGAGCTATTGAATATATTCTATAAATCACCAAAGACTATTGATGCAGACACATTTGCTGATTATGCTAGCAAGGTATGTGAATACATCAAAGAGTCAGATGATTATAAATGTAAGATTAAGCTTAGAGGTGTGTTTGTTGTTAATACAAATGCTAAAACAGGTGACCAGTTTGTCGTGCTTAGAGAATCATCATTGGAGAATAACCTAGAGAAGATGGTTGATGCTCCATTGATTAGAGTGTTTGATACTGATGTAGTTGAATATGCTAAACAGATTAAGACTGAAGGTGAGTTCACCGAGTCAGATGATTTACCATTCTAATGGGAAGAGCACCAGGCAGACCACATAAGGGGCCAGTAATGACAGCAACGAATATCAAGAGAATGTGGATAATTGAACACGAAGAGAAGATTATTCGTTTGCTATTGAGTAAGGTATACAATAGGCGGCTAGCTGCGAGAGAGTGGCAAGCAGATAAATATATCAACAGACCATTGCCATCGCCATTGCGTAGCGATAATATGCTGACATTCAATCTATATAAAACAATTAGTTTTCATGGACAGGATAAATATACAGCATTACGATGGGCTGACAGTGTGAGTAAGAAAGGAGGAGATGTGTTTGATTTGTACATTGAGATATTCAAGATGCAACACATGAACTTCAAGGAAATAATCAATCATATCTATGAGGAGACTGCACATTGGCGAAAAACAGAATTAACTCAGGCACAGACAAAAGACGAGTCCGTGGAGCAGTAG